CCAGGAGGCGGCTGGACAAGGCGTGGAGCCGGTCCGAGAGGAGCTTTGCGCCGGCTGCGTGTCCCATGCCCCTCCTACAGGCCCCCGCGCCCTCAGATGAGGGTCGGGGCCGTCGCCGCGGGGCCTGAGCTACGGTAGCACGGTCGGGGGTGCGTGACCGGTCAGGAGCGAACCAACGCCTCCAGGGCGCGGGCTACTTCGCGCCGCCCGTCGATCTCGCACCAGTCCCATCGGGGCCGCCGCGACGTGAAGGCGCCTTGCCCGCGGAATGGCTCCAGCACACCGACTTCCGGCACGCCGAAGTGGCTGAGCATGTCGGCTACTACCCAATCGGGGGTGTAGACCCTGTCGCCTCGCTTATCTTCCATCTCAGTCCTGCGATGGCGCCCCTCATGGCCGCAGGGGTGCCGGTCTGCCCGGCGGCGCGGGCGCGTGTCTCGCTCAGGTGTCGGCCATGTCGAGCAGGGCCAGCAAGTCGTCGTCGTCATCCCCCCCGGCGCTGTCCGCGCTGTCCGCGCTGCTGCGCTCAGCGGCTTCCTTCTTCGCCGCCGCGAGGAGGGAGGCGGCAGCCAGAGACGTGCTCGGAGCGGTGGCAGCGCCCAGCACCTCGTCGATGCCCTTGCGGGTCACCCAGATGCAGGGGATGTCGGCGAGGTCTACGCGGGTCACGCGCCACGGCATCTTGATGCGCCTGACCCGCTTCTCCCACTCCTCGCCCGGGTCTTCCGCCACCCCGTCCCTGAGCTTGGGGACGGCGATCCATCCCCGATCGACCCAGGATGGGATCACCTGGTCCCAGTCGTAGCCTCGGTCGCGGAACAGCCGCTCCAGCCAGGACTTCGCGAACTGGATGCCGCGGTAGTTCTCCGAAGGAGACCACGCCCCGCTCCACCCTCCGGTGGGGCGCTCGGGCACCACGCTGCGGGCGCCGGCGTACTCACGGATGACGTTGCGGTGCCTGCCGTAGAAGGTCCACGGCACCCGCCCGGCCTCGGTGTAGGCGACCAGCAGCGCCTCACCAGGCAGGTCGGCGCGCAGCTCCAGGCTCGATGCCATGTGCAGGATCACCCTCACGGGGTGGATCCCCCTGGTGCGGCAGCGGGGGTCCAGGGGTCCGTACGGGCGGGGCACCCCGAGCTCGTCGTGCACCAGCATCTCCGCCACCTCGAGCGCCGCTGCGTAGGCCGCGACTCGCCCTCCCGTCGAGCCGCCCGTTGCGACCACGGCTTGGCTGATGTGCAGCTTCGCGCGCTCCTTGTACCAGCGCCGCATCTCCGCGATCTGCGCGGGGGTCTTCGACTGCAGCAGCGCGACCAGCCGCGGGATCAGGTGCCCGTAGTGGGTCACCGCCCCCTCTTCGATCTCGCGGAGCAGGATCGCGGTGTTGGGGTCGTTCTCCCCTGACGGCGGGTGGGGGATCTCCACGCAGCGGGCACGCGCGCCGCGGGCGTTAGAGTAGGGGACGATGGGACCTTCGTGCGACGACAGCACGTCGAGCTGCCAGTAGCTCTTGCTCGTCAGCTGGGGGGCGCCCCCCGGCCCGAGCCCGCCGCGGGTCCCCGCCTGCCCCCCGGCGATGGCGAAGATCGCGTCTCCGATCACACCACGCTGCTTGGCGTCCAGGTCCATCGCGTCGTCGAAGAAGACCGTCATCGACCGCGAACAGCTCAGGAGCTGGCTGATGCCGAACGCCTTGATGTTCCAGGACTCGATGATCCCCCCCTCGGTACGCGGGGGGTACGCCTGGCAGCTGGCGGACAGGGTGAGCGTCGTGGTCTTGCCCGTGCCGGGGTCGCCCCCGAGGTTGATCGTGAAGCCGCGGGCGCCCAGGATGGTCAGCAGCACGCTGGCGGCCGTCATCAAGACCCCGGTCGTCATCAGCGGGAAGGGGCGGGCCTTCTCCACGGTGGCGAGCCACCCCTCCCACGAGCCACCGTAGCGGAACTTGCTGCAGTACCCCTCCGTACCAGTGGCCGCCTGGAACACCGGCACGGGGTGGGGGTAGCCCGGTGGCACGATGGGGGTCGAGCCCCAGAAGAACGGGATCCAGGGGGGCTTGAGCGGCAGGCTGTCGCTGTCGGCGGCATCCTCCTCCTCGTCGGGGTCATCACCATCGAGCTCGGTCACGCTGCGCTTGACCTCCAGCGCCCAGCCCATCTGGGACACGACGATGCTCGGCTGGAGCCAGCGTGCGTTCTCGGACTCGAACGCCGCCAGCCAACGGATGACCTCGTCGGCGTTGGTGTCGCCCACGTTCATCCCGTGGTCAGCCAGATCGACGATGCTGCGCCGCTTCGCGATGAAGGTGCGGGGCAGGATGCGCCGGTCCCACCCACGGCGGGATCCCATCGGGCGCCAGATCAGGTTGACCTTGTGCTCTCCCCCTCGCGCGTCGCGGGTGAGGCCCACCACGAAGGCAAGGCGGCAGACGCGGATGGGCTCCGCCTTGCCGTTCTTGCCATAGTTGTCGCGGTAGACGACGTTTCCGTCGATCCTGTACCCCAACGGGACTGTCAGGGAGGACCACGTCTCAGGGGAGACGACGTCGGCGGGGGGCGGGCCGCCCCCCACCGCGTTCGCGACGGTGACCCTGGGCTCGATCTTCCTCGCCTCGCGCTCTGCCACGCGGGCTTCCGCCTCGATCTCAGCTGCGCGTTGCAGCACCAGCGTCCGGTACCGCTGGGCCAGGCTCTTCATGCTGCGGACCAGCGAGAGCGCGACGAGCTGCTCGAGCACCCTGCTGGCCGTACCCGCGTCCGCGGCATCCTCCGCTACGACGCGGAACACCGCCGGGTTCCGCAGCCAGTCGTCTACCCCATGGCGGTCGTTGGCCGACCCCGCAGCCCTCGCCGCCTCCACGGCGTGGCGCACCAGGTCGGCGCCCGCCGTGGAGCGGGGGTCCACATCAGCCAAGCGCAGCAGCACATCAGCAGGAGCGGTGTCAGTGGTCATGGAGTGCTCATCGTAGCGCGTGGAGGGGGGTGAGGGCAGTTGTGGGCCACGCGGTCTACCTGAGGACCGGCGCCTGCTTGCGCTGGACCGAGTACCCGAGCTCGGCGGCGGCTGCGAGGAAGTCCTCGTTCTCGTTGGTGGTGGTGAGGATCACCTGGGCGATAGGGCCGCCCCGGTCCGCCCTGGCGAGCTTCTTCATGATGGAGAGCATCAGCGACTCCGGCCGATCCCGGTCCTTGACCACGATGACCGTGGCTGTGGGCTTGCCCGACTTCGCCGCCAGCTCCGCCAGCGCCGCCCCCTCCGCGGCGGTGACCGCCGAGAGCTGCCCGTCGGACAGCCTGCTGTGGAGGTAGCCGTTGACCATCAGGCCGCGGGCGATGGCGCTCGTGCCTTCCAGCCCGAGCTCGACGCCGTAGGTGCCCACCTCGGTCTCGTCCAGGTGCGCCTGCACCAGCGCGCACCAGGGGGCGATGACGTCGCCGGCCTGCTCCTTGGCGAGCTTCAGGACGATCTTCTCGACGGCGTCTGCCGCCGCCACGGCTTCGCGCGCCCGCTTCGCCTTGGCCTCCAGGTCGGTGAGCGCAGCTTGACGAAGCTCCCGCGCCTCGCGGGAGGCCTTGCGCTTGTCCGCGTCGCTGTACGCCGCGCTCGCCCGAGCCTCGGCTTCCTCGGCTTGGCGGACAGCTTCGGCCGAAGCTGCGATCTCTTCCTCTGCGCTGCCTCCTTCCTCCTCACCCGTGGACCAATCCCAGCCGGCTTCCCACGCCGACAGCTGCGTCTCGAGCTGGCCGATCGCGGCCTTGACCCGCTCGATCAGGGTCTCCGTCGCCATCTTGGTCGTCTTCGCATCGGAGCAGACCCTGTCCTGGGCCCCCCTCGCGCTCGTCGCCGCCACGCTCGCGGCCTTCGCCGTGACGACGGCGTCGGTCAGAGTCGAGACCGCACCCAGGAGGCGCTGCACGCTGGCGTCGTCCCAGCTCGAAGACGCGGCGCCGCAGCAGCGGCACTTGCTGACGCCGGCCTGGAAGTCGCGGGTCTTCCTGATCGCTTCCACGATGTCCGGGGTCAGCCCCAGCGGGAGCTTGCCAGCGCGCTCCACCGCGGCCTGCAGCACGGCCTTCGCGCGGGCCTCCTGCTGCGCGAGCTCCTGGCTCTTCTCCTCCGCCGCGGCGTAGGCGGCCTTCGCCGTCGTGAGGGCCACCTCGGTCTCCGCCAGCTTGACCCGGCCGGCGTTGATCTTGGCCCGCCGCTCCTCCCGCTCCCGCCGCTGCTCGTCCCCCGCCCGCGGCTGCTTCGGCTTCGCCGCGAGCCCGGTGTAGGTGATGCGCCGCTGCTTCACCTCCTCCCGGGCCTCGCGCAGGGCAGCCGCGAGCGTCTCGCACTCCCCGTCGGTGTACACGACCTCGTCGCCCAGCGCCGCCCGCCCCAGGGTCACCTTCTCGTCGAGCGCGTCCGCCGAGGCCTTGCGGTCCTTCTTGACCTTGGCGCAGGCGGCCACGATGTCGTCGTTGGTGGCATCCGCCGCATCGGTGAGGGACGCCTCGATCGCATCCCAGGTGGGGGTGATCTTGGGGGAGAGCTCCGTCCTGATCGAGCCGATGATGCTGAGCGACAGCACCCGCGACAGGTGCCGTCGGATGGTGTCCGCCCGGCCGGAGAACAGCCGGTCGGCCTCGTCCACGACGAGGCACACGTCAGCGTCGTAGGTGTTGAGGCAGTCCTCATCAGCCGGGTTCGGGTAGCTGATCTTCTTCGACCGGGGCGTGACGTTCTTCACCGCCTTGTAGCTGGCGGTGCCCACGGTCTTGCCCGTGGCGCTGTCGCAGAGGGTGGCGGTCGCCGAGAGCTCCTGGCTGCCGTCTTCCTTGGGGCGGCTGAGCGCGGGGACCAGGACGGGGGCGGAGACGGTACCCCCTACCCCCTTCGTCGCTGCGAGCTCGAGGCGCTCGGCCACCGCCGACTTGCCGCTGCCCGCGGGGCCGACGATGAGGGTGAGGGGGCTCAGCAGGGTGGGCACATCTTCGCCATCGGGGGACTTGAGGGTACCCGACGCGTGGGAAAAGTAGAGCATCTTACTCAACTCCTTGGTGGTTCAGTTCAGGCAGACACGGCGAGGCGCCGGCTGCTGCGGGTGACGCCGGTGTACCGGAGCGCACGGCACTCCAGGCTCCGGCGGGAAGCGTAGGTCTCCCAGTAGACGACCTCGGGGAACTGGGATCCCTGCGCACGGTGGACGCTGGCGGCGTAGGCGTAGCGCGCCTGTACCAGCGGGGGCAGCTTCGCCCCAGAGAGCCAACGCTCGATGAGGACTGTGGCATCGCGGCGGAGCGACTCCCCCCGGGCGAGGGACTTTGTGTAGACCGAGACCTCCTCGACGCGCCCATCCTCAAGCTCCAGGCGGCAGATCTGTAGGTCGCGGTGCCGCATCATCATGGGGGTGGCTTCCTCCACATCCACGACCCGAGCGAACTCGTTGCGGACGGCGCCGATGTCCTGCGCCTTCTCGCAGAAGAGGATCCGGTCGCCCGCCGCCAGCGGAGCGCCCCCGCGCCCCAGCTTCTCCCGCACCAGGTGGTTCACCCGGTCGATGTCCTCGTTGCGGTAGGTCAGCAGCACGATGTCGGCGCCAGCGGCGACCCGCTTCGCCAGCACCGCCTCGGGGGCGAAGCTGCCGGCGGGGAGGAGCTTCACGTCTGGGCCCTCCCAGACCCAGCGGGGAGCGCTCTGCCATGTCCAGCGCCGCCCCCCCTGGTCGATGGCGTCCGCCAGCGAGATGATAGGAGAGCCCGCCGCCTGGCGGTGAATCGTCTCCAGGCTCGCCGTGGGCTGGAACAGACAGGGGACGATGCTCCCCTTGGGTGGGGGGAGCTGCCGCGTGTCGCCCACGAGCACCAGGCAGGAGCCTTCGGGCATGACCGACAGCAGGTCGTCGTAGACGCTCTGGTGCAGCATCGACGCCTCATCGACGAGGAACACCTCCCCCACCCCGCAGGGAGCGTGGCGGTTGCCGAAGCAGATGTGGGTGTCGCCCGTGGCCTTGTCCTCCTTCTCGAAGACGTGGCCGTAGAGGCAGGAGTGGACGGAAGCCACGGGCCTCCCGATGGCGGCGGACAGCACCTTGGCGGCGCGCCACGTGGGGGCGGCGACAACGACGCGGCGCCCGGTCGCCTCGATGCGAGCGATCATCTCCTTCGTGATCGTCGTCTTGCCCGTGCCCGCCTTGCCGGTGAGCTGCGCCTCCTGCGCACCCCCCAGGATGGCGGACAGCATCGCGTCGAGCGCCGCCTGCTGGTCAGGGCTGAAGGTGATGGTCACTTGCTACCTCGTGCGGCGTGGGACAGGAGCCTGGCCTGCTCCCCTCGGATGTAGTTGAGCTGGCCTCGGGTGAAGCTGCGTCGCTCTCGGATCCCGATCGCCATGTCGGCGAAGGTCTCCGCCAGCTTGGCCTCGCCGCGGGAGCGCAGCGCGTCGGCCAGCGCGCCGGCCTCGGAGGCCACCTGGCCCCAGCTCACGCTGGCGTCGGCTTCGGCCGAGGTGATGTTCTCCCCGTGGCGCCTGGGGCCGAGGCCGTCCCCGACGAGCAGCGCTGTGGTCCCACGCTTCCCCCGCATGGCATCGTCGCACTCCCACGCCAACCCGCGGACGCGGATGGGCTCGGCGCCGGTGAGGACCCCGACGAGGACGTCGGCTCGGATCAAGTCCTGGGCGACGCTGGCCATGAAGCCGCTGACCCTGGGGATGTCCAGCGACGTGTCGTGCTCGCCACCGAGGGCGAACCAGAGGGAGCCGAGGCGGAGCTCGGTGAACGCCGCCAGGATGTAGCTCGGCTTGATCCCCTTGCGGCCGCTGTCGCGCTCGGCGGCGAAGAAGTCGTTGCCCAGGGTCACGGCCGGCGCGGGCGCGTGGAAGAACGTCTCCAGCGTGAACAGCAGCGCGCTGCGTGCGATGGCCTCGTTCTCGCCGCGCGGGACGTGGAGGTAGGCCGGGTAGGCCTTGAGTCTGTCGATGGGGTTCACTTCGCTGCTCCTATGCTTCCTTCAGGTTGGTACCGACGCCCGCGCTGCTCGTGTAGGCCACGGGCTCTCCCTCGAAGACGACTTGCATGAGCTCCTCCACCCGAGCGCGGGCCCGCTCGGCGTCGGCGTCCCAGCGGAGGATCTTCTTCCCACCCGGCCCTGCCTCGTGCCACGCACGACCCCGCGTCTCGACCACGAGCTGGTCGTGGACCTGGAGCACCACGCCCGTGCCGGGTCCTGCGTGGCCTCGGTAGAACTCGGTGAGCAGCTGCTGCTCGGCGCACCAGGCGATGTGGGCTTCGTCTCGCAGCACCGGCCAGTTCACCACGGCGTTGAGCTTGCCGTCCTCGAGCGGACCGCTCCGCACCTTGGTGTAGCCGCTCTTCATCCAGCCGCCGTTGCGGCGGTACTCGGCGCAGAGCGCGTCCCACCGCCACTGCCACTGGGGCTCGGCCCGCATCCACTTCTCGTGGTACTCGATGATGTCGTCGAGCTGGTAGCCCAGGTAGGGCAGTGAGCCGTCGTTGCGCTCGGTCGAGGTGATGACGCGCCAGATCGTCGCGGGCGCCGCGCCGTAGATGGCGGCGTAGCGGAAGATCTTCATGACGTCGCGCATCATGTCGGCGTCGCCCCCCTCCGGCTTCCGCTTCAGGGAGGGGGGAGCGTCCCCCCAACCGGTCGCGTCGAAGTAGGCGTCGCCGTAGACCGCCGCCGCCAGCGCCCCGTGAGGGTCGACGCCGTTGGCGAACGCCTCGCAGAGCACCGGGATCCCCCAGCGGTTGGCGATGATCCGCAGGTGGAGCTGGTCGATGTCGGGGCCGATGAAGACGTGCGGCTCCCCCTTGGGCCCCTTGCCAGGGACGAAGATGGTCTTCAGCGCCGCCTGGCCCTTTTTCTTGCCGATGACCATCAGCGATGGGCCGTTCGAGGTGAGGCGCCAGACCGCGGTCGAGTGGGAGCCGAAGGTCGATCGAACTCTACCGTCGTGGTCCCACACGAGGCCCCCCTCGGAGCGTAGCCCGAGGGGAAGCAAGGTTGTTCCAAGCATCTTGCCCATCTTTCTACGATAGAGTCGAAGATGCTGAAGATAGAAAAGCTGGGCGCGGCTGAGCGAGCTGCCCGCCATGTGGGCCAGGATGACGGCGTCGCCCGTCCCGGGCAGGCCCGTGCCGGTGAGGAACTCCTTCTCGCTCATCCCCTTGGGGACGCCGAGCTGCCAGTCCTCGTAGAGGAGCCGCCGCATCTGGTCGAACGACGCCGGGTTGAAGTCGCTCGTCCGCTTGAGCTCGTCGACCGCAGCCGCCCACTCGTCGGAGTCGACGTCGCGGGGGTTCAGCCCGAACATCTCGCAGACGTCGTCCTCCCCGAAGGTACCCAGCGCGAAGCCCCCCTCGGAGTCCTGCAGCTGGATCCGCTCAGCCCCCGCCTCGGTAGCGAGGCGCTTCATCTGGTAGAGGTGGTCCGCGGCCTCGATCCTGAGCTGGGCGATCTGCCGCCTGCGCTCCACTTGGTCGACCACGATGCCGATCTCGGACATGTCTCGGCAGAAGGTGCGACGGGAGTGGTCGATGCCCTGTTGGGTCAGCTCTGGATGCGACGCCGCGCTGCCGTAGCCGACGCTCGGGCGGTAGCGGTAGTCGACCACATCGTAGTAGCCGTTCTCCCTGGCTTCGCGACGCAGGCTCGGCAGGATCCGGAGGTTCACGATGCAGTCGGTCTCGTTGTACTCCTGCCGCTCCTCGGCGCTGACCTTGTCGGAGGTGGCCGCTTCCTCCCCCTTGTCGTTGATGTCCCAGCGATCGACGTCTGTGCGGAGCCTGCCCTGGGGCTTCAGCCCCTTCGGGCTGTCGGGCATGGCCGCGCGGGCCAGGTCGAGTGAGTCCTCCGTGCACGCGTCGATGAGGGTGATGCCGTAACGGTGCTTCATCACCAGGTAGTCGAAGCTGCGGACGTTGTGCCCCACGACACGGGGGAGGGGCCTGCCGGCGAATACCCCGACCGAGTGGAGCCAGTCGTCGAACAGGCGCAGGATCCGCCACCAGTCGCGCGCCGAGTACCACTCGCGGGTGACGCCAACGCTCCGCGCCGGCCACGCGGCGTCGAGGGGGTTGTCGACCACGATGCCCCCCTCGTCCAGGTCGGGGGCGGCGATGGCGAAGCACCGCACGTCGGTGACGAAGGTGACGATGCCCGTCGTCTCGATGTCGAAGCTGTACTCTGGGTAGGGGGTGCCTTCGGCATGACCCGGGCACGAGGCGAGCAGCCAGTCGCGGAACTGCTCGACGGTCGGCCGGCGCAGCCTGTCCCCGTAGGTCCAGCGGAGCTTGTTGTTGAAGTAGCGGAGCGCCTTCTCCAGGTCGTGCTTGAGCCAGGGGCGCGCCGCCGGCGAGCGCATGGTGAAGGCGGGGTGGAACGACGCCAGCGCTGGCTTCGGCTCGCTGCTGGCGCCCTCGGGTAGCAGCCCCGCAGCCTTCATCGTGTCGCCGCGGTGCTTTGCGATGCCACCCCGCACCCCGGTGACGGCGCGCAGGGCGGAGGCACCCAGCGGTACGATCCCCCGGTACGGCTCGGCGGTCGCGAGCAGCGCTGGGTGGCAGCACTCGACCGGATCGGGCAGCTCCATCATCACGGCGCGGTCGGCCGCCGCCTTCGTCATGTAGGCCCCGCTCGCGCGGAGCTCGTTGCTCCGCGCCTTGCGCATCCGGGACAGCGTGGCTGTCATGCGAGACCAGGCGCCTGTCGGATCCCCCGGGATCTTGCAGAGGAGCACGTTCGTCAGCGAGAACATGCTTCGGGTGAGCCCAGCGGCAGCGAGCACCCGGGCCAGCTCAAGGCCGGAGGCCCCCGCCAGGGGGTAGCCGCGCTGCACCTCCTTCCACGCAGGGCTCTCACCGACGAGCAGGTACTCGGCTCCGTCGTTGATCTCGGGGAGCACGGGTACGAGCGGCTCTCCAGAGGAGATGCGCAGCCTCCCCTTCGGACCGATGGGGCACACATCGCACCGCGCCCCCGCCGCCATCGCATCCTGGCAGGTAGCAGCGGCGACGTCGTCGGGTAGGTTGCCTGCTGCGGGGCGCCGCCGCCGCATGGTCAGCGCCCGACGGAGACGACTGCCTCCGCGAAGCCAGACTCCCGCGCCAGGTCTGACGCCTCCGCGGCCGCCAGCAGGAAGAGCAGCAGCATGCCCGCCTCCGCGGGGGCGAACTGCACCGCGAGCCGGCCTGCTCCATCGGGGCCCGCCAGCTCAAGCCGCGCCTCGAAGGAGTCGAGCACCTTCTTGATCCCGTAGGCAACGTTGCGGAACGCCTCGGCGCCCTCTGCCGACATGGCCATCTGCGCCAGCCCACTCGGGCCCTCCCGCGAGGCGCCCTCGATCTGCGCTGCTGGCATGAAGACGGTGAGCCCCTGCATGACGACGATGTCAGTGGCCGCTCCTTGCAAGCGGTGGGCGAAGCGGTTCCAGAACTCCCTCAGCTCGAGGTCTCGCACAGTAGCGTGGTCGCCCACAGTGTCGCTGGCGGCGGCAGCGGCAGCAGCGGCGGCAGCTTCGTGTCGATCCATCGTCTCCTCCGTCGGCTGCAAAAGGGAGCCCCGCCCCGGGAGCAGCCATGCCCGGGACGAGGCGGGTGTGTCAGGCGACGCCCGCCAGAGCGGGGCTCCCGGAGAGAGGCGCAGCCAGTTGGAGCTGCGCCTCCCCCCTCTGCGATGGGGCTACCCGTCCCACTCGCTGAGCGCGTCGCCGCTGCTGCCGCTGCCAGCGCCATCGGTGCCGCCAGCGTTGCCCCCACTGCCGCCGGTGCCCCCGCTGCCCCCACCGCTCCCGCCCTCGTCGGCGTTCTCCCAGGGGCGCTTGCGAGTGTCCTCGACGGGCTGCCCGATCATGTCGCGGGCGACCACGGCGTAGGTCTGGGGGAAGTGCTTGTTGTAGGGCTTCCCGTTCCGCCCGTTGGCGGCGCACCAGGCCTGGGACGGCCCGTTCTCCTGGAAGCCGACGTAGCGGACGCAGACGGTCTTGCCCACGAGCTTGTCCAGGTCGAACGCGCTCTCGTCGGCGGCCAGGATCTCGGCGGCCTTGGCGTCGAACTCCTTCTCGGAGTCGATGTTGTAGGCGCTCATCAGCAGCCGCTTCCAGAAGCCCAGCGCGCGCGACATCACATTGCCGAGCCGCCTCTTCTCGTCCTCGGAGAGCGCGTCCCGCTGCTGCTTCGTGTCGATGACCTTGCTGATCTCCGCGGGGGCGGCGGCCCAGCCGTACTCGATCTGCCCGCTGGCGTTGAAGGGCCAGGGGTTGTTGACGAAGCTCTCGTAGCCGGAGTTGGCCACGTCCACGACCAGGTTGGCCTGGGGGCAGCCGAGGATGCGATCGTTCATCGAGGGGAGGCCGTCGCGATCGGCGCTGACGATGACGGCCAGGTGGTGACCGGTCTCGGGGGCGCGGCTCCCGGGGAGCTTGGCCTTGCCGAGGAGTGCGAGGAGGAAGTCAGTCTTGCTGCTCATGGTGTATCTCTCGTCCTGTCGTCGCCTGCGCCGAGGCTATTGGGTAGAACGGGCAGGGGGCACCCCTCGGCGGCGGCGACAAGATGTCGCGCCCCCTGCCCGGTAGAAACTCAAGCGATGATGTCTTCGTCGCCGAAGTCGGCCGCGCCGCCGCTGCCGCCCCCGCCGAAGCCGAGCACGCCACCCATGCTGAAGACGTCCCGCTCCTGCGCGGTGCGGAACTGGGCGCGGGCGAAGCCGTCCTGCACAGCCCACCGACAGTGCAGGTCCTTCGGGTGGCGCGGCAGCAGCGGCACGGCGCGGCTGGCCCCCAGGGTGCCGTGCTGCTGGAACACGGTGATGACCGCCTCCTGCACATCGGGCGAGCCCCTCATGCCTGCCTTCACCAGCGTGTCGCTGATGTATTGGGCGGCGTCGTCCTGCCACTCCATGCCCTTGGGGCGGGGGAGCAGCTGGCCCTGCATGAAGGCGCTGGCGTTGATGTGCTCCCGGGGGTTGAAAGGCTGCCCGTCATAGCCCGACTGGAAGCGGTCGCCGGCGATGTAGTTGGTGTTGCTGATGCTGCTCACACCAGCGACGCGGGCGTCGGGCCAGATCTCCAGCATGTTGGCGTCCTTGATGCCGTACATGATGAGGTCACACGCCGCAACGGCGTCGTCGCTCCGGCTGCGGGAGCCGACGTCGACCGCATACGGGTCAAGCAGCTGCCCTCGCTTGTTCCGGCGCTCCTCCAGCAGGTGCCAGGTGAAGCCGACGGGGACCTGCAGGGCGCGCATCTCCTCGAAGAACCGCCGCACGCGGAGCTTGTGGTCGGTCCAGCCGGGGTTGGCCCCGTTGCCATCCCAGCTCGCCTTCGCCCGGTCGAGCAGGCGGTTGGCCGTTGCGTTCGCGCGGAAGGTGGCGTCGTCGATGATGATGCCCCGCCGGCGGAGCTCATCGAGGCCGATCTTGCCCAGCACCTTTTCGATCGCCTCCGGGAAGTCCTCGAGGAAGCGCACGGGCAGCGGGTAGATCGAGTAGCAGCCCTTGGGGGGGAGCCCGAGGGACCCGACAGCGATGACCTCGATACTCGATCGGTCGCCGAAGCAGATGGCCTCGGGGAAGAGGCGGAGCAGGCCGCTCGTCTTGAGGGTCTTGGGGTGGCCCACCAGCGACACCATGGGAGCGGTGAGGCTGAGGCCTGCGGGGTCTGGCGTGGAGGACATCGTGGCTCCTTTCACTCAGTGGTTATAGTCGGATCGTTGCGCAGCGTGCAACAAGAATCTTCTACCAGTCGGCCAGCGGGTCGTCAGCCGTGCCTTCTCCGATCGACGAAGACTTCGCTGCCGCTGCCGTCGTAGCAGCGGGACCCCCAGAGCAGGCGTGGTGGTAGCGGCACATGCCGTAGCGGCCGAAGCACTCCTCGGTACCCGAGGCCGGGGCATCCCACCACGTGACGGCGCCGCGGTCCACCAGGCTGTCCCACGTGGCGATGCTCCGCTCCCACCACTGCAGTGCGATTGCGAGCCTCCCGTCAGAGAACGGCTGGGGGGGAAGCTCCACGTAGGTGGACTTGAAGGGGGGCTTCGTCTGCACGACGAGGCAGTGCACCCCGTCGTACTCGACATCGGCCGAAGCGGCGCTGCGCATCTTCTCCGCCGCGATGAGCTGGGGCTCCAGCACGCGGAAGGCGCGGAACCCGACGATGCCCCCGTAGCTGAGCTGCGCGCCGCCGGCCCCCTTGATGAGCCCCTTGTGGTCGATGCTGCGGCGCTGGTAGCCGAACTGTGCGAGCAGGTCTCGCCGGCGAGTGATGCAGACGACGTGACCCCCGACGACGAGGGGCGTGATCAGCAGTGGCTTGCCTTCCGCGTCGAGCAGCAGCGACTCGAACCTGCCGTCGCTGCGGCGGGGGATGGGGGAGCCCGCGTCGCTCCACCGCAGGATGCTCGCCGGGTCGCAGGCCCAGACGAACATGCACTGCACCTCGGCGTCCCCCCGCTTGCGAGAAGCCCGGGTGCCGACGTCAGCGACCACGGGGGCGTGGGCTCCCAGCGCGGGGGCGAGCCGCCTCGCGTCCCACGCGACGTAGCCGACGATGCCGATGATCTCCCGCTCCACCTCCAGGATCTGCGCCCGCTTCAGCGCAACACCTGGGGGGCTCCGCTCGAAGCGGTCAAGCACGGAGTGGACCAGGGAGACGAACTGCTCCCCCTTGCCCTCGGCCTCCTCGGTCCAAGCCGTGACCGCGTCGTGGGGCAGCAGCAGCGACGACGCCAGCATCGGGGTGACCTCGACGTCGTACATCACCTTGTCACTGTCCAGATCGTGGAGCTGACCGACGATGGGGGTCTGCCCCGCGGCGACCGCCTGGTGCAGGCACCAGTGGGCAGCACCGGCGTGCACCATGCTCCCTCTGACGAGCCCGTCATCGCCCCCTTGAGGAGTGACCCCCAGCCGCTCCTGGGCGCCGAAGCGGAACAGGCAGCGAGCAGCCGGTTCGATGCGAGAGCCGCCGCGGCGGCTCCGCCCGGCGAAGGCGGCGAGCCTCATGCCCCACCCCCGAGGTCAGTAGACGGTGACGGCGATGGCTTGACGCAGCGCTTCGCGAGCGTCGTCCTCCGGGATCTCGAGGCCGACGGCGATGGCGTGGGCGAGCCGCTGCGAGGTGGCCACGCTGATGGGGCGCTTGCTGCCCCCCACGATGCGACAGATCGTGGCGCGGTGGCATTGGCAGACCGTGGCCAGATCCGCTTGGCACCAGCCCGTCCGCTCCATGACGTGGGTGAGCAGCTCGCTGAGCGTGCGAACTGGCGCAGCCGTGGGCGCAGGCTCCGCCGCCGGTGCTGGCGCAGCTGGCTCAGGGAGCTCGGCGATGGAGAGCAGCACGGGCATGCGAGCAGCGTAGCGCAGTGTTGCGTCAAGTGCAACTTGTGGGTCACAGCCACAACCCCTTGGAAGCCGCGGCCAGTGCAGCAGCGGCGAGCTGGTCACTGCCACGCGAAGCGATGAGCTGCTGGTCCAGGTCTCCGATCTCGCCGGAGCTGAAGATCCGCATCATGTAGTCGAACTCCTTGCTGAGGGCGCGGGCGATCTTGGTTTCCACCCCTCCGCGCACCAGGGGGATCCAGACCCGGCTGGGCTTCTCCATGCCGGGGCGGCGGAAGCGACCGAGGAACTGCAGGATCAGGAACGGGCGCCAGTCGAGCATTGTGAGGATGCCGAGGGAGGCGAACTGCATCCCGTTGAGGCCAACGCCGAGGACGCCCAGCGTGCCGACGAGGATCGTCGGCTGCCCCGTCTGGGCCCGGGAGCGGAACCAGCCGTCGGTCACCTGGTTGCGCTCGATGGCGGAAGCGGCGTCGTCTCCCTCTGCGAGCAGCGCGCGGAGACCGCAGCGGCCGCGGAGTATCGGGTCCTTGTCGATGAGCTTCGCGAGGCGCTCGGTCCACTCCTTCGCCTCGGCGATGCGCGCCGTCGCGATGACCACCGCGCCGCCGTCTCGGACCTCGTCGATGGCGCGACTCAGCACGAGGGAGCGCTTCATGCACGCGGCGCTGATGATCCCCACCTCGTCGGCGGAGTCGATGCGCGCCTGCTCGCTGCCACCATCGTCGACGCCACGACGCTTCGCCATGATCGACGAGAGCGACGGGGGCTTGTCGAGGTCTCGCTCGTCGTGCCAGGTGACGCTGACCGTCAGCGGCGGCAGGTCCCCGTGGGACTCCTCGTAGGGCACGTCGTGCAGCAGGTGGTGCACCCGCTCTCGGAGCTCCGCGGTGCGGCTCTCCCCGTCCTCTCGCACGCCGTAGCCTCTGGGATCCTGCTCTGCATCGCAGTAGGCCCAGCGAAAGCTGGCCTTGTAGCTACCAAAGCCGTGTGGGTCCACCCGATGCAGAGGCTGGAAGATCTTCTTCGGCTTGCCCTTCGTCAGCACCGTGGCGCTGAGTCCGAAGTGGTGCTGGATGGTCTCCCACAGCGCGAGGTTCTCGGTGGCCGCGGCCTGGATGAGCTTCCCTCCCTTGGTCCGCTTCGACTCGAAGCCCATCCCCCCACCCTTGAGCGGGACGGCCTCGGTCGTCACCGGGTCCGCGTCGTCGTGGATCTCGTCCTCGATCAGCACGGCCGGCGACTGCAGCCCGACGAGGTCGTAGTAGTCGGCGAGGGTCTCCCTCCCGACGATGATGCAGGGCCTGCCCTTGCGACGCTGGGCCTCGGCCCGCCACCAGGTGAGACGCATCCGCTGGGCTGCGGCGCTGCAGCCGGTCGCGACCACGGGCCACGAGGCGTAGCCTTCGCGAGCAGCAGCGGCAGCGGCGCGACCGTCATGCACTGCCCAGTCGAGCTTCGCTCCCCGGGTCCACGCCAGCGCCTCCATCAGCTCTGGCGTCTCGCTGTAGTGCGACTCGAAGGCAGCAACGACCTCGCCTGCGGGGGGGCTGGCGCGGAACAGGGCGCGGAGCCGCGCGTCCTCCCCCTTCGGGGCACCGTCACCCAAGATGCGGTCAGCGATGCCAGGCTGCCCCTGCGCTCCCCGATGCCCGATGCCGAGCCACGCCCAGTGCTTGACGAACCCGCCCTCCGGCAGGTCCGGCGACGAGGTCCACGCCCAGGGCACGTCTCCGCCAGCGAGGGCGATTTGCTCCGTCAGGTCCAGGTCCCGCGGCCCCTGCTTGCTCGGGGCCTCGAGCAGGATCATGCTCCAGTCCGGGGCGAAGCGGGGGATCTCCGCCCACCAGATCCCCCGCAGCCCGCCGCGACAGACCACGACGACGGGGCCGTCGTCCGTCGTGCTGACGAGCTGCGCGGCGATGATGGCGGCGCCCGTCTTGCCAGCTCCTGCCTTGCCGATGGTGACCGCCCCTACCTGGAGCGCCGCAGCCCGCATGGCCACCCCGGCGAACTCCTCCTGGAAACGGCGCAGCTTCGGGGTGCGAGGCGACAGGCGCCCGTCCACGCGGGCATGGCGGACCTCCTCTCGGCCCAGCTCGAGCAGCTGGGGGCGATGGTTCTCGATCTTGCCGTAGAACCACTTCGGGATCTCCGGGGGCAGATCGCTGTGGGCGCCGCCGTTTCCCATCTTCCGCGCCGAGGAGACGATGGGTGGCAACATGCTCCTCGCGTCGCGGAGGGCTGCGGCCGCGTGCCACGGCGCCTCCAGGAAGATGCGGCTACCGGTCGCGCCCTTGTTCACCCGCCGGGCGTAGCCGCTGCCCCCGTCGGAGGCGTAGACCCGCGCGCCGGGGACCTCCTGCTCAATGGCGCCGGCGCGCTCCACTGAGCATTGGGCGAAGTCCAGAACGACGATCGGACCACGGTAGCGCAGGTTCATGGCCTCGTCTCCCTCAGCCACGCAGAGAGGCGCAGCACCAGGCGGTGGATCACGTCGCGCGCCCCTGGGTCGTCGGGCTCGATGCCGTAGATCTCGAAGCGCGCCCCCACGTCAGCCCCGGCAAGGACGGGGGCTCCGTCCACTACGATGCTGAAGATGGCTGGCTCTTGCCCCAGCTGCTCCGGCTCCGGCTCGCTCGGAGCCTGGGCTACGCGGTACGCCGCGAGGTCGATGATGACGCCGTCCATTCAACCCTCCTCTTCTGGGCCTGGGGTCACGAACCAGACCACCGCCACCAGCAGCCAGAACCCCAGCGTGGCGACGATCAGCACCTTGATGCCGCTCGCTGCTACGACATCCATGCCAGGTCCTCCTCGAAGTCCTGCTCCGGCGTGGGTGCGGGCGCAGCTGCTGGCTCCGCCTTCGGCGCTGGCTCCGCTGCGGGGGCCGCCGGCAGCGCCCCCATCTCATCGAAGAGGATCTGCCGGAGCTCGTCTCGGATGTGGGCGTACTCCGTTCCAGGCTCGTGCTTGACGTAGGCGATCCACGCCTCCCTCAGCCGCGGCAGGTTGCGCCAGGTGACCAGCCCTCCCTGACGGGTGCCCCATCGCGCGAGGATGTCGCGGCTGGGGGTTCGGATCGACAGCTCCCTGGCCAGCCCTGGGGTGGCGCGGCAGGTGTCGAGGAGCCACTGAGCGCTGCCCACGACGGGCTTGCCCGACACCGTCTGCGGCGGCCTGCCGGACAGCGCGTCGTCCTTGCGCAGGAGCTTCGCGATCTTGGCCACGGTCATTCTGGATACCCCCGTGTCGTCCATGATGCGGTCCCAGGTGTGACCACTTCGCAGACCGAGGATGACGTGGCCGTACTTGTCGCGGAGGTCGTCGTCTGTCAGACGCCGCCTTCCGACCGGCTTCTTCTTGGTGGGTGCTTTGGGCATTCTCCGTACCTCCTGTGTCAGAACCCGTAGTCCTGATGATCGGTTGATGTGCATGAGCCACACGTTGGGCAGAACAAGTACGCCTGCCCTCGATGGCGCGACTCTATCGCGTACCGCGCCGCAGCGTCCACCCCGATGTAGTCCAGGTAGGCGCGGTCCATCTCACTCATCCACTGCCTGGCTACGGTCTGATCGTGGCGGACGATGGTCTCCGCCGGCCCCCCTCGCAGCAGCGGGTGGGCTCCGAGCAGCACCTCCGCCTGCCCCAGGTAGCGGTCCAAGCTGGTGCGGCGCTGGCGCCAGATCCGCTTGCGCACCGTGGACGGGTCGTAGCCATGGGCGCGGCAGAACTGCTTCACCGGCAGCTGCTGGCGGTCCCGGTTGTCCTTGTAGCAAGCAGCCACCAGGTTGACCGGGTCGTGGCTCCCCCCAGCCCCTCGTGGCACCAGGTGATCCAGGGAGAGGAACTCCCCGTCGCCGAGGAGTTCCTCGATCCCACGGGCGCAGTAGACGCACTGGAGGCCGCCGCGCAGCAGCAGCGCCCAGCGCTTCTTCTCCCGGACCCACTGGCTCATGCCAGCTTGCCCCCATGGCGGTAGGAGCGGGTGGCGTTGTAGGCGAGCTTCCGCTCGATCTCGTGCTGCAGGTTGGCGCCAAGGATGCGGCAGAGCTCCTCGCACAGGAGGACGGTGCGGACGAGCGCAGGCGCGGCATCTTCCACGCTGTCGAGCAGCTCTGCGCATGCTGTCGACACCTCGCTGTGGATGGTAGCGAGAGCGCCGAGCGGCCTGCCATACATGTACTGCCGGAGGCGGGGGGACGCCCAGAGCCGCTCGCGTTTGCCGCTGAGCTCCACCCCACCGGCGCCGAGCAGGTCGAAGATGCGGATCGCCACGTCGGCGAGCTCGCTGAAGAAGCCCTCCGGCTTGCCGTCCTCGCGGAGGGTCGTGGTCATGCGACCGATGCGGGCGTCCTCGCAGGCCTCGCTCAGCTCGCTGTGGATGAGGGCGATCTTGTCCGGCGCCTGGTCGAACACCAGCGCCGCGTCGAGGTCGGCGTAGCTCGCGACTGGCTTCGTCTCGTCGATGCGCTCGTTGTCCCACCAGCCCTTGCTGGCCGAGGCCAGGAAGCAGCGGCGGCTGAGGTCGTTGAACGACTCGGGGGTGAAGTCGGTGCGGAACAGAGGCAGGTCGGTCATGACGTGTGAGTCTCCTTGAGCATGAGCTCGGTGATGAGAGGGATGATGCGGTAGCGGTCGTGGGCGAGGCACGCGCGGTCCCACGCGGTGAGGAACGGGTTGGAGCTGCGGTCGGCTGGCGGGGTCGACTCGATGACTACACGAGTCACCCCGACGCTCCTCGGCTTGAACACCATCACGAGAGCACTGCCAGCAGCTCGAGCTTCTGCCCTCTCTGCTTCGCGTCGCGGCTCACGCTGGCTCGTGCCGGCACGTGGTAGCACCTGATGCTACAGGTGTCAGCCGCCGCGTCCATGTAGAAGCTCTCGGCGCTCAGGCTGTCGTGGACGACGAACCGCGCACCCAGGCTGCAGAGCTCGGCGATGCGCTCTGCGCCCTCGGCCCGGTCCTCGTCGGTGAAGGGCGCGCCGACGTAGGCCACCTCGGAGCCGTGGTAGGGCGGATCCCACACGCCGCGCATCCGCACTGCGTAGGCTGCCGCACGGTCCTCGACGAACTGGAGGGTCTCGCGCCAGTCCCGGAAGATGGTCGTGCGCTGCGTCAACGCAGCCGCCGCCTCAAGATCCGCGAGCGAGGACACTCGCGCCACCTGCGGCTTGTTGGCGCCCTTCACGCGGCGTTTGCCCATCGGGACGTTGTAGTCGCCGGCGCGGTTGACACGCCAGAGACCGTTGAAGCAGATGCTGGACAGGACGAGCCAGATGGCCGCGACCACGTCCTCGTCGCCGCGTTCGATGGCACGGTTCAGCCCGGCGCGCATGTCGTAGTAGTGCTTCGCTGCGCCCTCGGCCTCGATGTAGCCCTGAGCGAACAGGCTCGCGTGGCGATGCAAGTGCTCGGTGCCATTGGGGATCGACAGCATCCGCAGCAGCGCCCGGGGCCCAGCAGCCGCTTCGCTCGTGACCACCTCGATGGCGCCGCGACGCGCCATCTCCCGGCCGACGATGCCGGAGCCGGCGAAGACGTCGATGCCGATGCAGCCCGTCAAGTCCTCGCCGAGGGCGCCAGCCACGAAGATGCGGTCGAAGGCCCACTGCTTGCAGCCCAAGTACTTCGTGAGCTTCGGGTTCTCGATCAGGGCAGCACCCGCCAGCCAAGGACGCGAAGCCAGCTCGCCAGGACCACGGCCTGGCCGGAGTAGCGGCAGCTCACCTGGAGCTCTCCATCGAGCTCTCGCGCCCACCAGTCGTTGGCGACGTCGAGCTGCCACTTGCCGGGCGACAGGGGCCAGGGCGCCCGGTCGTCGGGGGCGCGGACTGCGAGCACAGGATCGAGCAGCACGACGAGCAGTGGCAGCAGCTCGGCCGCCGGTGTCGTGTCAGTGGCGATGCGGATCATCTTCGGCTCCGTTGTGTATGGCGGCGGCCGTCTCGAAGACGGCGACGTTGATGAGGATCAAGGTGCCTGCCATCATGGTGAGCATGTGGAAGGCGAGCCGCTCGGCGGCGTTGTGGACGCGATGTCGCAGCGGGGTGCGGGTCATGGCTTCGTGTCTCCTTCTTTGACGACGTAGACGCGCTCGGCCGTCTCTCCGTGAGACGTGCCGCCGACCCAGGTGGGTGCGATCCACCGGGCCACGCGATCAAGCTCGGTGCCGCAACTACCTGGAAAGATCATTCGCAGTCTCCCTTGAAGTTGAGGATGCCGCTGCCGGCATTGCCAGACGTGAACTCGCCGTTGAGCAGCAACACGGTGATGTCACGACTCCACCAATCCCGCAGCGTGGACATCGGAACCTGCCACCTGTAGCTGCACGCCCAGTACATGACCTCGTGCTCGGTCGCGGCTTCCTCGTGCCAAGGCAGCCCGTCCGGGCCGAGGAGCCATCGGCAGCCAAGCTCACGCTCCGCCCAGATGTAGCCGCCCGCGTCGAGCTCGACACCGACGGCGTACGGCAGCACTGGCAGCGGCGCTCGCCGGCGAAAGCAGGCAGCTCGGCTCATGGCTCCTCCTTCGCTGCGACGGCAGCATCGAGAGCTGCTTCCGCTTCGGCCAGCTCGCCCCACGTCAGCTCGTCGATCCCGCTGACTTCCACATCGCACCAGCCACCGGCGTAGCCGACGCGCGGGTCCGGCTCGTCCCACCAGCCGGAGACGTTGCGCACCTCGCCGGCGACGAGGCCCCGTGTGACCATCGTGTTGCGGTAGCTGGCAGAAGGGAATGGCATCGTCACCTCCTCGACGGTATAGCAGGGTTGTTGCACCTCCTGCAACGGGTAACGCGCGCGCCGCCGATCAGTGGCTGAAGAAGACGATGTGGGGGCCGTCGACCCCAGCGTCGCAGAGCCTGCAGGTGTTGCAGGTCACCTTCGGCAGCCCCGCGTTGGCCCCACGGAGCTTCTGCACCTGCTCCGGGCAGCCGATGGCGGTCTTGCCCCCGATGCGGGTCGGGGCATCTTCGAGCCGCTTCACCTCGAGCGCCACCTTCCATCCGCTGCGGGCCAGCTCATGAGCCTTTCCCACGTCGAAGGTGACGCTGGCGAGGCAGCTATCGCGCAGCCACGGCGCAGCCTCGGCGTTGTGGGTGTAGCTCAGCAACGCCATCTGCCGAGGGCCTCGGCGAGTGACGACGCTCGTGCTCCGCACCTCGTGGGCCAGGTCCCGCATCTGCTCCTGGGTCAGGGCGCTGGGGTCGCCGATCCAGCCGAAGCGCACGGCCGCCGCAGCGCGACTTGCTGCTTGTAGTGCTCGGCGCAGGCCGCTGACGCCGTAGCCGCCGTCGTAGTTCTCGGCGCCGACGCGCCGCTCCTTCTTCACGGCCGCGGCGACGGCCATGCCACCGTGACCTCGGAAGGCGTAGCAGCCACCGACCTCCCCGCCGCGGGTCTTGGGCAGCCTGGGGCAAGCCGCCACCTTGCACGCCTCGGCAGCAGCGTCGATGGCCCGCAGCGCCGCGAACTCGAGCGACGAGCCGAAGGCCACCTGGGGGATGTTGCTGGTCTTGCCGTTCTCGCTCTGCGCGACGGCGAAGCTCTCGAACCGGGCGCTCATGCGTCGGCCTCGAGGTAGGCCAGGGCCTTGTGCACGAGGAAGCTGACGCCCGCCCGGACCATGTAGCGGCCCTCGTACAGACGCACTGTGTAGACGATGGCGAGCCTCGGCTTGCGAGGGACACCCGCCAGCACGAGGTAGCTGTCGTCGCGCTCGACATGGCGCCAGCTACAGATCTGACCGATGTCAAAGCCCGTTGCGGGGTGGAACGCGGCGAGCAGCGGCTCAGGCAGCTGCGGCATGCGCGCTGCCAAGCTCTGCAGCGCGAGACTGATATCTGAGGTTGTCATCGGGCAGTCTCCTGGTGGGGAAGATCGGAAGAGGTTCCGGCCTGGTGGTCCCCTTGCTCCGCGAGTGAGGGGACCTTGTCGACGAGGCCGGTCGCCGGCTTCATGCACTACTGTGGGTAAGGCCTGCTTGCCTTGACGATAGCAGCAGACAGCAGGCCCAGTCGCTTCGCGCGTTCGCGCCCGGCGGAGATGCTGCCGCCGGAAGGATGCCTGCTGCTATTCGTCAATCTGTTCGCGCGCAGCCTCGACGAGCTCGACGCACTCCAGCGCCGTCGCAACCGTGACCGCCGCCCTGCTCGACGTGCAGGATCGCCTCGAGCCGCTCGATGCGGGCAAGCGCTTCGTCAGCGAACTCATCGTAGCCACACGCCATCTTCGCTCTCCTTGGTACTCGGCACGGCCTCACCCCTCATGGTGTACCACAGCAGGCGACGGACCCGGGCCATCTCCCGCAGCCAGGTGAGATCACCAGCGCAGCCCTTGAACGTCGGGTCTGCATGAGAGCTCGCGGCGACGTCCGGGTAGCGCAGCGCGTGCCAGATCTCGGCTTCCTCCTCCGTCAGCCACGCGCTGACACGATGAAGCTCGAAGCCAGGGCGAGGCAGTCCCAGATCGGTCAAGGCCTGCTCACCGGTATAGCTCATGCCGCACCCGCCAGGATGCGGAACGTGCCGAGGAGCACCGCGCCGACGAAGGCGTAGCAGATGCCGAGGGCCAGCGACGCCAGGGTGATGCGCCAGATGATGGTCATCCACTCGGTGGTGGTGTAGTCGTAGAGGTTCTTGTCCATGATGGTCTCTCCTTGTTCAGTCGTCGTTGGTGGTGTCGCCGCGCACCTCGTCGAGCTCATCGCGCAGCTCCACGAGCTCACTCTCCGTTTCTTCGCTCTCCTTCTCGCAGATGTCGCAGCGGTCACGGTGCATCCCGTAACTCACAGAGCAGAACTCCTGCTTCGTGGCGTCCTTCGGCCAGCTGCGAGCCATCGTCAGTCTTGCGGCGCAGACCGCGCAGACCCGAATGGTCGCACCCGATGGCGACTGCCAAGTGACGACGTCAGGCTTCATCTTCGCTCTCCGTGTAGTGGGTCATCTCAGCAGGCACCCCGCGCAGCCGGTACCAGCCGGGCCGCTTCAGGAAGCGCTCTCGCAGCCGCGCACGGCTCAGGGCCACGTCGGCAGCGCTCGGCTCCCAGGCGATGTCGAACCCCTCGATCACCGGCAGGTCGCCGATGTGGCTCAGCGTGTAGCCCCGACTGAGCAGCTCGTCCCGGAGCTGCGCATGGCGGGCGCTAAGCCAGCTGGTGCGCCAGCCGAAGAAGGTCATGTGCCCGGAGCCGAGGCAGAATACTGGCGGTGGCAGCGGTGCAGCTTGGCGCTCGACCCAGGCATGCGCCATGGTGATGACGCGGGGCGCCTCGCGCCACTCGGCGAAGAGGTGCTGGTCGAGCAGCTCGGTCGGGTCGATGAGGTTGATGCGGGTCATGGTCAGCCTTCTCCTTCGTCGAGTTCAATGCAACAGCGCACCGTGTCGGGTACGATGGGCCCCAGGGTCGTGGCCGCGTCGAAAGCGTCCAGCACAGACCCGATGGCACCGCTCATGTCAGCCTCGACGAGCACCGAGGCGATGATGGCCGAGACCATCTCGATGCTGGCCTGGCCGCGATGCGCCAGCAGGTAGTGCACGGCGTCCACCAGCGCGTCGCTGTCGGTGTAGCCAGCGCGGCTCCCGTTGGCGCACTCGTCACACCGCTGGATCTCGTCCCAGCCGGAGTGGCCGAGGGGCACGTGCCCCCCGTCGTAGCTTCCAACGAACCAGCCAGGGCAGTCTTCGCAGCAGGGCTCGTGGTTCATGGCGTTCTCCTTGTGCGGCGCGCCACCTCGACCAGCCACTCGGCGAAGTCCGGCGGGGTCAGATGGCGACGGGTCTTGCTCATCTCGGGCAGCCGGTCGGCACGGCCGCTGTAGGCATGCAGGCGGCTCTGTACGGTGCGCGTCGGCTCCCCTGGCGGCGGCACCGGCGGCAGCTGCGCTGGATCGGCGAGCCCGCACACGAGGAGCCACGTGCGCTTGCGCGCCTGGTGGCCCCAGTCGCACTGGTCCACCTCGACGGTGAAGACGAGGCGGCCTCCGAGCGGGCGCGGGGCCTCACCCGGCAGCGGCAGGTCGGGGAGATGCCCGTTGCGGCCAAGCACGAGGCCGCGACCTTCGCGCGTCCACAGCAGGGAGCCTGCCGGGTGCTCCAGCACGCCGCCGTGCTCCAGCACCTGCATCAGGCCGAGCCAGGCGTGCGTCGGGTCCTGCAGCCGGCACTGGCCCCGGAGCCTGCCCCAGGGACCGCAGAACGGGTGCGCGACGACGGGGTGAGGGCCGTCGTACCTCGTGGCGTCGCGGGCCTCGTCCCAGATCTCGACATCAGGGAGCGCCGCATAGGGGCCCCGGCGGGCGTCGACGTAGAGAGCAGCGACGATCATGGCTTCTCCCGCTTCGGCCGCGCCGTGCGCGTCGGGCGCTTCGCGACGCACTCGGGGCAGTTCCACCCCGAGGCCTTGTAGTACCGCCAGCCTGCGCGCTCGACGAACTTGCCGATGTCGGTGCGGCTGCGCCCCTCCATCTCAGGCGCCTGCATCCAGTTGCCGCAGACGTCACAGTGGACCTCCGGCATGCTTCGGATCCCCATCACCTACCTCCTTCTGGTGTCGGGCAGCAGCCGCCACCACGAACACTGGTCGTCGCTCAGGTGCCGTCGGCGCAGCCCTCCCTGTGGCCACACCCAGACCTCGACGGGCGTGTCGGGGCCGTGCACCTCGGCGATGGCGTGGCAGCGCCCCCGGCCCTCGTGGCTCCGCACACGCCAGGCGCCGTCCTCCTCGCGAACTTCGAGGAATGGGCGGCCGAGGGCAGCGCCGTTGCGCAGCGGTTCGACGAGCCGCAACGTGTCGTGCTCGCGTTCAGGCACCAGGGCCAGGAACCCGGCCGCGGTCATGACGCGCAGGAAGCCGAAGTAGTCGCCGGTGACGGCGTTGGGGACGGCGCCGATGCCATCGCGATCATCCCAAGTGATGCTCATGTTGTGGCCTCCAGTGATTCAGGTGATCATGCCGATGGCGTTGGCGAGCTCCGCCTCAGCGTCTTCGAGCGCCCGGACCTGCATCGGGTGCAGCCACGCGCGGTTGGCTTCTCCGGCAGCGTCGAGCAGGAGCTTGACCTGCGCCTTGGTCAGCTCGACCGTGACCCGGCGCGGCTTCCGCTTCTTCTGCATCATCTACCTCGCATGGACGACAGGGCGTCCACCTTCCAGTTGACCCAGGCCGCAGTGCTGCGGCGGTTGTCGCCGTGCCCGCGGATGTGCTTCATGTCGAACACGATGCCGTGCGCCGCCGGCTGCTCTCGAATCCAAGCCACGGAGTCGAAGCGCCAGCCCCGGGGCACCTCGTCTCGCTGAAGGGCGTCGAGCAGCGCAGCGCAGTCGGTGCGCAGGAACACCGTCGGCTTGCCCGGCGCGAGGCCTCGCTCCGCGGCCGACGCAGCCACCTCGGCAATGCCGTAGGCCCAGGCATCGAGCGCCAGGCTGAGCCCCCTGGCCATGGCCTCGGCCTCGCAGAAGGCGGAGCCCGGAGCTTCACCCTCACCGTGGCCGATGATTGGCGCCGTGTTCGTCGTCTTGCAGTACCAGGCCCAGCGACCGATGCCGTTCTTCCACCCACCGTCGCTGTGCACGGTGACACTCCAGCGAGGCACGGCTTCGGCCACAAGCTCGGCAATGGCTCGATCACGCGCCTCCTCGCTCGGAGCGACCCACGCGCGGCCCTTGCCGTACCACAGGAAGCCGCGCTTCTTGAGCTCCTCGCGGGCGGTGAAGGTCCACTCCCCGACAACCGCGAGGCCTGCGTCGAAGCGCTGCTTCGCCTCCTTCTCGTAGCGCGTCATCCGTCCTCCAGTCGGTTGAGCAGCGTGCGCAGCGCCTCGGCTGCGCTCCGCCCCAGCGCCTCCTCGTCTTCGTCTCGCTCCCAGTCCGTGCCGGTGAGGGCACGGAGCTGGGCGATGTCGTAGTCGGTCAGGACCGCAGGCATCACCAGTCCCAGGTCTGGAAGGGTTCGAGCTCCTCAGCATCCATGTCGAAGACGAGGTAGCTACAGCCGCTCCACATGGCGTACTCGAGCAGCGGCAGCAGCCACTCCGGCGTGTCCGGGTAGGCATCGAGGGCGCTGTCATGCCCGCCGCCGAGCACGAGGACGAAGGTGTCGCCGTCGTGCAGCAGCCGCGGCTGCGTGTCACCGCTCCATGCCGGGCCGAACAGCGCAGAAGCTCGGGGCATGTGGGCGGTGCTGACGACGAGGGCACGCTCGGTGCGCGGCGTCAGGACCAGGTGCGCTTCTGCGATGGGGTGGCAGCCCGCCGCGCGGAGCCGCTCGTCGAAGTGAGCTTCCACGCAGGCGTCGGCGGCCAGGGCCTTGCTGCCTGCGACGATGAGGAAGGGCGAGCCCGGGTGCGGCTGCGCATGCGCCTCGCCCGGCGGCTGGTAGGTGAGGTAGACGTTGAAGACAGGCATGGTAGCTACTCCTTGGTCACAGACAGGGTCAGCACTGCGGCCTCCAGCACGTGGCTGAGCCCGACAGCGCCAGCTCCTTCGAGTCGAGCGATGGTGAGCGCCACGGGCATGACCGCCGCGAGACCCGCCTTCAGCTTGAACGGATCTCTGGTCTCCATGTCGGAGACTGCCGGCTCCGGCATCTCCCGAGCGAGCTCGACCCGGCGCTGCACGTCAGCACTGCACTCGCCGGGCTCGCCCCACACGAGTCTCTCCAGCGAGATCGTGTCGAGGTGCACGACCATCTCGATGCCCAGCAGCCGGCGCACGTCGTCGAGGCGCCGGCGCCATCGCTCGAGCGTCTCGAAGCTGCAGGTGCATGCCCGCTTGGTACTACCTGCGAAGCCGCACGGACACGGCGCAGCGGCCGCCACCAGGTGGAACTTCGACGGCATCGTGACGGTGCCGGCAGCCCGAGTCTTCGTGATGCTGCCATCGGTCGCGGCTCTCGCAACGAGCTCGAGCACGTCTCGCCGGAACTCGGTGACCTCGTCGAGGAAGAGCACGCCGGTGTGGGCCAGCGAGACCTCGCCAGGGCGGAAGTTCGCAGCGCCGACCATACCTGCGGCGCTCACCGTGTGGTGCGGTGCGCGGAAGGGGCGCTGCGAAGTCAGCGGTGCGCCCGGGGCGCGCAAGCCGGCGGCGTCGTGGACCCGCGCCGTGTCGATCATCTCCTCGACGGTCAGGCGCGGGAGGATGCCGGGCAGGCGGGCGGCGAGCATCGTCTTCCCGCAGCCCGGCGGGCCGACGAGGAGCAGCCGGTGCCCCCCGGCAGCGGCGATCTCGAGGGCGCGGCGCGCCTGATGCAGCCCGCGGATGTCGGCCATGTCGAGCTGATGCTGCAGCTTCTCGTAGCGAACGCCCATCGAGGTCTCGCCCTTCCCGGTCAAGGCCAGGACGGAGTCGCTCAAGTTGCGGCAGGCGCGCGTGATGCAGTTCGCTTGTGCAGCCACGCTGTCTGCGGCTTCGGCGGCCACGATGGCGCAGCCGGCCTCAGCTGCGGCCGCGGCCTCGCCTGCCTGCAAAGCGCCGCGGAAGCCACGGAGCTCGCCGTCCAGGCTGAGCTCTCCGGCTGCGAAGACCGGCGTGTCGGGGAGCTGCACCTGACCACTCGCCGCGAGCACCCCCAGAGCGATGGGCAGGTCGTAGTGGGTGCCGTCGTGACGCATGCCGGCGGGCGGCAGGTTGATGACGACGCGCTGTCGTGGCCACTCGAAGCCGGATGCCGTGACAGCGGAGCGCACCCGCTCGGAGGTCTCCCGGACGGCGCTGGCCGGCAGGCCGACGATGACGGTGGCGGGCAGGCGGCGCAGCAGGTCGACCTCGACGGTGACCAGGTGGCTGTCGACGCCGATGAGGGTGAAGGTGTAGACGGTGGTGGTCATGGTAATCAGTCCTCGTTGCTGCGGTAGTAGCCGGCGTGCTCGATGAGGTATGCCTCGGCCATCTCCCGAGTGTACGGATGTAGCGCCGGCTGCGTGTACATGGCAGGCCAGCGGAAGACACTGCGATCCGTGCTGTCATCTGTTGGTGAGGTGTAGTTGACGGTCACACCAACGCCGGTCTCGGCCTCGTAGGCCGCTTCGTAGACATTCTCCACGTCGAAGTCGCTGAGCAACGCCAGGTCGCGCGACTCCTCGTCTTCATCGGGCACCAGGCCCTCGTCGACGAGGTGCTCGGCGAAGCCCTCCAGGGTCGACACATCGAAGTAGTTGTAGAGCGCCAGCCGCAGCTTCTCGGCGGTGATCTCCTCGATGAGCTCGATGAAGTGGTCCTTGTCTCGCAGCTTCATGACTCGCTCCTTCCCATGCGGGTGACCTTCACCTCGACGGTGACCTCGACCTCGGCGCGGCTGCCGTCGTCGTCGAAGACGAACATGCCGCCGTTCTCGTCGACGAAGACGGTCTGACCGGCATCGGTAGTCGTGTCCCAGACACCGTCCCAGTCGACGTCGAAGCCGTTCGACAGCCCGTCGAGGTTGCCCTCCCGCTCGGCTTCGAGCACGGTGGCGTCGGCACCATCCGTGATGTCGACGAGGATGGGCGCGACTTGGTACATGCCCCGGATGCCTGGCTTCATGACTCATCTCCTTCGGATTCAAGTTCACACACAGTCTCGTGGACCTCATCGAGGCTCATCAGCGTCAGTTCACCCTCGCTGTCGTAGTAGGCCACGTCGACGTCGCCGCAGTCAGCGACTCGGATGGCTGCCAGCGCGTAGCGCAGCGCCACCGACAGCTGCGGGGTGACCAGCCCGAGGTCATCCCCCCACTGCACACGGTAGCCCCCGTTGTGGGTGGCGGCGATGAGCACGCACTGCGTGCTGTCGCTCTCGTGGTAGCTCATGGCGAAGCCTCCTCTGAGTCGAGCACGGGCTCGACGGTGAAGCGCAGGCCGTCGCTCATCATCGACTCGACGAAGAACTGCACCTGCTTGGGGTCAGCGGTGATCTCGCACTCGACGCCGTTCGCGTCGAGCAGGCGCCACTGCGGGCACCTCGCGCCTGCGAGCACGGCGCGCACGCCGCCGATGGCAGCCTCGGCCGCCTTCTCAGCGGCGCAGCGGGCCGGCATGAGCAGCTCGCTGATGTCGCCGAAGACGATGTCGGTGAGGCTGCCGCTGTCGCTGACGCGGGCCTGCACGTAGGTGATGTGGCCATCCCACCAGAGGTGGAGGCTCCACCACCCCGGAGCCGGCGCCAACGGACGCACGCCCATCGCGCGGAAGCTCGCTGTCGGGTCAGGGTCTGGCAGCGGGTCGGGCCAGGTCTCGCTGGCGTTCATGTACCATGCCTCGCGCGCGTCGGTGAACGCAGCGTGAGGAGACTCGCCGTAGCCGAGGCAGACGTCGCTGCCGTTGCGCAGTGCGCACATGACGGCGGGCATGAACTCGACGGCGCTCTCGTCGATGAAGCTGTCACGTGCGACGCCGACGGCGTCTTCGAGGTCGGCGAGCGCGTCGGCTTCGGTCTCGCCCCAGCCGACCTCATCGGAGACCTCCGACGACATGGCGCGCCACGCCGGGTAGAAGGAACAGTCTCGGGTCATGGTGTCACCTCACGATGGTCTTGACGGTGAAGTCCTCGTCGTTGTCGGCGCGTGCCTCGGCGAAGAGGCGCACCTCCTCCAGCGAGTCGACGGTGTCCCACAGGGAGCCGTCCCCGTTGAAGAGCTGCCACCGCCGATACGCCTTGGAGCAGGCGGCCACCCGGACCAGCTCCGGCACGAGGCCGAGCTCGGCGCAGATCTGCTGGAGCAGCCCCTCGTCACCACCGCGCAGCGCGTCGCCGATGGAGGCGAAGCCGGCGTCCGTCACGAGGTAGTACACCTTGACGATGTTCACGGCCGGGACGTCGTCGGCGCACTCCGGCGCCAGCCAGTGCTGGTCCTGCGCCTCGGCCCACTCAAGGATCCGCCGCAGCTCGACGATCCCGTCGCCATCATCGCTGGTGTCGTCAGGCTGCGGCTCGCTCGGCACACCCGGCACCCATGTGCTCACATCGTTCCAGTCCGTCTCCTCGTCGGCGGCCTCGACGTTCAGGTACTCGAAGTCGATCATGCCGTTGGTGACGGCCTCGCTCATGTCGTTGATGAGCGCTGCTTTGGCCTCGTCCTCGAAGCCCACAGGCACGGTGACCTCCATGCGGAAGCGCACCACGCAGAAGTCAGTTGGATCTCCGTACTTCATGACTCAGTCCTCCTCGCAGTTGCTCAGGTACTCGGCCGCCATCTCGTCGCTGTAGACGCCGACGAGTTCGTTGCTAACGTCGTCCCAGGTGTGGCCCTCAGCGTCGACGTAGTAGCCGCTGGCCGCCTCGTAGCGCTCGCACAGCGTCGGTTCCTCCGCACCAGCATCAGCGCCGTCGTAGTACTCCAGCAGGTCGTCGACCTCGCGCCAGATGCCGTCCTTGAGGTAGACGTGGTGTGAGGTGGGCACCAGCGAGTAGCGAGACTCAGTCATCATCGCTCCGCTGCCCGTCGGCGATAGCCGCTGCTGCGAGTACGGCCCCCACAACCAGCTCGGGGTTCTCACCGACCTCTTCGCAAGTCCACATGACCTGCTCCTTCCCGCGAGCATCGTACACGTAGATGGCTGCACCAAACCTGTGAATGTTGCCGTCGGTGGCGATAAAGCCGCCGTTGGCGAGCTTGACCACCAGGTCGTGCCGGTAGACCTGGGCCAAGCCGGCGGACTTCGCATGTTCCAAGTCAGCGTTGAGCGATGACTCTTCCAACCAGGCGTCGCACGCCTCGCCGAGGTCGGCCGCTTCGTTGCCTTCGCCGTGCGCGTCGAACCATGCGGCGCACAGCGAGATGAGGCTTCGGGTTTCCTTTAGGGTAGTGCGATTTGCAGACATGGTGTCAGTCCTCCTCCTCGTCGTCGTTGAGGAGCGCCTCGACGAAGCGCTCCATGGCGTCCAGGCCGAAGTGCTCCACGAGCTCATCGGAGAGGCCGCAGTTGTTGTTCACGAGCTTCTCCTTCACACGAGCGCAGCGCTCGTTGTCGTCGATCATCGGTTTGACGCCGAGCTCCTTGCACGCCTCCAGGTAGGCGTCGGCGAGGTCGGCCCACTCGGGGTCGCCCTTCGGCACCAGATGGCCCTCGTCGCTGATGAGGCCGCCCGTGGCCTCGATGGCGTCTCGCAGCATGTGCAGTGCTTCGCTCATGGCAGTCACTCCTCGTTGTAGCAGAGCGCCGCTTCAGTGCAGCAGCGCTCGTAGTGGACGCCGGTCACCCGGTGCACGCTCAAGCCGCGGTCGTCACTCCACAGCTCGTCGATCCACTCGAGCGCGGAGCAGATGGCGTCATCGCAGCAGTCGTCGAAGACGTAGACGTCGACGCAGGTGCCGTCCTGCGTCATTCCGTAGACACGCCAGAGCGGGCGCTCGCCCGGGAACCAGCGGGTGTTGATGAGGCTGACGGTCACGCCGCCGAGGATGAGAGTGGTCTCTCCGTAGATCATGGCGAAACCTCCTCGCTCAGGAAGATCTCTTCGTAGGCGGACCACACGAGGTAGTAGCAGCGGCGCCCCTTCCACTTCGAGCGGTAGTAGGCGACGTGCCAGTCGCTCTTGAGCCGGAGCCCGCCGCGCTGGTTGCCGATGTCGTAGCCGTGGTCGGCAGCCCAGGCGTCGAGCTCGTCTCCGCCCACAGCCTTGCGGAAGGTGGTGTAGGTCACGTCGACGGACTGCTCCGTCATGTCGTGCAGCGCTGGTACCTGGCTCTTCGTGAGCCCCGCGCAGTTGGTGTAGTACTGGTAGCCCATGAGGTCACTCCTCCTCGTTGGTGGCGCAGGTGTCGCAGAGGCCGGGCTCTTTGTAGGGGCGCACGGCGAAGCTCTCAGCGCCGCAGCCGGGGCAGTGCGCGCGATGCTCCACAATGCCGCACTCCGCCAGCAGGTCACGCAGCCGCGCCTCGGTGTCGCCCTCGAGCACGAAGGTGTCGGTCGCGAAGCCCGGCCCGCCTGCCCCCCCGGCGGCTCCGGGCCGCACAGCGCCGGCTTCCATCAGGTCGAGGACTCCACGCAAGTAGGAGTGGATGCGGCCTTCAGGGTCGGCGGGCAGCGTGCCCTCGCGAGGACTGCCGCTGATCCGCACAAGCAGTACTGGAGTGATGGTGAATCGCACGTCGTCGATGTTGCTCATGGCGAAGCCTTCCTTCGGGGTGGGCGGCAGCCGGAGTAGTTGGCTGCCATCAGGTGATCTTCGAAGCTCCAGCCGATGGCCGCAGCCAGGCAGGCCCGCTGTCTCGGTGGAACAGAGGGATGGTGAACGTGTCCTCCGCGTCACCGTGCAGGGGCCGCACGACGATCGCCACCGCATCGGGCTCGACGCGGAGCACGACACGGTCGGTGCAGAACCCGTAGTCACCGCATGTCTCGAGCGCATCGAGATCCTCTCGCGTGGCCTCGATGGTGCGCCACTCGCCGTCCGGGATCTGGTCCGTGTCCTCCGCGTCACCGTGCAGTCGGATGGCCAAGCGGAGGAGGTCCATCCGGCCCACCGAGGAGGTGGGGATGTCACGCGCGAGGTACTCGACCTCGTACATGTTGAGGCACCAGTAGTCGGCGGCGTCGGGCTTGATCTCCATGGCCGCGAGGGTCGGCATGGCCGTGGCCACCATCGAGTCGAAGTCGGACAGGAGGCCCGACGCGGGGAGATCATCGGCGACGACGAGAAGCAGGGTGTCCCCGTTCTCGTTGGTGTGGGCGATGAAGTGCATCTTGCCCTCAGGCATGGCGTGACTCCTGTTGCATTGGCCTCGAGGGCCGGTAGTTCTCGAACGGCTCGAACAGTGCCCTGACTGGCCAGCCGATGGCGGCCGCCAGCGCGTCTGCACGCTGACGCAGCCAGGCCTCCTCGAAGCCGGCGTCGTTCTCGACGGCTTGGCTCAGGGGCCAGACGGCGCTGCCGGTGAGACGCAACGTGCCCTTCACCTCGGCGTCGTCCGGGTCGAGACCGACGACGGTGACGAAGGTCTCGGTGCCGTAGCCGCGCACCCGACGGCGGATGGTGCGCGCGGCGAGCAAGGTGCCTCGGGGGCAATAGCTGCCGGTGCCAAGGTAGCACCGACCGATGGTGACGTAGCCTCGGGCGAAGTCGGTCATCGCATGCTCCCGTGTGGGTAGGTGACGGTCACGTCGCAGAAGCGACGCACGAGCAGCGCCTCGAACGGCCAGCCCATGATCTCGGCGACTCGCTTCGCGCGCTCCTCGACGCCGCCAGCTCCTGCCCACCAGAGGCCGCCGACGCCGTCCTCGGCGCGGTCACGCACCGATGTCAGCGGCACGCCGGCGAGGTCTTCCCCGCGCACCCAGCCCTCCGCCGTCGTGCCGTCCGGTCCCTTGCCGTAGATCTTGAGTCGCGTCTTCGGCCCCACGAAGCGCTCGTGCTGGCGGCTGATGCTCTCAACCACGATGATGGACCCGGCCGGCGCCCAGTGGCCGTAGTGCCTGTCGTGCACCCACGCGGCCTCGACGAGGTAGTAGCAGCGGGCGTACTCCTTCTCGGGGTCCGGGTAGGTCGGGGTCGCGAAGGCCGCCTCGATGGCCGCCTTGGCCTTCGCTTCGGCGCGCTCCTCTGCACGGCGTTGACGCGGCGTCATGATGCCTCCGCCTGCATCATCTCGATGCCTCGCTGCTGGGTCGCCCGCGTCGACTCGACGAGGGCCTCGAAGGTCGCGCGCCGGGTGATCCCGCGGTTCTGCCCCATGAAGCGGGAGCGGCGGGGGCCGCGCTCGTACTCCTCCCGGTAGACGCCGTACTCGGAGCCGATGCCGGCCTCGAACCAGAGCTTGAGCCCAGGCGCGTCGAGGTAGACCTCACCTGACACTGCGACGCCACCGGCGTTGAAGCGCACCTTGACCGGGCCCTGCAGCTCCTTGCCGAGAGCACGGGCGACGCGCAGCCCCTCCTTCTTCCACGCCTCCTTGGCGTGCGCGTCGTAGCCAGAGCGCGCCTTGTCCATCAGGTCGAAGAGCTTGTCAAGATCGTACATGGTGTCAGTCCTTCAGGTTGGGGTGGCGGTAGTACACGTCGCGGCCGCCGTGGCGGTTCTTTCGCGCCTCGTCGACAAGCAGGATGCAGTCGTCGAGCAGGCCCTGCCCGCCGTAGCTGCGGCTGTTGTGGACCACGAGCGGGATCTTCACCCGCCCTGTGCTCCGACCGACGTAGCCGACTACGACGTCGCCCCAGAGCTGGCCCGTCTTCGGATCGCCGTAGTGGAAGCGCATGCGCTCCCCGACGCATCCCACGCTCTTGCGGTGACGCTGCCAGAGGCGCAGCAGCAGTGCCCGCAGACGCGGCGGCGTGTCCTTGCAGAACCACATCTCGTTCTCGTAGGCTTCGCGCTCGATCATGTCAGTCCTCCAGGCCGAGCAGGAAGCGCGCCTGCGCCTCCATCCCGGCGTTGTTGATGTCGGCAGCCTCGGCCGCCTTGGCGTCGTGGACGCGCTCGTCGAGGATCTCCTGCATCTCCTCGTCGTTGCTGTAGTCGTCGAGCGAGCCGCGCAGGTCGGCGAGGTAGGTGCCGATGCGCTCCTCATCGGAGGGCTCCGACGGCGGCTGCCGAAGCGAGGCGCGGCGCTCCATCAACCACGAGCTGGTCGAACACCACTCGATGTCGTCCTTGGTGATGAAGCAGGCGCAGCCACCGAACTCGCCCTGTCGCATCTTCGAGCAGGTGACCGCCGCTTCGACCTCGATGAAGGTTGTCTCCAGGAAAGGCAGCCACTGCCGGAGCACCTCGGCATGCTCGCAGCCGAAGCCGTTCTCGAAGTAGGCGTAGTCCTCGCCGTCGCCTTCGAGGCAGTAGGTGATGTCGGAGAATGCCTGCTCGTAGTCGTCGTACAGGCAGGCGTCGCCGTCGTTGTAGTCGACCCAGTCGGCGAGGATGAGCCCGAGATCCTGCGCCTCGCGCAGCACCTCGATGTCGTGGTACGCTCCTCGACAGAGCTTGGCAGCCACCTGGCGGTGCGCCTCGCTGGTCCACTTCAGGTACGGGCTCACGGTTGCTTGCGAATAGTTGTCGGCCATCGTCTACTCCTCAGTTGGGTTGGTGGTTGGTGCATCAGGCGCAGCGCTCGGCCAGCGAAGCGCCCGGAGCTGCATGTTGCAGCCAGTCGCGATGCGCAGCGGCACCTTGGCGACGAAGTAGCCAGGCGCCATCGACGGCATCGCCACGCTGCCGATGCTGCCGTCGTAGATCGTGTTCACGCCGTCCTCGCTGACGTGCTCGAGGTAGTCGTCGAAGTTCGTCGTGAGGTAGACTCGACAGTCGACGTGCAGCGTCGCAGGCTTCGCGCCGGCTGACGGCCCGTAGACGTCGAGGGTTGCGGTCATGCTGTGCCAGGGCATCAGTGCCAGCCTCCCGTTGCTTCGATCTCGGCCGTCTCGTCCCAGAAGCGCAGCGACTCATCGTCTGGCTCGTCGACCGAGGCCTTGCCGGTGACCCGACCGATGATCGGCACCAGCGGCTCACCAAGGCCAGCCTGGCGCTCACGCACCAGCCAGCTCCCGAAGACCTCGCCGTAGTCGACGCCATCCGCGTCACCAGCATCGAACTTGCAGATGTCCTCGCGCAGACGTTCGAGCCACTCGGGCTCCTCGTCGGGCGCGCAGCCGTCGAGCCAGAGCTCGTAGAAGGCGAGGCTCGTCAGGCGCTGGGCGCTGCACCAGGTGAAGGCGCGATCCGGCGAGCAGGCGAAGGCGGCACGCAGCTGCGGCCAGAGCTCGGGGGGCACCGCGTGCTGTCGGAGCCAGCTCTCATTGTCCTTGCGCTGCCCCCAGTAGGGGAAGTCGAGCAGGTCGAACTCGATGCGGTAGAAGATCATGACACACCTCGGATGCGGCGCGCGGCCGCCTTGAGCACACAGACTCGCTCAGCCAGGGTCGTGCCGTTCCAGCCCGTGGCTTGACAGACCAAGCGGGCGGCGTTGCTGTTGATCAGCGTGTCGGCCAGACGATCCCACTCGCGCAGCGGGATGTCGTTGAAGTGCGGGTCGGCACTGGCCTTGACGCGCTCGGCGCCGATGCGACGTGACACCATATCAACCACGACAGCGTTCACGAACTGGTCGTAGTAGTCGTCGTGCGAGACGAGGCGGTTCATGTAGTCGGCGCGGGTGAAGCGAAGCTCAGACATGTCAGTACCCCATCGCTTCGGCGGAGTAGTCGCGCTGCCCGCTGCTCTGCTTCACCCAGCGGGGCACGAGGAAGGGCAGCAGCTCGCCGCCGAAGCCCAGTGCCTCCACTGAGGCGAGCTGCTCGACAGCGCAGACGTCGACATGGTGCGTCTGCATGCGGCCGTCGCAGTCGCGGCCGTCGGTGTGGGTCTCCCGCACCACGGTGCCTTCGTCGGCGTCCCAGGTGTAGGTGCAGTCGTAGCTCGACCAGCCCTCGTCGGTGTCCTCGGAGTGGCTGAAGCTCGCGACCGGCTCGTCGGGGGTGAGCTGGATGAAGATCCAGAATCCACTCTCGTGGGCGTAGAAGTTGGGCATGGTCAGTTCCCCGTGAAAGATGGGTGGCGGGCATTCGTCGGGATGTGGCCCAGCGCAGCCAAGCTCTGGAACCCGCCGCCATCGACGACGACCAGGTGGTCGAGCAGCGTGATGCCGATGACCTCGGCAGCCCTGCACAAACGGCGGGTCACCTCGATGTCCTCAGCCGAGGGCTTCGTGTCCCTGGATGGGTGGTTGTGCGCGATGATGAAGCACACCGCACGGTCGTAGGCCATGACTCGCCGGAGCACGACAGCCGGGTCAACGATGGTGCACTTCCCGTTGCCGACGCTGACCACCTCGACACCGAGCGGGCGGTTGTTTCGCAGCATCGGCACGACAACGAGCCGCTCCTCGCCGCTGCCGTCGAAGTAGGGCAGCACCAGCGCAGCAGCATCAGCAGGCGACAGCAGCGGCGCCTTCGGCACAGCCGGTGGAGCCAGCACAGCCACCGCCCGGCGCTGCTGGTCAGGCGTCGCCGCTTGCCAGAGATCCCAAAGCTCGCGCATCTTCATGTTTCAGCCTCCTCGCCGACCAAGTCGGCAAGCTCTGGTGCGACGAACTCGAAGCTCGTCCAGGGCCACGCCGCCGTGGTCCCATCAGCACCTATGACCATGGCGTAGACGACGCCGTCAACCTTGGCGAAGTCGACACAGCGGCCTCGCATCTGCACCGGCTGCGACGGCGCTGGCGCAGCCACGCCCGAGTTGCTCAGCCACATGCCAGCGACGTCTTGGCGCCAGTGGGCGAGTCGTCGCTCGTAGAAATCATCTGCTTCGACGACGCGCAGGCCGACCAGATCGGACAGCTCAGTGACGGCCTCGCCAAAGAAGATGGCGCTCCACTCGGTCTCGGTCACGATGCCTCCAGGTCTGCGAGCTGGTCTCGCACCTCGCGCGCCAGGTCGAGGCTGTTGCTGCGGCGGTCCAGGGTCACGACGGCCCAGTGCCGGTAGCCGTAGGCGCCACCGGTGAAGGAGTTGTCGCCGGTCTGCCAGCCGAAGCATGGGCTGCCGGGATCCCAGCCGACGGTCACGGTCATGGACGGGAAGGAATCGTCCTCGCAGCCTTCGGCGCGGTACTCGTCACCGATGTGGGCCTTGAGGTCGATGAAGAGCTGGCGCAGGGCGCGCAGCGACGGGAGCTTCATGTCAGTCTCCTGCGATGGTGATGTTGGACCAGTCCTCGGGCGTCATCTCAGCGCCGTCGTGGCGGAAGACGGCCCGCGCCCGGTGTCTCGCCGGGTCCGCCCCGTAGAGCACGGCTTCCCAGTAGGTGTCGCCGAGCGACCGCAGGTCGATCTGCAGGAACCCGGCGCGCTTCACGTGCGGGCCGAGGTCGGCGAGCCGCGGGAACAGCGGGGGCTGCAGGGCTTCGACACCGCAGCCGGGGCACGGCAGGGTGCTGCCGTCGGACTGTTGACGATGGGCCACACGGCCGCAAGCGATACAGACGATCATTCGCTACTCCAAGTCAGTCATGCGGGTGGCGTACACTGCGCCGGGGTAGGCGCTGTTGGTGTCGCCCTCCCACACCAGGCCGGCGGCCTCGGGGGCGACACCGGCCGCGATGTCGTCGATGGTGAGCATCATGAGGGGTGCTCCTACCAGTCGTGGACGACAGAGCCGTCCTCGTTGCGCTCGGCGTCGAAGTCAGCCTCGGCCATCGTCGTCTCCCTCGATTTCGAGCTCCCGCGCCAGCCGCTCAAGCTCCGCCAGCCGGAACTCGTGGCAGCCGACGATGAGGGTACCGTCAGCCCGCGCCGTGTTCACAGAGAAGCCATCAAGGCTGACGCCTGTGATGTCCCGCGCTTGACCCTGACGCTGCGCGCGTCTCACCAGGCCGAGCAGGAGCGACCCCCGTGACTTCACCTCGGAGGCGGACACCCGCAGGTTCTGGCTGGTGTGCACGTAGCCCGCCTCGAGACGCAAGAGGTCGCCGTGCTGCTCCCGGCACTGGACCATGAGCCGGTAGCCCAAGGTCTTGCCCGTCGTACGCCACTCGGCGATGGCAGTAGGCAGATCTCGGCGGCTATCGGCCATGGCCTGCTCTTGCCGGGCCCACCTCGCAGCGCCCCGCGCACGGCGCTGGGCGTCGAGCTCCGCCTCGTAGCCCCGGTGCTCCGCATAGAGCTCCTCCGAGACGCCGCCCGACTCGTCGCCCGACTCGTCGATACCGGCGAGCTCAGCTGCTGAGGCAGCATCATCGACAGCACCCATCAGCTCACGCAGGAGCTTCCGCCTGGAGGGCTTGCGGGTCACGGTCGCCAGCTCGGCGAGCTTCGCGTCGCGGATCGTGAGCCATGCCTGCATCACCTCGGCGGCGGTCGTGCTGCGCGTCAGGCGCATCGACGGCGGCAGACTCACGACGCGTCGGCCGCGCACCGCACCCATTGCCAGCCCGATGTGGGTCGAGGTGGTCACGCCGTGGTAGTCGCGGCTCTCCAGCAGCACACCGCCGTCGACGTGCATGCCGATCAGCGTCGAGTAGCTGAAGAGATACGGACCGTCGAAGCGGATGTTTCCGCTGTAGCCGGACTCCTGGGTCTTACCCGCCCAGTAGTGGGCGACCTCGTCGTTGTTTCGCAGAGACTGTCGTGTCATGGGGTCACCTCGTGTAGCAGAGATCGAACGAGTGATATGGCTCGGTGTACCAGCCGTGCTCGGTGCTCCAGCAGTAGCGCTTCGGCACCACCGCGCCGCCGCCGAAGCTGTCGGTGATGCCCCACTGGTAGGGGCCAGACTCCCAGCACAGGCGCCAGCAGCCCGAGGGCTCCCCCTCGGTCTGCTCGGGCGGGGAGACGAGCACCTCACCGGCCCAGTGCTCGCCGTGCTCGCGCGCCGCACGCTTGAAGAGGCAGGCTGCGCCCCGCACGATGGCGTCCTCCATCGAGACAGGGGCGCCGTCGGTGTCGACGGTCTTCGCCCAAGCCAGGGCAGTAGCTCCACGACGAACGGCAGCATCGCGCTTGGCCTCATTGCTGAGGGAGCGGCAGCGCAGGGAGTCGTCGAAGTAGCCCCGCAGAAAGTCAAGATCGGCCATGGTCAACACCCCATGCGGCGCTCGGCCGCAACCTCGGCGGCGTAGGCCGCACTGTCGTTGTCGTAGTTTCTGACCCACTTCAGCAGCACGCGCTGCTTGGCGTCGAGGTAGCGTTCGGCCACGCCGGGCACGACCCGGTCGCCCCTGCAGGTAGGGCAGGTGACGTCGTAGTCGCCTCGACGGTAGCGCGACTCGCCCGTCTCCTCGTCGATGTCGTCGCGCCAGAACTCGTCGTCGCCCCAGATGCCGCCGGCGTCGATGCTCGGGTTCGTCACCTTGCCCCCGCCGCCGCACATGTGGCAGACCTCGTAGGCTGCGGGCAGCTCGACGATGAAGCTGGTGCCCTCGGCAGCATGCCACTCCTGGTAGGTCACGTCGTGGGCAGGGACGGTGACGTAGCCGTGGCGGTGGTATCGCTCCTTGTCGAGGATGGCCTGCAGCTCCTCCTCGGCCACACCCTGCTTACGTAGTCGCTCGACCTGGTAGTCATAGGCGAAGACCTGCTTCGCTTCGACGTGGTGCACGTGCTCGGTCCAGGTGCCCTCGAACAGCTCGGAGAGCAGGTCTTCGTCCTCGACCTCGCTCAAGTCGCAGACGAGGGTGCGCCGCTGCGCATCGAACCTGGCGTGCCGCGCCAGCCAGCCGGGGCCGGCGAGGGCGGCGAGCACACGGCGGTCCCCCCAGTAGTTGTACTCTTCCATGCTACGAGGCATCATCCACCTCCGAGGAGGCGCCGGGCCTCCTGCTCGTTGAGCATGCTGCGCACGACGCGTCGTCGGTTCTGGTACTTCTCGCCGGTGTGCTCGTAGCACACGCCGAGACCGTTCATGTGGGGCTTGCCGAGCTGGTGCCCCGTGATCTCCCACTCGACCCAGCGGGTGCCGGGCGCAGGCGGAGTCAGCCGCTTGCCCGAGAGGCTGTCCTCGATCCAGCAGAGCAGCCGACCCTGGTACTCGGGCACATTCTCGTGCTCGTGCTGCCACGTGCGGTGCACGGTGCCTCCGGGGAACATCACCGTGGTCTGAACACACCAGTCGCTCATCGCGTACCTCCTGCACAGATGTGGGGCCAGCGCACGGCGGAAGCGTCGCCGCCGAGCCACTCGGACTGGGGATGGAACATGTGTCGAGTGTCAGACATCGGCGCTCTCCTTCAGTTGCGAACCACGATCCAGGGCCGCTTGCCCGTGACATCGCGCGGCCCGTCGATGTAGGCAGTGCCACTGTTGCTGTAGATGCAGACGTAGACCCGCCTCCAGCGATTGCTCCACAGCACCTTGCTGCCATGCGTGAGCCGACTGCCGTAGCCGCTGGCCGTCTGCTGCAGGCCCTTCTCCTGCCAGGGCAAGAGCTCGACACGCGCCGGCACGTAGCCAGCCTTGCCGACGTCGAGCATGTAGGGGGCGCCCTCTCCGCTGAAGCGCAGGGCCCAGCAGGCCTCGGCTCGGGTGGGCCACTCGCCGACGAGCAGGTGGGTCGGGGCCTCGACCCACTCACGATCCTGCATGAGCCAGACACACGGGCCATCCTCGCCGCGACCCTTCCAGACACGCCAGACATCATCGACATGCTCGACGTGGTAGTGCCACTTCTCGCCGTCCTGCCAGTGAAGCTCCTCAGTCATGGGTCACCTCGCGCATGTGGAGGATGCAGGCCACGAGGGCCTCGGTGGGATCGGTGACGTTGGCGAGGGCGGGGACGTGTCGAATCCCCAGGTGGCCCTCGAAGGCGTAGAAGTAGGAGACGCCGCTCGCATGCCGGAGCGCCCACACTCCCGGCGCCACGCTGGACCACAGCGCCGTCCACGAGTCCTCCTCCGAGGCCCCGCAGAGCCGGGCGAGGTGGGCGCGGGCGTGGAAGACCCCAGTGGGGTCGGAGAGGTCGACGTCGGGCCAACGCCCATCGAGGTACGGGTGCGAGATGATGCCGTTCTTTACGCCGATGAAGGCAAGCCGGAGGCCGGCAGAGCTCAGCGGGTAGCTGCCCCCGAGGATGACGTCGCGGCCATCCGGGAGGGTGGAGGGACACCCGCGCCGGGCGAGGTCCGGCACCATGGGCAGGCGAAGATCAGACATTATTGCTCTCCTTCGGGTAGGGCATCTCGACGAGGCCGAGCTCGTCGCAGATGTCGGCCGCCACTTCGGCGAGGTGGCCGCCGCCGGTGCCGTCGACCCACATCGACAGCTCGATGCGGAGGCGCAGTGCGAAGGCGTCGGGGGCGAGCCCCGTCACGGGCCAGCCATTGGCGGCGCGAAGGGCGCCGGCGTCGTGCCAGCGACCATCCCAGATGCCGACGCCGCAGCCGGCGAGGGTAGCGACGACGTCGGAGATCCATGCCGGGCCGACGGTGTCGCGCAGGTGCCAGACGTCGATGCCGCTCGACGCCAGGACGAAGCGGACGCGCATGGCGAACAGGTCGAGCGCACCGCTGAAGCGGAGCAGCTCGTCTCGGCAGCCGCTCAGGTCATGCTCGGCAGCATCAGAGCAGAGCAGGCCGAGGCACCACTCGGCGAGATCGAGAGGATCGTCGGGGTCGAAGACGCGCCCGGAGCGCTGGCATGGTGGGGTCATGGCGAAGCCTCCTCACGAAGTCGGCCCAAGTAGCGAGCCTGGGTCTGGTGCATCGCGACAGCCTCTGCTTTCGCCTGCTCCAGCGGCAGCGCCCGCTCGCCTCGGATGATCTGCCCGCGGACCTTGACCCAGGGCAGCCACAGGCCGGTGCCCTTGATGAGAAGCACCTCGACGGAATCCTCGGGCGGGAATCCGTAGGCACGAAGCGCGACGCCACCAGCATCGCTGCACTGTTCCCATTCTCGCATGATGTCACCTCATCGAATGAAGTCGGCCCAGCAGGCCACGTAGAAGCGCCCGGTGTGCTCGGAGTAGCACAGCGTGGCGGCGTAGCTGTCGCCGGTGTTGCAGTAGAGGATGCCCCCGTCCTGACCCGAGCTGCCGCCCCAGCATGCCTCCTCCGGCATGTAGGTGCGGCGGAGCTGCGGGCCGGAACCGTCCGAAGCGAAGGGCTGGAGGTACTCGACCCCGTGCGTGTCGAGGATGGCGTCAGCCACGGCCATGAGCGCGGTGATGTAGCTCGGGAAGCCGTGGCTGCGGCGGATGTGGTGCGCGCCAGCGGGGAACACGGCGGGGTTGAGCTCGTACTTGATCAGGCCGCGCACGACCCTGGCGTCGGCGTCGCTGAGCCAGGGCAGACCTCGCCGCAGGGTGCGCAGGCTCGGAGCTTGGTCTGGGTAGCTCGCCAGACGCTTGCGTCGCGACTCGTAGCGAGACCAGTAGGGGGACTCGTAGTCCGGGTGGTCCAGCGGGGTAGCCGCAGGCGAAGTCTCAACAGGCAAGGGTCACCTCTCCCAGCGAGCGCGCATGGCCGCGATCTTCTCGACGGGCACACCGTGCACGCAGCGCGCGGCCAGCTCCTCGTCGGACAGGCCGGCATCGAACAGGTCGATGGTCCGCACATTCGCGCCGAAGCAACGGGCCATCTCCCGGTAGAGGAGCATCTCCCACTGCTGGCTGAAGGTGTTGGCCACGGCCACGTTGAAGCCGAGAGCCAGCGCGTGCAGACATGCAGCTTGGCAGCGGGCGTGCGCCTCACCAAGCCGGGCGGGATCGAACGCGTAGTTGCCGCGCTCGTCGACCATGTAGTCGTCGGCCGACAGCGCGACACTCACGGCGCCGGTGGCCTCGAGCTCGTCCGCGAAGGTGGACTTGCCCGCACCGGGCAGGCCTCGGATCTCGAACAGGGTAGGCATCGTACTCCTTTAGTTCTGTCGTTACGTACTCGTCCCATCCGCCGCCGGGGTATCCCCGTGGGCGAACGTTCACGTTGAACCCGTGACGAGCAGCCAGCCGCCGTACGGTGCGGCAGGCCGAGTGCCCGTCCTGGTAGCCGCAGACGCGAGCGACCACGAGCCAGCTCCACCCTGCGTTGTAGAGGGCAGCTCCGTCTCGTGCGTCCTCGATGGCCTCCGCTGTCGTTACGCCTGGACGGCGGCCCATTCAGCACACGTCCTCGAACAGACGGCACATGCCCCAGCTCCCCCCGGAGCGGAGGCCGACCTCGTAGCCGCTGCGGGTTCGCAGGGGGCCAAGCAGCCACGAGGCCGGAGCCGTGCGCTGCTCGCAGGTGACGGGTGCCCGCGTCAGGTCATCGACGAGAGCGAGAGCGAGGAGAGCGACGAGCACGGGCATGGCGAGGTACCTCCTGACTTCCAGGCTACCATCGCGCGGGCCACACGGTGGCGGTGACGACGGTGAGGGTGAATACCACCATCGCGCCGATGGCCCAGGCGGTGGGGCCGTAGCCCCACAGCATGAGCAGGGCAGCGTCAATCCCGCGGGCGATGCGCATGGGCATCACCACGTATGCTGCGGCGGCGGCACCGAGGAGGGCGAAGAGGATGAGGCGCATGGGAAAACCTACGGGAAGGTGGTGGTGACGAAGAAGAGGAGGCCGCCGAGTGCGGTTCCGATGGGCAGGGCCAGCCCCAGGCTGAGCGCCGCCTCGATGAGGATGAGGCGCAGCATCACCGCATCTCGGCGGCGTCGCGCAGCAGGTCGAGGCGCAGGGCCTCGGCCTCGTGGGCGCTGCGACGGAAGCCATCCGCCCGCTCGGGACAGCGCTCGGCGGCCTGGCGCAGCCCGGCGGCGAGCTTCTGCTGCTCGAAGGCCCGCTGCTGCAGGCGCTTCCGGCGCTGGGTACGCGCGCGGGCGGCCGCGCCGTCGGTGGCGAGGAACCCTGCGCTCTTCAGCGCGTCGTACATCTGGTTCATTTGCATCTCCCGCATCTCTCGTGGTCAGTCGGCAGTCCACTTGGACCAACGTGTGTTGGTTGCAGGCCCACGCCATTGCCCCACGCGCGGCGTCATTGCCGCACGCTCGGCTTCGCACCTGCATTACCCGTGGCTTTAGCCTCAGTTGCCTGCGGTCGAGTTATGGCATCAAGTGGTGGAGGCGAGCGGCTTCGAACCGCCCGTCGAGTATCGCAACCTCGGATCTGGGGGGCCACGGCTGGGCTCAGGCGCTGGCGCGCTCAGCTCACGGTGTGCATGTGCACCTGCACACCGGCCAGACGCGCCGTGCCCCGCCCCGGGGCGTATGGGGTAGCCGCAGCAGGCGACCCCCAACAACGAGGATGCACTCGGCGCCGGCGCCACCTGCCGGCCGCCCCCGTATGGTCACTCGTCGTGGAAGGTCTTCGCCTCGGCGACTGCTGCTTCGAGGCTGTCGAAGATCATGACCTCCCCCGCGTCGCCCACGATGGGGCGCCACGAGGTGAAGCCGCTCATGGCGATGAGCCGCCACTGCCCATGGGCGATGCGCTCGGCGCGCAGCTCCCCGAGCCCGGGGTAGACGTAGCCGGTGGGCTCACCGGGAACTTGGCCGCAGGGGCGACCGGGGACACGACGTGTGGTCATGGCTTCTCCAGGAGGTGGATGAGGGTCAGGTCGCCGAGCATCTCGGCGAGGATGTGGGCTTCGAACACGGCCAGGGTCTGGCCTTCGCCGAGCAGGCACGGGTCTTCGATGTTGCCGTGCGCCCCCGCGTAGAGATGCGTGCAGCCGTCGTCGTCGACCTCCCACCAGGAGGAGGCCTCGTCGATGCCGTCGGGGTCAGGCCGAGCCAGCCGCGCGAAAGCGGCTTCGGCGATGGCGAGGTACCCCTCGGGCCCCTCTGCGAATGGGATCATGCCAGGATACCACATGGCTCAGCCCTCGTTGTCCCACGCCACGCACTGGCTGTGCCAGCGCAGCTCCCGCTCGGAGAAGCGCCGAGGGCCAGACAGCGGGTCGCCGCTGCGCCCGTCGCTGATGTAGGCGGCGAGGTCGCCGGGGTCACGCCAGCTGACCGGGCCCTCGGCCTCGCGCCGAAGCTGCCGGGCCTCACGCCGGCGCGCCCCGCGCATCGTCTCGGCGTCGTCAGCAGCCTGCTCCCGCACCAGGCGGGCCAGCTCGTGTTCCCCCCGCGAGGCGCACGCGGCCTCGATGCGGGGCACGGCGGCCCGGAGCTGGACGAGCGCGGGCTCGACTCGCAGCTCGGAGCGGTCCCGGTTCATGCCGACAGCGACGCACGCCACCGGCTCGACAGCGCGTGGCCCCGCGGGCACCGTCACCGGGCCGTAGCCCAGGCGCACGCGCTCCTCCGCACGGGCGCGGACAGCTGCGGCACCGAGGGCCAGGCTCAGGGAGCCGAAGCCGGGGGCGGCGCCGATCACATCGAAAGGCCGCGTCGGGTACTGCGCGTCCTCCCATTCATCCCAGCGGCACTCCTCACGCAGCTCGGCCCACGTCAGGTTGACCTCGTCGAGCTGCGCCGGCGGGACCTCCCGGGGCCAGCGCGAGCGGCGCTTGCTGCGCCGGCCAGTGCCGGGCACAGGAGCACCGCGGGTAGGCTCGCAGTAGCTGGGCTCCGGCGCGGGCTCCGGGGTGGGCTCGGGGGCGGGCTCCTCGGCGCAGCGCCGCAGGAAGATGAAGCGGAGCGCAACGCGTGCGCGCAGAGACAGACCGGGCTCGAAGTACATCATCGGCTCCTGTTGTCGGCTCGCTGGGGCCGACGTGTGACCATCGCGCAGGGGCAGCGGACCATCCCGCTTCCCGCGCTCCCAGGCCACCCACCTGCGTTGCCAGTCGCAGGTGAGCGCTTCGGCACACGAGACATGCTGGCTGGCCTCGTGCTGCGCTCGTGCCTTGCAGTCACATGACTGCACCTCTCGGGGGAGGGGAAGCATTCTCGGAGACCTTGGCACCCCTGCGACAGCAGGCAGGCGGCAGCGCGTCCGCTCCCCCGATGGGCGGGCGGGCCCCCAAAGCCGGGTGTTCTTGGCGCGTGGCCGGCGTCACGCGGGAAGGTCAATCACACATGGCGCACCTCTTGGTGGTGGGGGTGTTCGCGTACGGTCGTGCACTGCTGCGGGCACCTGGTACAGTGTTTCACGTGTTTCATTTTCGCGTGAGACACTGTAAGTGCTTGGAATCCTGTTCGCGGATCCGTTGTTTTATACCGAGTGCACACCAATGGAGGATTTTTGTGGCGAGCGGAAAAAAGAGGGGACCTCCTCGGGGGGTTTGTTCGCTTACGGCTCGCCGGATGGCTCCGAAGTGCAACCAGTATTTAGAAGTATAACTAAGTATAGTTATAAGATTACTGATTGCTGCTGCTGCGGCGGTTGGCGCGGCCCTTCGTGGGCCGCGCTGCCGTGGTTGTAGCCCCCGGCGGGGTAAGCCGAAGCCGAGAGGGGGAGGTGGCGCAACACTGGGGCAGGGCTGCGCCGTAAGTAGCTGAATATGCGGGGGGTAAGGCAATATGCAATATAGTGCATATACGCTTACCGTGATGCACATTGTATGCGCGGGAGTAAGCGTTACCGGGACAGCTTGTGGCGGATCTCGCTGTAGTCCTGCCACGCGGCCTCACTACGGCCCGCCGCCAGAGCAGACCCCCAAGGTGACACACGCATGCGGACCTGGGGATCGACAGTCGCCCCCTCCCACGAAGACACGCGCGCTGGCGTCGTCGTAGAGGTTGCGCCGCTGCGGACTACGATGCGCTTCCGCTCGCACATGGTACGCAGAGCCGCATCCATGAGCGTACCGACGTGCCCCTGCGGTAGCGCGATAGTCAGGGTCACTACGTCATCCCCCTTCGGCATGGCGCGGGCAACCCCCGCCCACGAGCGAAGCTCGCCCGCCGCCTCCCCTGCCAGGCGCGCGCGCTCCGCCCATGCCTCGTTGTCCTGCACGTCCTGCGCCGCCCGCGCCAAGTGCGGCGCGCGGTCCTTCCTCGCATGCGCCAAGCGCAGAGCGGCCCCTTCGGGATCCCTGACTTGGGCCCTACACTCCGCCGCCCCCTGCGCGAGCAGGTCACACGCAGAGAGCAGCACGGCGCGAAGCTGCGCCGGCGTCGCTTCGATTACCATTACGCACCCCTCCTGGTTGCACTTTCGCTCTATCTGTTGACCCTACGCGCGGGCACACCCCTTCGATGGGCTGGCGCGTAGTCGGAGCCGAAAGCAAAGACATAAGCATAGGGCCAGGGCAGCTTAGCTGCCCTGGCCCATTCGGGTTTGGCGAGCCCAGCAACGGCGCGAGGGCGCCGATACCAGCTTGACCGTGGGTTATCCCCGCGGCCCCTGTCATCGCCCGCTAGGGCTCTGGTTCGAAGCTGCAATATCGACCAATGGGCTCCCCGTATCGTTTCCGGATCATGGCCCATTGTTCCCTCGTGGGTGCGCCGTTGCGGGGCCCACCTACACTGTCGGCTTCGGGATAGCCGACGATAGCGACCGATCGCCGTTGTCAATGGCGACGCGCTATCTGTTTATGTGTGTGAATACCGTTCAAACGACCGCCGCCGGTATCCTACCCGGTACGCTACGCCGTTTCGTCGCTTCACCCTACTGTATGTGAGGCGGTATTGGCGTCTATCCGTCGAGACGCGCTACCCACCGCCGATCCTTTGCTACCCGCGCCACGATCCCGCTTCCTGCCCTCTGGTTCCTTTCACCGGGAGCGCCGGGGCCGCGGGCTACTGCCACCATGGGGGCCGCCTACGCTTGTGAAGGGGGCGCCCATGGCGCGGGGTAGCTGCTACCGCCGTCGCTGAGGGAGGGGGGGTCGTGGGGGGTGTCAAAGGGCGCAAGCCGACTACCTGTCGCCGACCCTCGGGGGCTACCTCCGGGGCGACGGATCCCGCTATCGAGCGGCCGAGTGGACCCTTGGGTGATGCCATAGGGCGCGCACGTCGAGACCCGGATCCCCACTGGTGTCCCGGGCGACAGCTACAGAGGACGGAGGGAGGGCTTACCGGGTAGTCGCGCACGGGGCGGAAAGTGACGCGTCGTCGCTTGCCGTGGCGTTACTGCCTTCCTCCTCCCGTGCGCCGACATAGGGGCCGAAGCCCTTGCTGCGGGTGGGGGGCGGATCAGATCACCAGACAGGGGACACCGTCCGCTATGCCGCGGAGGAGGCGCCTGTCTGTACGGGTAGGGGCTGAAAAAGACCGAAGGGGGCCGAGCGGGGGTTAGCCGTCCGCCCTCTGAGGAGGACCAGGGAGTCCCCTGGTCCTGCACAGAGGGCAGCGGGCTACCAACCGCCGACCTTGCGGGAGGCCGCCTTGCGCCGCGCGCCCGGGACAGGGATCGAAGCGTTCCGACCGCGGAGGTGACTGTCCATCGCGGACAGCGCCTCCCCGTGGGAGCGGTTGCTGCCGTTGACGGCGACGGCGGCCGCGATCGCGTGGGTGATCGCCTCCTGAGCTTCCTGGTAGCTGGGCGCCGCGGTGATCAGGCGGAGGATTGCGGCCTTGACGGCGGTACGCTCCGCGCCGACCGTGGAACCATCGAAGTAGGCGATCGCGCTCTTGCCTTCATCGGGGAGGTAGACCAGGAACGCAGGATCGGCGGGGAGCGCGGAGCGGGCCTCGTCCTTCCCCAGCTTGGCGCCGACGCGGTAGCGGCCGATCATGCTGGCGACGGCGGGATCGGCGGGATCGGCGGAGGGGGCCACGGTGTCCAGGGTGGCCCGGAGGTTGGCGATCGTGTCGTCACGATCGGCGATCGTCGCCAGGAGGGCGGCGATCGTGGCGTCGCGGTCGGCGATCGTCGCCAGGAGGGAGACGGCGTCGGTGTTGGTGTCGGTGTCGGCAGGGGCCGGCGCCACGTCGACGACGACGGGGGCGGAGGGGGCGGAAGCGGCGGTGGTGCTGGTCTTGCGGGACATCGGGTCATCCTACGGGGTGCGGGGCCAGGGGAGATCCGTGGCCACGGCAGGAATGTACTACCGCGCTATGGCGCTGGCAAGGCGGTACGCGCAACCCTACCCCGAAAGGAGAAGGAACGCGCGCGAGGCAGCCTGGCAGCCCGGCAGGGGGGCAGCTCGGCAGCTCGATCGCGGCGGGGGGTTCCGCCAGGCGGCCGACGGAGGGGGGGTCGGCCAGGATGCCGGTGCCGCCGTGGTCGTAGCTGAGGGGGAGGGGGCATTCCGCCCGCGCGGGACGTGACCGCTACGCGTGGTGCCCCAAAAATCCGCAGCACCTCCCGCCCCTCCCACCATTTATTCGTTGCGCGCCACGCAACCAGCATGCTACTCCTCACCCACACTCCAGGTGCCAGCCATGGACCGCTACACTCTCCGCTCCCTCCGCCGCCTTCGGGGCCCCCTCGTGCGGGACCCTATCCTCTGTATGATCGTCCCGGCGCACTACACCCAGCAGCGCCTGGCCGAGGGGGGCGTGGTCGTTCGCCGCTTCCCCCTGCCACCGCCGCAGCGCATCGTCGAGATGGACATCGCGCAGGCGGCGCCGGCTCACGCTCCGGAGAACCCGCTCGAGTTCCGCGAGTTCGTGATCCGCCGCTGGCGCTACGCCGAGACCTTCCTCGTGCCGACCACGGATGTGCCGCGCATCACGGCCGGCGCCATGGAGCGCAAGATGGACTGCACCGTCGCCGACCAGAGGTTGCCCGGCGCCTCCCTTGGGGAGATGTCGCGGTTCCTCCGTCGTCTGGGCTACGCCCCCAAGCGGATGCGCGTCTCGGAGATCCACCGGCTGTACCGGCGCAGGGCGGCGAAGTCGCGCATCACGCTGGCGATGTGGTGCATCGGTGACTACGACCACGGCAACAAGCTCGTCATGACCTGCGGCGACGACACCTGGTGGCACCTGTGCTGCCCGCTCGCTCTGCCCAGCAACGCGGCGGAGTCCCCGTGAACCGGCGCGACTTCCTGCACAACCTCGCGCTCGGAACCGCGGCTGCGTGCGCTGCTCGGCTGGTCGGCCCGCGACAGCTACCGGGCGGTGCACGCGATGGCGATGACGCTGCTGCGAACAAGACCTGCGCATTCACGCCGCTCCCCGTGTCGTTGCAGAGCCTCATGGACCTCGTCGAGGAGTACCAGCGGCGTGTGATCGCCGACTTCAACAACAGCATGCACGAGCTCTGGCTCACCGGGAGGCTGCCATGAAGACCGATGAAGCGGCGCTGCAACCGTCGCTGCGCCCTGGGCCGCAGCTCCCGATGGTGCTGCCACACGCTGTCGTCTTCGCCAACGGCGACCACGCCTACATCGTTCGTCACCGCGACGCGATCGGCGACTTCTTCTGCCTGCGCACCCTGGCCGAGCTCGAGCAGTTCTACTCCGAGCTCGAGGGGCAGCCGCATCGTGCCGAGCTCGCCGCCGGAGGCTCTCGCTGGGCAGCTGCCGACGAAGCTGTCGCTGATGGCATCGTCGCGCAGCGGAGCGACTCGCACCCGCGGCTGGTGTGGGCGCAGAGCGTCGGCATCGAGCGGCCGTTGCCGGGTTGGCGCGATGGTCGTGGCTTCGCAGGCTGCAGCTCCTGCGAGAAGCACCAGCGCTACCGCGGCTACGAGCCGACCGCCATCACGGGCGACTGGCAGACCGACCCGCCGCTCGCAACCGCTCGCCGGCTGCTGACCGACCCGGCACACGCGCCGATCGCGCTCGATGACGCCAACACCTCCACGCAGGCCGTGTTCATGCTTGCCCGAGGCCCGCGGCAGCACGCCCACGGGATCACCATCTCGTGCCCGGTCCGGCGGCTGGCCTCCGGGCGCATCGCCCTCGAGGCCATGGCCCGTGAGCTGGCGAAGCAGATCCACGAGGCGCGCCTGGCTTGACTGCCTATGATGGCTCTCGCTATCATGAGCTGGCACATGGAGGCAGCACAGCAATGGCCGCTGAAGTCCTGGAAATGATGTCGCTGCGTCTGACCGAGGAGTCGGACGTGGCTGCACTCGACGCGCTCGTCGGGCGCTTCGGCTCACCGTCTCGGGTCGAGGCCGTCCGTGAGGCCATCCGTCGGGTGGCTGCCGAGGCGCCGATGCCGGCCGACGTGATGCTCTGGTACAAGGGCAAGGATGGCGTCGCAGCGCGGCTGTTCGCCACCGAGATGCACCAGGGCCCGATGACGGCGCTGGCCGCGCTCGAGCGCGCGGTGGCCTTGGAGAAGCGCGGCTTCGCCGTGCGCGCAGAGCAGATGCCCGAGCTGCCGGCGAGGCTGCGGCCGCATGCTGATGCCGAGGAGCTCTGCCAGGCCTGTGGCTGCGCTGCCGATGACCACGACGAGAGCTGCAAGCGCGGTGCACGATGAGCTTCAAGTACGCGACCCCAGACCCCAAGAGCCTCGCGCGTATGGGCATGCTGATCATCAACCCGCCCAGGGGCGAAGACGGCGCTATCGAGGTCTGCTGCGAGTGCGGCAACCGGATCCCCGCGCAGTGCATCCGCCGCTACGGCGAGCTCCGCTCCTTACAGCACCCCGAGGTGGCTGGCGTCGACTGCTTCATCCTCGCGTCGGCCTCGTCGGTGGTGTCCGTGTCGACCTGCCAGCGGGGCTGCGGCCTGCCGATCGACAAGTTCACTGTGCTCGACCTTGGCGGCTACGCGCCGGTGCTCGGTCATGGCCTCACTGCGGATGGCACCGCCTGGAACTTCCACGCTCCTGACGGTGTCTGGTCGGTGCACGTCGGCTGCATCGACGGCGCCGTCGGCTGCGTCAGCGACCGCAGCGCCGAGCTCATCGTCGAGGGCGACGACTGGCACATGTGGATGGGCTTGTATCGGCTGCGTGCGGACGTGCTGGCGCGGATCCGCTTCGCGCTGACCCCGTGGGGCAACGTCGTGTGCGGCCGCGTGACTGCTGAAGGAGGTGAGGCATGAGCGATCCTACCGGGTTCGACGCAGCTCCGGCTCACTACGCCGGCGGCCGCGAGGTGATCGACATCATCCGGGACCGTCTCGGTGATGCCGGCTTCATCGCCTTCTGCGAGGGCAACGAGATCAAGTACCGCATGCGCGCTGGTCTCAAAGGTGACGCGTTCGAAGACCTGCGGAAGGCCCGTTGGTACCGAGAGATGGCGGATTGTACTCTTGGGCTTGGTCCTGACCCGCGGTCTGGCCGCCCAGGCTTCACCAGCTACCGTCGCGGCGAGCTTGGCGACAGCGACAAGGCCCAGCTCGAGAAGCTCGGCAAGGTGAAGCCATGAGGTTCATCATCGACAGCTGGCGCCTCATGTCGCAGCGGGACCAGCGCCTGCGCTTCTTCATCTGCTTCCCTGGCGCCCTGGTGCGCTACTACTACGCGCGGGTATGCCATGAGCCATGAGGCGCTGCTGGAGGAGCTGGCTGCGCTGGAGCACCGGCAGTGGGCCCACTGGACGAACTACATGCTGTGCGTCCTGGCACCGCTGCTGTGCTTGGCCGATGACGCTGATGTCCCGGAACCGGGTACGCCGGAGGCGAACGCGCTCGACGCCCTGGTTCGCTGGCGCCGGCAGATCGCTACGCCGTACGCGGAGCTCAGCGAGTCCGAGCGCGAAAGCGACCGCGAGTGGGCTCGTGAAGTGCTCGCCATCGTGGGGGACGCGTCATGAACAGCGATGAGAAGGTCGCCACCCTGCAGCAGGTCGCCGACTACTGGTCTGGTCGGACCCGCCCGCCGCGGGACACCGACTCCGGCGAGTACAGCATCACGCACTGCTACGGCGACGACACCTACACGCTCTACGGCAGCTGCCTGCTCATCGCCAAGGACGCGAAGCGGCTGGCTGAGCGCCCAGACATCGTGGTCGAAGCCCGCCACGACCCGAACAGCGGGGCCTGGATCAAGGTGAAGGCCTCCGATGTCGGCTCGCTTGGCTTCAGCCGCCAGATGTCGGACGAGGCGCGCGAAGCGGCTGGCCGCCGGCTGCGCAAGGTGCGCGCTGCTGCGGCTGCGCCCGAGCCCCTGCCCGAGAGGGCGACCGAGTTCGCCTTCGACATCGACTTCTGACCCTCGGCGGCCCCCCGCCGTTGCGTCTTGAGCAACACTGCGCTACCCTCTCCACGCAAGAAGGAGCTGCTCCGTGCCCACTCCGATCGTGACCAACCCCTCTGCCCCCGCGCCGCGCGGTGGGCCTCCCCCCCAGGCCGCCGCCTTTCTGATGGACCACCAGCAGGTCTACGCGGACCTTCTCACGAGCAGCCTGCCCCACCCGCTGCTCACCGTGGCGATCTACAGTCTGCTCGTCTCCAACAACGACATCGCGGCGGCGGGTCACGCCGCCGGCGACACCAACGTCGTCTCGAGCGCGCTGCAGGTGATGGAGGCCATTCTCACCAACGAGCCGTCGCTGGCCGACATCGCCAGCGACAGCCCCGAGATGTACATCGGCAGGGTGTGGCTCCTCATCGACCTCGAGGTCATGACGTCGCTGCTCCCCGCTTCGATGCTGACCCCCGAGCTGGTCACCACGATCATCGAGGTGGGGGAAGTGCTGCGCCAGCGCGATGCTCTGGAGAGCCGCATCGGAGCCGGCCAGGCGCCGACCGTGGTGCAGGCAGCCCCGAGCCACCCCAACCTCTCCCCTGCTGCAGCAGCGCTTCGCGCGAAGGCGCTGGGGGGAGCCGCTCCCCGCCAGGAGAGCGTGGGGGCGCCTCGCGGAGCTCCGCTGCAGGGCTTCGCCCGTCTGGCTGAGCCCGCGCCCGCAGACTCCTCCGAGCACGTGGATCTCGATGGCTCGGACCGCGTGAAGCGCGTCCTCGCCGCACTCGGCGAGGAGTTCGACGAAGCCGACCCCAATGCGCTGAGCGCTGCCCTGCGGAGGCGGATCCAGCACACCCACCCCCAGCAGCAGTAGCCAGCCCATGGGCCTGTTCCGCCGCTCTACAGCTTCGCAGGTAGCTCCGGCTGCGCCGGCTCCCGCAGCCGCAGCCGCAGCCGCAGCCGCAGTCGCAGTCGCAGTCGCAGCCGCAGCGCCCCCGCCTGCGCCTACAGAGCGCCGGGTCTCGCTGGTCCTGCCGGGTGATCTGGCGGACCGGGTGGAAGAGCTGCGACAGCGGCTCAACTCCAGTGCCTTCGCCCAGCGCACTCGCCGGGAGGTCACCTTCGAGGAGGCCGTCCTGTGGGCGCTGTACGATGGGGTCTCGCCGGCGGAGGCTGTCGCGGCGCCGCCGCCTGCCACTCCGGTGGGGTTCGAGCCAAGGCCTGCAGCTGCGCCTGCGGCTGCGCCTGCAGCTGCGCCTGCAGCTGCGCCTGCGGCGGCGTCGGCTGCGGGCTTGGTGATCTCCGAGCCCTCGGCGGCTGCTCCCACTCCCACGACACCCCGGGCTCCGACTCGGATGTTCCTCCCCGACGGTGACCGCTGCATCGAGGCGGATGCGGCCGCGGTGGCCTCCTACGTCTACCGGGGCTGGCGTCGCTTCCTGCGAACGGACAAGAGCACTGGGATGGCCTTCCAGTGCTTCTGGTGGCCCCACGCCGACCGGGACCCTGGCCAGCTGGAGCCCAGGGCGGTGCGCCTGCCCTCCGACCATCGGTTCGACGGAGTGGTCGACGTGCTGCCCGCCTTCCCCCACGATGCTGCCAGCGTCAAGCCAGGCTTCGGCGCAGGAGGTGCGGGAGCGGCCCCGCAGCTGGTGCTTCATGTCCCGAACTGACGATCTGTCGGAGTGGGGGGAGGACGCGTGGGGCGACGCTGCTGACGCAGCCAGCGCAGCCGGCGCAGCCAGCGCAGCCGAGGCGAAGCCGCGCCCCGTCAACGGCCCGCTGCGGGCGGAAGCGCTCGTGGTAGCCAGGGACAGCGAAGACGCCGACCCGAGAGTGGTCGCTCTCCAGCGCCGCAGCGAGCTGAGCGAGGCGCTCTATGACGTCATGCTGGCGCGGAGCTTCGCCATCTCGGTGGCCGACGCCGCTGCGATCATGGGTATCGACGAGGAGCTCGCCTGGCAGCTCTACACCGAACACCCCCAGTGGCTGCAGATCGAGCGGAAGCTGGAGATGGTGTCTCGGGCGAAGACCCGGGCCAGGGCGGTTGCGGCCACGGAGAAGGTCGTGCCGATGCTCACGCGCATCATCGACATCGACCTGGACGAGTCCACTCGACTGGCGGCGGAGCTCGCCGCTGACGGCGACGACGACGGGAAGCGCCGACGTGGCAGGCCAGTCGTGGCACGGCCCCCGGTATCCGCCACCGAGCAGATCGCCGCGGCGGAGATGCTGCTGAAGCTCGGAACCCACGCGGAGTTCAACGAGGCGGCGATGGCTGCCGCTGCGGAAGCTGCGGGGGGCAGTGAGATCGAAGTCGCAGTCGGAGCGAAGGACGGGGAGATCCGCGCCGCGCTCCGCGCACGCATGCGCCGGCCGAGCGGCGAAGGGGGGTAGTGATGGCGACGCTATGGGACGTCGGCTGCGGCAACGCCGCGTGCCCGACCAAGTTCGAGGTGGCGATCCCGGACGTGTGGAGCGACGAGATGGAGCAGACGTTGGAGAACTACGTCTGCGCGAACTGCGGGGGGGAGCTGCAGCAGCTCAGCGCGGATGGGCACTTCTCCATCTTCCGCCCCCTGGAGCTACCGGACGGCACGGTCGCGCACTCTCGCCGCGAGCTCGACTACGCGACGAAGCTCCACGAGGAGGAGACCGGAGGCAAGAAGACCCTGGCCATCACGGAGATGTCGCGGGCAGAGTGGAACCAGCGGGGGGAGGAGGCAGAGCATCGGGGCTGGCTCCATCGCCAGAAGGCGGGGGTGACCCCCCGAGACATGGCGGAGCGCGACAGGCAGACGAAGCTGCAGGAGGCGCAGGCTCGGCAGGAAGCCGAGCGACGCAACGAAGACCCGGACTTGGCAGCGGAGGCGGCGAGAGCGGCTGTGCCTGCCTTCCGCGCCGCGCCTGATCCGAACACCCCAGGGCGTGCAGTGCGGGAGGGGAGGGCGCTGACGTCCACCCCAGGGATCGGAGTCGCCGCCGGCGCCGCGTCGGACCGCAGTGCGCTGCTCAAGCAGGCGGCGGCGTCTGCGAAGGCTGCGCCGTCGGAGAGGGCGGGGTAGTCTGAACGAGAAGACGCGCCGCGCTGCGCGTGAACCAGCAACACGAGGTGAGCGATGGACATGAAGAAGGAGCTCGAGGACACCGAGGGCACCCCCTGGGAGAAGACCACCAAGAACGCGGCCAAGATCATGGACATGGCCTCGAGTCTCGACGCGGCGCTGGACAAGGCGGAGGAGGGGGGCGCCGAGGCGGAGGGCGAGCCCTCCGAGGAAGGTGGCGCTCCCGCTGGCAGCGACGACGACACGGCGAATCGCTTGGCGACCGACCTGGGCATGGACATCGAGGAGGCGAAGAAGCTCGTCGCCGCCGCCAAGGACTTCCCCGGCACGAAGGGGATGGAGGGGACCGCGCTGGTCTCCGCGCTCATGGACGACCCGGTTCTGCTGGCGGATCTCCGCGATGCCGCCAAGGGTGGGGGCAAGCCCGCGGGTGACTCCGAGGGGGAGGAGCCACCGCCTGCCGAGGAGCCACCTGCCGAGGAGCCGCCGATGGACGCCTTCGCCGCAGGTCCCCCGGGGATGGGGGCAGGGCCCGCTCGCACCGGCGCGGCCTTCGGTCCGGATGAGTGGGAGAAGGCATGAGCGACCGCGTCGGCATGCCGCTGGAGGGCTTCGCGCCCTCCGGCATCACTCCGGCCGCGCCGGCTGCGCCGGCCGCGCCGGCTGCGCCGGCTGCGCCGGTCGAGCCGGCCGAGCCCGTGGTCGAGCCGGCTGCGCCCGTGGTCGAGCCGGCTGCGCCGGTCGAGCCGGCCGAGCCCGAGCCTGTGGCCGAGCCCACGCCCGAGCCGGAGCCGCCGCCCGAGCCGTACCGCATCGCTGACGACGAGCGGGGCAGCTACGGGGAGCTGGGTGCCGCCGTGTGGTTCGACTCCGCGGTGGCCGCCGTGCCGGAGGAGCATCGAGAGGCGATGCTCGCGACGATGCGGGAGTGGGGCGACATTGCCACGGCGCGGCAGGGGTTGGAGGAGCTCGGGGCCTCCATCGACGGCAGGATTGAGCGACTGGACGCCTTGCTGAACGCCGACGGCCATGAGACGAAGAAGGCGCTCATGGCCGAGGTCCGCGGCGTCATCGACACCGAGGTGGCGGCTCCTCTGCGAGAGGCCATCGAGTCGTTCGAGGCCCGCGCGGCGGCGGAGCTGCGTGAGTGGGTGGAGGAGGCGTCGCCCCAGGTGGTGAACGATCCGGAGCTTCGCGAGCTCTACGGCGACCTCTACGACACCATGAGGCAGCGCCACCCGGAGATGAAGGAGTACGCACTCCGCCGCCGGGTGCTGAACGCGGTGCTGCGAGGGGTCGAGCCGGCGGAGCCTGCGCCCGCAGCTGCTCCTGCTCCCGCCCCCGCAGCTGCGCCTGCGCCTGCGCCCGCCTCTGCTCCGAGGGCGAAGCCGAAGGGCCCTGGGGTGCTCGGGGACGTCACCCCTGCGAAGGTGGAGGGGGCGAGGCCCGGCTGGCGGGAGCGGGGGAGCGCCCTGGCGGGGCAGGTCGCTCCCAAGGAGTGGTTCTCCCGCGAGTAGCCGCGCTGGTGCGGCTACTGCGTGACCGGGACCTTGGGCTCTCCGATGGGCCCAGGCCCCGGGGGCACCGCGCCGACGCTGGGGGGCGCACCCGCTGCGACGTTGCCAGGCGCCGCGGCGGCGCCCAGGTCGAGCCCAGGGGGAGGGGCGGCTTCGCCCTGCGCTCCGGCTTCCAGTCCTGCGGCCATGCCCGCTCCGGCCGCCCCACCTTGGGCTGCGGCCATGGCGTCGGCCTGGGCCTTCAGCTTCTCCTCGAACTCCTTCTTCGTGAGCAGGACGTTCGCGGGGGCGCCCATCATCCGCAGGATCCAGTCGACCATGCTATCCGCGTCGAACCGCGGGGTACCCTGCAGCAGGGGGGTCAGGGCGATCATGCGCTCCATCACCACCTGGGGATTGACCTGCTGCCGGGGGTAGACGTCGATCTTGTACCGCGCTGGTGCCTTGGCGAAGAGCGCCTTCGACGCGTAGCCCAGGCGCATGTCCTGGAGGAACGCGTCCCGTGGGAGCCGAGGGCGGGGTGAGCTGCGGATCATCCGATGGTGCTTCGCGGCCAGCTCGGCCACGGCGTTGTCGATGGGGCGACGCCGAGAGCTGATCCGGTCTCGGGCGTCGGCCTGCATGACCGCCAGCTCGGTCGCGGTGCGCGCCCCCGTGGACTGCCCCCGCTTGCTGTCCATGAGCGACGTCTCGAAGGAGCAGCTCTCCCGCATGAAGTTGATGAAGCCGGTGATGGCGGGGGCTTCGTCTGGCAGGGGCAAGGGCATGAAGGCGTTGGCCAGGTTCCAGTCCTTCGCCGCCCCCACATGACCTCCCTCGACGTTGGCTGGGACGAACGCTCCTACCGGAGCGCGCGCTGCCTTCAGCAGGGTCTCGAGCTTCACTCGCGAGGAGTCGTAGAGCATCTTCGGAACCAGGCGGTAGGCGATCTCCTGCTGCAGGGTGGTCAGGTCGTTGATGCTGTCCTGCTTGTCGAGCAGCAGGTGCACGTCGCTGTGCCCGAACATGTCGCGCCCGGTCTCGTCGAACGCCAGCCTCGTGAGGGGCAGCTCATCGAACCCACCGCTGCGGAGCACCACGCCGCCTCCCAGCCCGCGCTGGTGGTAGTGGACCACGTCGCCCGTGTGGCAGTCCCAGAACTGCCAGATCCACACCCACCGGCGCGAGTTGAACAGGTCGCGGTTCTGGGACCAGGTGGTGGCATCGGTCAGCCAGTCGGGCCAGTAGATGTCCGAGCTGAACGCCCGCATCTGGTCTTCGGTCATGCGGTAGTAGCCGCTGCGGACGCGCTCCCAGAACAGCCCCTCCGGGATCGGGGTGAGGTAGAGGAAGTAGGCGCTCTCGTCGAAGTAGGTCGCAGTGGGGTCGAAGTGGACCGACCCTGGGCGCGCCGTGGTCGTCACCGGCAGCCCAAGCTCCATGTCCAGCTCGGTGACGAACCACGCCTGCTTGCAGATCTGCGAGTGTAGGATTGCGGTGTTGATGCGCTCGTCGAGGCGGCTGATGTCGAACGTCCAGTTGATCAGCGCGTCGAGCCCCGCCTGCTCGTCGCCATCGAGCGGGGAGAAGCGGCCGTTGAACGTGGCCGACACGGGGCCGGACAGGTTGGAGCGCGCGGAGTCGATGACGGCGTAGATCACGTTGACCGTGGTCAGCAGCCGCGCCCTACGCCTGCCCGCCTCCCCCGGGTTCCGCCGGAGGTAGTCCGCGCCGAAGTCGCCCATCCACGCAGCCTGCGCCCGGTTGATGTTGGGCAGGTCGACGTTGCGGTACCGCGCGACGTGGGCGTCGATGAGCCGGCTCAGGGCGGCCTTGCTGCTGCTGTTCATGTCCGTGGCTCCTATGCGTCGCCAGTGATGCCCCAGGCTATCGCGTCAGGATCGTACAAGCTGCGCACGCCTTCCGGCGTGGCTCCTACACGATTCGCTTCCTGCTGGGCGAGGGCCTCCAGCATCTTCGCCGCAGTGATGCCTTGCGCCCCGCCGGCGAAGAGGGGGGCGAGCTCCTGGTCCATCTCAGCCGCAGCGCGACTGCGCAGGGCGCTGATGATGGCGGAGGCGCTGACGAGCTCCTGTCGCAGCGCCGCCTCCTCCTCCGTGTCCTTGCGGGGCAGGCGGAACACGGTGGTGACGAAGATGTCGGCGGCGATGACGTAGCATCTCGCTTGGTCGAAGTGGTGGCGCGCGCCGGTGTTGTCCGCGCGCTTCTGTCGCGGCTTCCAGTCGCCGTTGTACTGCGCCAGCTCGAGCAAGCCGCTGCGGCTCCGCAGCTTGTGCCTCCGGCTGCGGAGGCCTTCCGCGAGTCGGGCGGTGCCCTGTTCGATGCTCGACTGCGTCGCCTTCCACCCCGGCAGCCCGTCGGTGTCGTACCAGATCGGGTGTACGTTGCGGTCGCGCAGGACGGAGATGGTGCCGCCGGCCCGCTCCAAGGCGATGGCGCAGGGGAACTCTGCGGAGGGGGAGTAGAGCTTCTGCACCGCGACGATGATGTCCGCCATCTGCTCCGGCAGCACCTGGCCGCGCCACGCTGCCACCTCGTGACCGTCCCGAGCGCGGAGCACCACCAGGGCGGAAGGGTCGCCGCTGCCCCGCTTTGAATAGCCGGCGGTGTCGGCGATGAGGACGTACATCTCGTCGACCGACGGCTCGTCGAAGATCTCCGCTCCGTAAGGGCCCTCCCGAAGCGCTGGGCGCTGGTCGGCCTCGGCGAGCATGTCGGCGATAGCGTCGGCCGGCATGAGGGTGTTCCCCCCACCGAGCCACCCGTGGTAGGGGCTGGGGGGGTACTTGCTGTCGAACTTCGGGTAGCTGCCGCGGAAGGTCGACACCGTCTCCAGCCGGCGGAACATCAGGTGCCCGTCGCTGATCCTGCTGGCTTCCTCACTGAGTCCCGCGGACTGGGAGTAGCGGTAGATGATCTCTGCAAGCCGCTCCTCCTCCTCCGTCCGCTTGAAGTCGGGGGGGACGTCCGCCTGAAGAGGCTCCAGCCGCCACCAGGGGACGAAGATGGGGTGGAACCGCCCCTGGTTGTCGAGGGCAGCGAACCACTTCTGCTGGTGGTCGCTGCCGAAGGCCCCCCACGTGGACTCCAGGAATACCTGGGCGTTGCCACGCTGGTTGAATGCGGGGAAGACGTTGCCGGCCGCCCGGGTCTGATCGAGGATCTCCCCCCACTCACTCAGGATGATGCGGTCCACGGCGTGGCCGATACCTGCCGTCGGGCCCCCCAAGCTGATGACCTTGATGAAGCCCCCGTGGAGAAAGGTCATGCGGCGCTCGCTCCCCGACTTCTGCGACTGGTCGAGGGGCACGCGGAGGCACTTCGGCAGGTGGCGGTAGGCGAGGCGGATCCGTCGGAACAGCTCGGTGGCGACTGCGTCGCTGTTGGCGGCGATGACGCACTGCAGCCCGCGGAAGTACATCGCGTCGCGCAGGATGATGGCGAGCGACAGCACAGTCGACATCATCGCTTGGCGGCACTTGCCCACGATGTGCCACTGGTCCAGCCGGGAGGGCTCGAGCCCGAGCTCCTCCACCGCAGCGAGGCGCTCTTCCGCGGGCAGCGCGCGGATGGCGTTGAGCGCGTGGGTGCGCATCACCACCGCTTCCTGCCAGGGCGTGGGGTCGGCCAGCCCGAGGTTCTCCGGGGCTTGGTCCCCCAGCGGGTCGCGCTTCTGCAGCTTGTTGATGGTGCTCAGGCGGAAGAAGGCGGTGGGGTGGTTGAGCGCGTCCAGGATCAGGGTGTAGTCGAGGTGGGCCGTCTGCTCTTCGTGGTCCGGGTCGTCTCTGTCCGGATCGAAGATGTAGACTTCAGCGTCCGGAGCGTACAGGCACGACAGGGGGTGGCGGGGCGGCATCTCAGGGCTGTCGAGGCCTACCACCAGGGGGCGAGAGTGCAGTTTGCCGAAGATCGGGTCCGCGGGATCCAGCGCGCGCCGGACCAGGACGTCGAGTGGGTGGATGTGACTACGATCGGCGACGACGCCTTCCGCGGAGATGCCGAGCTCGGCTTCCATCGAGTCTCCCGTGGGGTGGTCGTTGCGGGGTGAGCAACAGTGTAACCGAGATGTGATCTATTGCGAGCGCAACTCTTGCACCGGAAATCTACTCGGAGTAGCATCTCTGTGTGAACAGCCATGCCGCACGCTGCGGCCAGGAGCCCTGAGATGCCCGAGCTCGCAACCGCAGACGCCCTGAACCTGGTCCAGGCCGACCGTCGCAAGGGTGTGGTCAGCACCATGGTCAACGACCTGGTGTTCTTCCAGCACGTCTTCGAGAAGGGCGGCATCACCACCAAGTACGGAGGTGGCAGCTCGATCGAGTTCATCCAGCACGGCCAGGCTCCCGCCACCGGTATCGGCCTCTACGCCGGCACCGAGGCCGCGCCGATCGGTCGCACCCAGATCCTGCGGAAGGGGCAGACCGAGCTGCACCACATGATGGTCGTGATCGCCATCCCCAACCAGGACCTGATCACGAACAGCGGCCCCTCCCGCGTCGAGGAGATGTGGAAGGTCTACACCGAGGCGACGGTCACCGGTACGCACCGGGACATCGAGACCTTCTGGCACACCGGCGTGTCCGAGGGCAACGTCTTCTCGACCGCGGCCCTGTCCGGACTGCTCAGCGGGAACGGGCAGTTCACCGGCGGCCTCCGCATCGGCGTCGAGAACGGGATGCTTGAGTACCGCACCCCGGCGCTCCAGTCCGCCGGCGCCGCCTCCTTCATGGGGATCACCCGGAGCACCACCTACAACTGGTACAACAACTTCGGCTTGGTCACCACGATCGACACCGACTTCCACGAGGTCTTCGGCAAGACCATCCGCGAGGCCTCCCGCTTCGCTGGCAAGGCCAACGCGCCGTACATCGCCTTCGCGGACCCCACCAGCTTCGGCAAGCTCCACGCGTGGCGCTACCAGCCGGTGCGGGTGACCAGCATCGACCAGGCCACCGAGCGGGACAACTTCCACTCGGTGAAGATCGGCAGCTGCACCTTCTACGAGGCCCGCGACATCGACATCACCCTGTTCTCCGGGGATGCGGCCAACGGGGTGGTCAACGGCTACAACCTGAGCGACATCGAGATCACCTTCGCGGAGATGCCCAAGCTCAGCAACTACGAGAAGGTGGTCATCAACCAGGACGTCCTGGCCTGCAGCTACATGATGCGGCTCCAGTTCCTGGTCAAGAACCTGCCGTCCCACTGGGCGCTGGCCGGCACCGCCCGCTGATGAAGGGGGCCTTCGGCCCCCCATCCCCCCGGACTCCGTTCACCCCCTTCTGGTCCTTCTCCCTCGCGGAGCTACTCCGATGCCCTTCAACGCCATCCCCGTCCTCGACGGCGCCATCACCGACACCTTCTCCCAGGCGGGGCAGGCCGCTCGCCTCGGCGAGCTCCGCTGGGTCCCGAAGGAGAAGCTCACCAAGGAGCTGTCCTCCTACGCATCTGGCTTCGAGGGGACCGGTGTCATTGTCCGCTTCGTCAAGGCCACCGCGGCCGCTGGCCTCACCATCGGCCAGCTGGCGCGGAGCACCATGTCGAGCGGCGCCGGCCTCTACAACGTCAAGTCCTGCGACGCCGCCGGTGTCGCCAGCCCCCGGGAGATCCAGGGGGTCGCCGTCGGCACCGTCGCCCAGAACTACTACGGCTGGGTCATCTGCTGGGGTCCCTGTCGGCCGCTCAGCGCCGACGGTGGCATCGTCGCTCTGGAAGCGCTGTCGAGCCACACCAGCGGGCAGGTCGACACCAACCCGGCCGACGGGACCGAGGGGCGGATCGGCATGGCGCTCGAGGATGACGGTGCCACCGGCGAGGCCTTCTGGGCGTTCCTCGACGTCCTGTAGTCCGCCTTCGGTGAGAGGGCAGGGAGCCTCCCGGTGTAGCAGCCGGGGGGCTTCTTCTATTTCTGGTAGACCCGCTGCGCGCGGTGATAGGCTGGGCCATCGGAGGCAGAGATGCTCATCAGCCCCTCGCTCGGATCCCTGCGGGAAACCGCGAACACGCTGAGGGCGCGGCGCTCTACCGGACCCGTGTCCAATGAGAAGTTCCGCACCGCGGCCATGGCCGCGCTGGCGGAGATGATCACGGATCTGCCGCAGCACTTCATCTCGTCCGTCGTCCACCTCAACACCATCCCGGACGTCAGCAGCAGCGCCAGCGACGTTGGCGCCCTGATCGAGCCGACGGACGACCTGTGGGTGATGCGGCTGACCACCTCGGCGGGGGCTGCACTGAGCACGTCGACGCTGTCGTGGCGCCCGACCACGGACGGCACCTGGGAAGGGGTCATGTGGATCGAGGTCAAGCGCGCGAACGGCGCGTGGGCCCGGGTCCAGACGCGAGAGTGGTGGTTCGACGACGGCGAGTACTACGTGAGCCTATGGTCCCCCTGGCCCTGGCCGGGCGACGCGGGGGCGGGGTTCACCATCTACCAGGATCGCCTCTGGCTGCCCGGCCGTCTGGTCGAGGCCAGGGCCCCGCTGCGGCTCTACCGCCCTGGAGCCGCCTTCGAGGTGGTGCACCGCGCGAACGAGGAGGCGGCTCGGCGGAGCGGCGCAGGCGATCTGCACCAGGGCAGCGGTCTGCCCTCTGCGTTCTGGAAGAGCGGGAGCTTCGCGCTGGACCCGCCCACGCGGGCGCCTGTCATCACGCAGCTCAGCGCTGGCGGGGGCTACACCTGGCCGGGCCCGGTGCAGGAAGGGAAGTGGAAGTTCTACTTCACCTACGCCATGGGCTACAGGGACGTCTACTGGAACAACAGCGTCCGCGGCGTGCGGGATCCAGTGTGGGAGTCGCTGCCGTCCCCGGCCAGTGCCGTGTTCGACCAAGCGTCGTCCCACGGGAGCATCGCCATCCGCTGCGTCAACATCGACTACGAGGTCAACTTCGACTTACCCGCCGCGAAGCGGTACGGGCACAGCGGCTTTCGGATCCGGGTCTACGCCCAGCGCGTCGCCATCAGTGAGGGGGCCACCCCGGCTGCGGTCGATGAGGCGTCGCAGACCCACCGCCCTCTGCTGCTGGCGGAGATCCAGCCGTATCTGGCCAACGTCCGCGGGGTCGACGCGGAGTACATCTGGAACGGCAGCGTCATCCCGGACCCGTCCCGCCCCATGCCGCGCATCGCACAGTACGACGGGATCCAGCTCAACCTGCGCCCGGACCAGCGGTACGAGTTCGACATGGAGGCGGCGCTGCTGGCGCACGAGCTGGTGGATGACGCCGACGCCGTTCCGCTCCACGCTGACGCCATGCCGGCGCTGTTCCACCTCACGATGGCTTGGTACGCGCTGGCGGACGGCCTCGACTGGGACACGGAGCGGCTGCACCGGCTCCGCTACGAGGAGCAGAAGCGCAAGTTCCGGGCGTTGCGAGAGGGTGACGTCGACTACATCGACTTGATGCGGTATGATGCACAGGGTGCAACCCTGGGAGCGATGTCCCACGGGGTCATCGCACCGTTCACCGAGCAATGAGGAAGCATCCGATGCCCATCCACATCCCCCGTCCCAACCTGGGCGACGTCCTGGTCCGCGAGCGCGAGCTCACCCGCATGCCCAAGGCGCAGCCGCAGATCGAGGAGGCCACGGTCATCTCCCGCGTCTACCCCAAGGGGTCCGACCCCGACGGCTACATGTGGCAGGTGTCGCTCCACTCCTTGCTGGAGGGGGGCATCGTCCCGTTCGATGGGGGGTCGGTCAAGTCGCAGCCCCGCACGGCCGGTGACTGGCGCCCCGCCGACTGGATCTTCTACGACAACGGCCTCCCTGTGTTCGACACCAAGGGCAAGCTGATGAAGAAGAGCGGCAACATCCAGTTCGATGGCGTGCCGTGCTGGGGTCCCCCCTACTGGTGCGACGGCAAGCCCTACCGCGGCCCCGTGGACGACGAGACCGTGAAGGAGAAGCAGATCATCGTCGCGCGCTTCACCGAGCCGCCCCCGACGCCGGCGCCGTCGCGCACCCAGCTCTCCGTCGGGGCCTGACGGATGGCGCGACGTGGCATCGCTGGCGACCTGGTCGTCGGAGCCAATGCCTTCGGGCAGGGGTTCGTCCGCGTCGACGTCAACGAGCTCTCGCAGGACGGGGGGGCCCGTGCCCGCAGGATCCGCAACCTCACCCCCACGACCGAGGGGGACCTGCGCAGCGCGCGCGGCCCCACGCCGCTCGAGATGGATCGGGGCGAGGGCTACTTCTCCTTCGGCAGGATCCATGGCATCTTCCACTGCAACCACCTGGGTGGCAAGGTGGGCCACACCTACGTGCGAGCCGGCACGAAGCTGTACCGGCACGCGGGCTGGGCGCGGAGTTGGGAGGAGATCTACTCGGGGCTGAGCGACGATCACACCCCTCGGGCGCCGGACCAGTGGGCCATCATCAACGACATGGTCATCTGGTCCAACGGCATCGACCAGCCGCTGCGGATCCACCGGAACGGTAAGGTGCAGCCCCTGGGCTTCGGCACGGTGCCTTCTGCCCCCCGCGCAGAGGGGCCGCGGTCGCCGTCGACGGGCAACACCGCGCAGATCTACACCGGCGGGCGCGGCAGCTACCACGAGAACAGCCTGGCCTACTCCTGGCGCGGGGTGGTGGGCACCATCGGGGAGTACCTGGACGCCCGTGACGCCGTGCTGCGGGAGGGCCTGTGGGTGTGGGCGGCGCAGTTCGAGGACGACTACGGTGACTTGAGCGCGATGAGCCTGCTGTCCAACCCGGTCACGTTGACGACGCAAGCGACGAAGCTGGCGGTGTGGACCGGCGGGAAGACGGAGTACTGCGAGGCGGATCAGATCGAGGATCTGACTCGGCAGTTCGCCGTCTTCGCCACGGGCAGGCCTCCGAGCCACGGCAGGTACGTCAGGCTCTACCGCAGCGTGGATCGGAAGAACAACGGTGACCTGCAGCTTCGCCTCGTGGCGCGGATCCCGGGGCGGCGCTTCTTCGTCTACCCGGACAACGTCCCGGACGCGGAGCTGGGGGGCGCCGCTACCTCCGTCATCCCTGTCCCCACCTTCCACGCCATGTGCACCTACGGGGGGCGGCTGGTCGTGGCCGATGGCCCTCGGGTGCTCATCTCCCAGCCCGGCTTCCCCGGCACCTTCGTGGTCCAGGTCTACCCGGATGCGGGGGGTGCTGCCATCACCGCGGTGGCCGACCACGCGGGGCGGTTGCTGGCCTTCACCGAGTTCGCCGTCTACGACATCACCCAGCTCGACCAGCCCCCCGTTCCTCTGGCGCAGGGCATCGGCTGCGTGGCGATGGACTCGCTGCGGGCGCTGCCGAGTGGCAACCTCGTCTGGCTCAGCTACAGCGGCTTCTACGCGCTCGGCGTCGAGGGGCCTCCCCGCCCCATCTCGAACGAGATCTCGGGGCTCATTGAGACCCGGCTGCCGAAGAGCGCGCTGTGCCAAGCGTCCGCGACCGTCGCGCCGGAGGTGGGGGAGTACCGCTGCGCTGTGACCCCAGCGGGCAGCCACGACAACGCCATGATCCTGGCGTTGAACGACAAGGGGTGGCGCGAGTACGTCTTCGGGGTCTCCTTCATCGCGCTCACGACCACGAAGGACCCGAGGCTGTACTGCGTGGCTGGGGTCTACGAGCCGAGTGAGGCCCGCTACAACGTCATGGTGATGGACCGGGAGGACACCAGCTACGACCCGCCGCTGCGGGACTCGGTCTACGCCGGCCCCCGCATCCGCTTCGACGAGATAGGCGTCCGTGAGGCGACGGTCGAGCAGGTGGTCTTCATCTTCGTCGACGAGCGCAGTGGGCCGGGCACTGCGGCGGATCTCGACGATGACGCGGGCATCGTCGCGCGGTTCTACATCAACGGTGACTACGACAACGCCATCGGCGACGCTGTGACTCTGCGCGGTGTCGGCAGGGACGACGGCAGCGGGGTCGGAGACGACTTGCTCGGCAAGCTCACCGTGGGGGAGGGCAAGGTCCACGCGGCCCGCACCTACGCGCGCGCCGTGTTCACCTCGCTGTTCCTGCAGAACGTCCGGGACTGGAGCTTCACCCTCACCTGCACCGAGCCATCCCGCATGCGGCTGGTCGCTTTCGCCTTCCTCCCAACCACGCCGGCGGGGGATCGGGCAGCGCTCACCCACGTGGCGGGGCCGACGGACTTCTGATGCCCTCTGGCTACCTCAAGCAGCGCCGTCGCTACGACAACGGAGACACCTCCGACGTCGACAGCCTCAACCTGGATCTGCAGGATGTGGCTGCGCGCCTCGGTGGCAGGCTCGACCAGCACAACTTCATGCAGAATGACCTCGGTGAGAGCGACATCGAGAACAGCGCGTACCAGGAGTGGTACCTGGTCTCTGTCCCGGTGGACCACGCGGCCGCCCACAACACCCAGGGGCCGCAGTCGGCTGCGACCGACGCGATGGACGTGCCCCTGGATGGGGACTGGCACGTGGTCAGCTCCTGTCAGCTCGAGCTCGTGACGGGGGAGTGCGTCGTAGTGGTCCGCGCTTCTGCGGTGTGGGCCTCCTTCCCCCACGAGATCAGCTGGAACCCAACGACGGGGGAGGACGAGTACGACCGCCCCCGCCCGGTGTTCGGGCTGCGCATCGGGGGGGCGGTGCACATGCCTGCGATCACGGGGCTGATGCACACCTCGGACGTGCCACCTGTGCCGGTCCGGCTGAGCAACCCGAAGGCGTTGACTACGCTGCTGGGCACGGGGCACCTGAAGGCGATCCAGGCGTACTCGGAGGGCAGCCCCTTCTGCCACGTGCGGCTCAAGTGGAGCATCCCGCTGCCGGCGGGGGTTCACGGAGCCGAGTTCGTCGTGCGCGCAGCGCAGAACATGGCGCCACTGCGGGAGGCGCTGGCGATCGACGCCGCGCTGAAGGTCTACACCCGGAAGATGCTCACGCGGGTCATCCCCCGCCAGGCTCCTTCGGGGGGCAGTAGCGCGAACGTGGCCGTACCTGCGTGGGAGAGCGGTGACACCTTCAGTCGGAGTAGCTACCGCGACGACCGGCTGCAGCCTCTGGTCGGCGCCAGCAACGCCATCACCAGCGGGATGGTTGCGCGGGCTGCGTTCAACCACGCACATCTTCCGTCATCGCTGAAGCGGGTCGACGTGGTGCCGTTCGTCATGGCGGCGGCGGAGTACTGCGAGGCGCAGTACCCCGGCTGGGGCAGCTCGACTCCCGCTGGCGCTCGGACAGGCGCCACCGGGTGGTGGCAGATCGACGACGCAGGTGTCAAGCTCGAAACGAGCGGCGCTGCTTGGGCCACGACCAGCGACGGCAGTGGGCTCATCCACGTGCTGGCCGATGTCGGGCTGACCGACATCCGCCGGGGCACGGGGGTGGGCCTCGGGATCGACGAGAACGAGTCCGCGCTGTTCGCGCTCGGCTACCACGATGGCACCAACTGGGTGATACTGGAGGGCACCATCTCACCAGTGGCAGCCGGCCCGAAGATCGTCGGTGCCGGCCCGGCTCTCCTCGAGCAGCTCGTGGTCGAGCGCAATGTGGCGCTGGAGGGGTGGATCGACATGCGGGGGGTGGGCGAGGGCCTTGGCCTCGACATCACCAAGTTCGGCGTATTCGTCAGCTCGATGTGCTACACGTCGGCGACGGTGCCCCGGGTGAAGTGGCGGAACGCCACGCTCACCGTGATGCACTTCGGCATGTACTGAGGGAGGTGCTGCGCGATGGCCACGATCTCCACCCCCTACGGGAGCGGCATTACGGACGGGCCCACGCTGGACGTGGCAGGGCTGAACGCGGACTTGACGGCGGACGCCCTGCTGCCGACCCGCCGCGGCGTGCTGAGCGAGCCCAACGGTGGCATCGAGGCGGCCAACCTGGACGCTTCCTTCCTGGTGACTCAGGAGATGATCCAGCCTGGAGAGGTCGCGGACAGCTACTCCTACGGGTACCACCGCCGCCTCGACTACTTCTCCGATCTGGCCCCCGACCTGAGCGTGGAGCGGTACATCCCGCTGGCGTTTGGGGCTGCCACCGTCGAGCTGCCGTACGACTGCAGCCTGCTCCTGTTCGATCTGCACGTCTTCCACTCTCAGTGGCGGCTGTGGCGGCGGTACGACCAGGAGCAGGGGGGCAGCTTCATGTCGGCGGAGATCATCACGCGGATCCGCGTGAACGGCATGGTCAAGCAGGAGACCCGGCGGCCGCACGCGCCGACGGTCTACATCAGCGCCGCTCAGAGCTTGGCGGGCGCGGGGCACTACGACCGCTTCGAGCACTACGCTGCCGGCACCCTGTCGCAGCACTACGCGATGAAGAGCCCAAGCGCTGGGGTCTACGACATCAGCATCGAGGTCTTCCTCGGGATCCCCACTGCATCGGCCGGCGACCAGCTCAAGTGGCCGTTCGCCTACAGCACCACGCACAAGGGGGACACGACGAGCACAACCAGCGGCGACTGCTATGTCTTCTCCCGCTTCTCGACGGGAGCAGTGGGCATCAGCTACGACTACTGGAAGTAGGCACGCGCGTGCGAGCGCAAGCCGCTGCACCTCCTGCGTGGTAGCTTTTCCCCATGCCTAACAACCTCGACACCAAGCTCGTCTCGGGCATGCAGAACGCCGGCCAGGCCATGGGGGACAACCCCGACCTGACGGGGCAGATCACCGGGCTCACCACCAAGGCGATCTACTCGGCGCTCGACCCGAACGCGAGGTCTGCCCGCGCCGCCCGGCGCAGCATGCGCCTGCGGCTCGACCGCGGTGCGGGCGCGCTTGGGCTCGATCGGGGACAGCGCATGGCCATGAGCGAGGACGCCATCCGCGCGGCCCAAGCGGCCCAGGCGCCGACCGTGGACGAGATCCAGCGGGCGGGGGCGGCCAAGGGGGGCGGGCTCGGTTCGGGGGCGGCGCAGCAGGCGGTGAACACTGCGACGCTTCAGGCGGCGGCTCAGGGCGGGGAAGCCGCGAGCCAAGCCAACGTCGAGAGCCAACGGCTCGCCGAGGCGAACTACAACCGCTACTACGACATCATCAACAACCAGGCCATCCGCGGCGCCGACCAGGCGCAGGAGGCGGGCTACGTGACAGGCAAGGCCGTGAGCACCGTCATCCGCAGCTACGCTGGGGGTGGCCTCGATCCTGCCAGCGCCCAGCAGCTGATGGGCGTCGCCGGCGGCGTAGCCTGAGCCTGAGCGAAGGGGGAGCGACGATGGCAACCGGAAGCGGAAGCAGCAGCAGCCGAGGGTCTCGGGCAATGACGGCGTACGACAAGCGGGAGGCGGCGTACTCGCCCTCCTACCTGCCTGGGTACGACCAGCTCATGACCCCGCTGGACCCAGCCAAGCCGTACGGCACCTACGCCCAGCGCATGCTCGGGCTGGGCACGATGGTGCGCGCGTCGGCCCCCCCGGGGCAGGAGGACGAGGCCGCCAAGATCGAGGCCGCGCTGCTCCGTACCTACCGCGAGCTCTACCACGAGCAGCGGGTGTGGGACACGGAGATGGCGAAGCGCTTCAGCGCCGAGCGCATCAACATCCTGAGCTCGCAGACCCAGATGCTGGGGAACTACCTGCAGCTCGAGAGCACCATCATCAGCGAGGGGGCGCAGAACAGCCGGAACGCGCTTCAGGTCTACGGCAGCCTGCAGGAGAACCTCGCGAACAACATGCGCGAGCTGGCGCAGATGTCGACCATGTACGCGTCCGACATCGTCGCGCAGGTGGCAGAGGCCGCGCGCCAGGCCAGCGACGACGGGGGCATGAGGCGCCTCGCCGCCTTCAACGAGTTCACCCGGCTCATGACCGAGACGCGGGAGGGCAACGTCCGAGGCCTGCCGCTGTGGAACACCTGGAACCAGCTCAACGACGAGTACCGCTTCGATGAGATCATCGACGGTACCGACGCGTCGGTGCAGCTGGAGCCGTCCCAGCGTGATGCCATGCGGAACATCCGCACCATGGCGAAGTCGGCGAAGTCCTCGGTGGACGCTGCCACGGTCGATGTCGACGAGCAGATGTCCCGGCTGAAGCTGATCGCGCAGCAGATGGCGGGCGGCGCCGTGTCCCCCGAATACGAGCAGGCGGTCCACGACACCATCAAGCAGATCCAGGATCTCGCCGTCGCCACGACCGGGGTGGAGCCCTCGGTCGCTTCGATGGAGGTCGGGGAGTACCTGCGCCAGAACGCGGGTTGGCGCCGCACCGAGGACATGCTGGGCTACCTGGCCGACCGGGTCAAGGGGGGCGGGAGCGGCGCGGCCGGGGTCGGCAAGGCGGACAAGGTGCAGCCGGAGCTGCAGCTCATGGCCGCGGCGATGGCGTCCCCCCAGTTCCAGGAGTGGGCCGCCGACCAGGGCTACAAGCGGCTGGGACGCGCGTGGCGGGACGAGGAGGGCCAGCTCCACTACATCCCGGCCAAGCAGGACCGCATCGCCGTGCTCGACTTCGTGCGCGAGCAGTGGCGGCATGGAGCCGACGGCTACCGCGTGGTCCCGCGTGGGACCGGCGAGATCATCACCCTGACGGTGAACGAGCCCCCGACCCCCGAGGCGGTCGAGGCGGTGCGCCAGCTCGATGGGCGCTTCGCGATGGTGAACGGGTCCTACATGACCCCGGACGCGGTGAAGGAGGCCCGAGAGGGACTGCGGCGCGAGGCCATGCGGCAGCTCGACACGATGGAGAGCAAGACCGGTGGTACGCGGCTGTTCTTCGCCAGCTCCGCGGGGCAGCAGCTCGCGTGGTACGACGGCAAGATCTACCGCATGGATCAGATCGAGGGGGGGTTCCACCTGGTGCCGCTGGCGGACGGCAAGGGGGAGGCAGCTCCGATGCCCCAAGGGCTCCGGTGGGTCCCCATCAAGCAGAAGAACGGCCGTCCGGTGGCCAGCGGAGATCTGCCCACGCTCGAGATCGGCTACGGCACTGTGGCGCCCGGCACCGAGGCGGTGTCTCTCGACGACATCCGCGCCATCGACGCGGCCAAGCTCAAGCTGAGCCGCGGGGTGGGCGACGAAGACCTGGCCGCGCTGGGGATCAGCTTCACCGACCGGCCGCCGAAGGGGCGGAGCTACCAGGTCACGGGGGAGCGCCTGATGAAGGAGGCGTCCGACCCCGCCGGCTCCGTTCGGATCCGGGGTGAGGGCGCGAGCGGTGTCATGATCGACGAGAACGGCGTCGAGCACAACTACGGCCCGGGGGTGATGCGCTTCGAGGCGGGTCGCTACGAGGTGTCCGACGTGCACCGGGCGCGGGCCGATCGGGGCTTCGCCTCGGCGTACTACCAGCGGGCGAGTGCCCGCGCGACCCAGACCGGGCGCGACATCGTCAACCGCGACGCGCGGGACTCGGCGGAGTACGCCGCGCAGATGTCGGCGGAGGCCGCTGCGGTCGAGCCCGGTGAGACCCTGGAGGAGGCAGCCGACCGCGAGCTGGCGATCCAGTCGGCGAAGTTCAAGCGGGGCCAGCTCCAGGCCGACATCGAGCGGCTGACGCAGGAGGAGGAGCGGCTGGCGAGCATGGAGGGGGTCGAGTCGCAGGAACAGGCGGACGCCAACGCGGTGGCGGCGCAGCGTGCGCGAGATCGACGCACGGCGCTGGAGCAGGAGCTCATCGACACTGGCGCCTTGGTGGCGAAGGCCGAGGTGCAGCAGGACCCCAACGTCGTTCGGGTCAACGCGGAAGCGCGCGACATCAAGAAGCGAGCGATGGACGCCGAGATCCTGGCTCAGGATGCGGAGTCCGCTGCGAGCGAGGCGGAGGCTCGTGCAGCGCAGCTGCGGGAGGGCCTCACACAGCCGGAGGCGGGGGCTGCGCCGGGCCGAGGGGGGCGAGAGGGGAGTGACCCCGCGTCCCGCGCTGCGGGCGAGGCGTCTGCCAGGGCGGCCGCGCTGCGCGAGGCGGCGACGGCGGCGCGGGCGACGGCGGACCGCACGAAGCGGGAGTACGTCGCCAAGCGCGATGCCGCCGCCGCCTTCGAGCGGGTGAAGCTCAGCCAGAAGGGCTACGGCGCGCTCCGCGAGGAGGACATCCAGTTCGCCCAGCAGGAGGCCCAGATCGCCAAGGAGGGGGAGGGTGCGCCCCCGGAGCCCGAGCGCGGTCCGGCCGCGGCGGCGGGGTACGCCGCTGGTCGCGCGGCCGCTGGGCGGGAGGGGCGTGGCCCCGAGGGAGCGAAGGAGGACGTCGTTGGCCGCACCGGCCCGGAGGACAAGCGGGAGCCCGGCAAGGCCGCGGCGGCCGCTTCGAGCGAGGCCGCCGACTACGAAGCCGACATGAAGCGGCAGGAGAAGCAGAAGGAGGAGACCCGCGGGGATGTGAAGCCGCGGCAGTACGCTCACCCTGGCGAGGTGATGGCACCGGCGGTTGCGGCTGCGCCGGCGGCTGCGGCTGCGCCAGCAGCACCGAGGGCAGCGATCGGTCCGAAGAACCGCCGGGCCATCCTCGATGAGCGCCAGCGGGTCGTCACCGAGCAGGCGATGCGCAGCGGGCGGGGTGCGGCGGCGATGCGCGGCGCCGGAGGCAGGGCCGACCGGGGCAGCCTGCTCCGGGGCGAGCCTGAGCTGGCCCCCTCCGTCCCCAAGATCCCCGTACTGGCGGAGCTCGACGACAACAAGTTGGTCGATCTACCCGACTGATGCCGTGAAGGAGGAAGCGATGGCAATCATCCGAGAAGACGGCAGCCAAGGCCGCTATGTGCAGCGTGCGGTTCCCCGTACTGCGGCGGAGGCGCCTACGCCCGTCGAGGAAGGCGAAGCCGGAGGGGGATCGGGCAGCGAGCCCGCTGTGAAGTCGGCCAGCGAGGCGGCCCAGACTACCTCCGAAGCTGCACAGGCGAAGGCGGCCGCGGCCGCGGCGGCTGCGAAGAAGAAGCAGACGACGGGGGGGCGCGCCGCGGCGCCGTGGGACGACGAGGCCATCGCGGCCGCGCGGCGGCGGATCGCCTACGAGAACTCCATGACGGGGAACCGCCGAGGGGGCACGATTCATGTTCGCAGGGGGTGGCGCGCTGCGAGGAAGGGGCTGTCCGCGGACCACACCTACAACACCCTGGGCCCCAAGGGCAACGTGATGCCAGAGCTGGGCCCTACTGAGAAGAGGAAAGAGGAGCGCGAGGAGTAGGTCGTTGCGCGGGCAGCCTCGTGCTACGCTTGAGCGATGCCGACCCCCACTCCCACGCCCGACAAGCTGACCGAAGAAGACCTGGCTCCGTTCGGGGATCTCTTCGGTCCACCCCCCGCTGCCCCTCCGGGCACGAAGAAGCTGCCGGCCACGAGCGCCGGCGGGCCAGTGATGGTGGACGACGCCCACCTCAAGGACGTCAACCCGAAGGTACCGGAGCCGAAGGCGAAGGAGCCGAAGGCGAAGGCCGCGGAGCCGGCGCCGAAGGCGAAGGCCGCGGAGCCGGCGCCGAAGGCGAAGGCCGCGGAGCCGGCGCCGAAGGCCCCGGAGCCGAAGCCCGCGGAGCCCGCGCCGAAGCCCGCGGAGCCCCCGAAGGCGAAGGCCGCGGAGCAGCTGGAGTCGGCCGAGGAGACGCTGCCCCCCACCTCCCGCCCGCTGCCCCCCACCGACGAGGTGGCGGCTGCGCGCGCCGCGCTGGAGCCGCTGAAGCAGAAGGCCACCGAGGAGCGCGTCGCCGCCACTGCTGCGGACCAGCGCAGCCAGGCCGACGCGTTGGAGCTGCGCCGCTTGCTGGACGGTGCGGTCATGCTCTACGCCCCGTACAGGAGCGCGGTGGAGCGGGAGCAGGCGGCCGCCACTCCAGAGATGGGGATGCCTATGCCCTCCCTGCTGTCCGGCGGGGCGGCGCTCCGGTCGGCAATGGCGCTGGGCTTCGCCGCCGCCGCGCGCACGGGAGACCCGAAGGTCTACAAGGGCTTCGAGGCCGCCGCCGTGCTGAAGCACATCGGTCGGATGAAGCGCGAGGCCGAGGCGGGCGGTGGCAGCGCGCCCTACATGAGCCCGAGCGAGTACTGGGCAGCGGCCCGCGCGTCCGGTGTTCCGCTGGAGCAGATGCTCCGCGAGATCGTGATCGACAACAAGCGCGTCGACGACGTCATCGACGACGCTGTCTCTCGCAGCCAGGACCCTCGCGTCAAGGCGATCCTGCTGCGGGCGAAGGCGCAAGGCGCCGGGCAGCAGCAGCAGCGCAGCGCGATCGACAAGGTCGTCGACGTCGCCAAGGCCCCGCTGGGCGTGCTCGCTCCAGGACCGTCTGAGGCGAGCAAGGCGGAGGCCGCAGCGAAGAGCCAGGCAGTGCGGGCCGAGGCTGCGGCGAAGGCAGGGCAGCTGGAGCGGGCCGCTGCCATCGAGGCGACGGGGAGCGTGCGCCAGCGGGCCAAGATCGCCGACGCTGGGATCCGCGAGATGTACGCCGCGATGAGCGGGGACGCCGATGAGCTCGCCGACGCCAGCCGGGAACGCGAGGAGGCGGAAGCCAAGTACCGGCGGCTCCACGGGGGCCGCATGGCGGCGTCCCTGCGCGAGACGACGCTGCGGGATTGGACCGGCACCCAGGCCACCTCTGGCGTCATGGGCGTCTCGGAGCGGGATCCGGACGTCGACTTCGACAGCGCCCAGGCTCAGGCGACGGCCATCACGCTGCTGCGGGAGATGATGCCTCCCGAGGCGCGAGACCTGAGCGACGACGAGCTGGTGATGGCTGCGCCTCAGAAGTCCCCGCTGGTGCAGAGCTTCGTCCAGGCCACGCGCTTCGCCGGGGGTCACCGTGGGTGGATCGAGCAGCGCGCCGACGCGATCCAGCGCGCCAAGTCTCAGGCGCTGACGCGAGAGGGGAAGAACCCCGCCGAGGCATACGGGCCCGGGATGCGGGCGGATGCCGTCGCAGAGGCTGTGAGGGAGGCGACGGTCTTCCGCGTCGTGGGGCTGTGGGGGGGCCCGCTGATCATCAACCTGGCCCAGCTCACCGGAGAGCAGGCGCAGCGTGGAGAGGAGATCTCCCTGGCTGACGCCATGAAGGCGCAGGTCGAAATCGTCGGGCTCGACCGCAACGGCGTGGTCATCTACCGCCAGGAGTCGGTGCCGTCCTGGCTGTTCGGGCTGGCCGACATGCCGATCCAGGCGGCCATGGCCTACTACGAGGTGGCGAAGGAGAACGTCACGGGCGAGCGAGACAACGCCGACGCGGAGCGGAACTGGTACGACATCGGCCAGAAGTTCCGCAGCAACGTCGCTCGCCGGCACGGCTTGCTCGATCTCGCCATCGAGACGGGGGTGTTCACCGACGAGAACACGGCAGTGATCCCGGTCGACCAGGACAGCCCGTGGCATCCGTACGCCAAGGCCACGGAGCAGCTCGCCCTGGGCGGGGCTGCGGTCGTCGCGACGATGCTGGCTCCCGACATGTTCATGGTCGCGGGGGGCGTCGGGGGGTCTGTGCGCGGGGCGATGGCGACCCGCCGCGCGGCCAAGGTCGCGGAGGGGCTGAAGTCCGCGTCGACGCTGCTGCGCGAGGCCCACGCTCTGGGCGAGGCGGGCAAGATCGACGAGGCGGTGGCTGCGCTGCGCAAGGCCGAGGCCATCGAAGTGGCGCTGCGGAAGTCCAACCCGGAGATCATGCGTGCGGTCGACCGCGCTGACGTGGCGGCCTACGAGAAGGCCACCGCCGACGGCGGCGCGGTGGCGGATCTCCGCACCCGGAAGGAAGCGGGCGGTGTCCTGCCTGGTGCGCTGGGCAAGGAGGCCCAGACCCTGCACCCCGGCATGCGGGTCGACGCGCTGAAGCAGGGGGAGGCGGTGGATGACGCCGCCGACTTCCCTCACCTGTTCAACTACGCCAACCCCCTGCAGGACGCGGCCAAGCTCAGCCCCGAAGACCTCGCCCAGGCAGGGCGTCGCCACGCGGCGGCGAAGGTGGTGGGCGAGGAGGGCAACAAGCTCCGAGCCAGCGCTGCCAAGATCAAGGACCCTGCGGGCCGGGAGGAAGTGCGGCTCTTCATCGAGGAGCAGCTCGCCATCATCCAGGACAAGGCGGCGCACGGGATCGACAAGACGACGATGCAGAAGGAGCTGCGTGACGCCGTCGCGGCCCGGTTCGTCGGCGACGACAACAAGCCGCTGCGGGAGGGGCTCTACAAGAAGCTCACCGGCTTGGGGGGGCGCGCGGTCGAGGCGGCTGAGAAGGCCGACCCGCTGGACCCTGTGCGGGCCATCCTGGGCAACATCGCGTCGCGCGCCGAGGGGCACGAGGTCATGGCGAACGCCTCGAAGAAGGCGCTGGGCATGACCACGAACCTGCTGAAGGAGGGCAAGTACGCGTCGGAGGCCAGCATCCTGCGTGCCATCGCCCAGGACGCCGCCGACGCAGCAGGCATCGAGGATGCCACCGCGCGTGCAGTCTTCATCGAGAAGCGGATCAAGCAGTGGCAGAAGGCGCTGTCGACGGGCAAGCCGATCGATGTTGTCGGGCGGCGGATCACCATCGACGACGTGGTGCGGGAAGACACCCTGGTGCGCCAGCGGGTGCGCGACGGGCTCACCCCACAGCAGGCCATGGACGAGTGGCGCGCGAAGGTGCCCGGCAAGGTCGAGGCCGCGGCTGCGCCGAAGGGGCCGGAAGGGTCGAAGGGGCCGGAAGGGTCGAAGGAAAGCGGAGAGGACTACGCCGAGCGCCCGACCGTGGTGGAGAAGAAGCCCGCTGCCGCTCCCGACCCCGATGTGGAACGCCCGACCGAAGTGGACCGGGACACCGTGGTGGTGCCTGCGGCGGACTCAACCCAGGGCCGCGCCCGCGCTGCTGCCACGCCGGAGTGGACTCCGGAGCGGACCCAAGCGGTCGCTCCCGACGACGACAGCACCGCGGCTCGCATCGCCGGGCTGAAGCCGAAGGAGCCGACGGACGCCGCCTTGCCTCGGTGGCAGCGGGTCTCGCCTGCTCGAGGGCGGGGCGAAGCTGCGATGAAGGGGGATGGCCCCCAGGCGTGGGCTCCGGGCAAGGAGCCGGCGGAGCCGGCGCCTGCTGCGCCAGCGGCTGCGGCTGCGCCAGCAGCGCCGAAGGCGGCGCCGAAGGCGGCACCCCCCGCCGAGCCCCCGCCCGCGGCAGCGGCAGCGGCGGCAGCTGCGCCTGCCTCCACTCCGGCGCCGAAGGCCGCGCCCGCGGCAGTGGCGCCCGCGCCGAAGCGCGAGCGACCCCCCACGCGGAAGGAGAAGATCCAGGCATCGGCGAAGAAGCTGATGGACGCTTCGGTGGCGTCGCCCACGAACGAGGGCATCGCGTCCGCGGACGACTTCAACGAGGCCATGGCCATGGTCCTCAAGGATCTCGGCTACGACGACGACGTCATCCAGGCGGTCGCCCACGGCAAGACCGATGTCGTCGTCTCCGGTAAGATCAAGAGCCCCCGCGCGCTGCGGAACCAGGTGCGGGACCTGCTGGATGAGGCATACGCTGCCGCTGGCATCGAGCGGCCCCCCCGGCTGGTGCAGACCGCGCAGGGCGACTGGCTGGAGTACGCCGACGGCACCCGCCTGAACTGGCTGCCGAAGGAGGAGCGAGCTGCCGCTCTGGCGGGGCTGAGCGAGGATGCCGAGGAAGTCGCCGACGTGGCGGACGTGGCCGAGGAAGTCGCGGACGTGGCCGAGGAAGTCGCGGACGTGGCCGAGGATGCGCCCAAGGTGGCGGCCGCCCCCGAGCCCGCTGCGGCGCCGGAGCCGCTGCCGGAGCCGCTGCCGAAGGCGGAGGCGGCGCCTGCTGCGCCTGCTGCGCCTGCGCCTGCCGCGCCTGCTGCGCCTGCTCCCCCCCGGGAGAAGATGACGGTGCCGGAAGAGTGGGCCGCGGAGCAGCTGGGCTTGGAGCACATCGACGACTTCGACGCGAAGAGCGCCACTCCGGAGGACTTGTCGGGTCTGGGCGGAGCCTACAACCAAGCGAAGGAGATCGGCGACGCCGAGACCGCGCTCTACCTCGAAGGGCTGATCATCGAGGCGGTGGACAAGATCGCCGACATGGCCGACCCGGGTGACATGGGCGGTCTGCTCCTGAAGGTCGACAGCGACAAGCTCGTGCGCAGCCTGCGCTTCTACGCTGACCACAGCGTGACCGACCCCAAGAAGCTGCAGAACGTAGCCGATGCCATCGAGGGGTATCGAGGGTTCAAGCACCAGTCCTCCCCCGAGGTCGCCGCGGCCATGGCCGACGCCCGTCGCGCGTCGAAGGCGGCTGCGGCTGCGCCCCAGCAGGTCGGCCTCCCCCTCCCTGCGCCTGCGGCTGCGCCGGCAGCGGCAGCAGCGTCGCGCCCCCACATCGCCCAGGTCGGTGCGGCCGAGGCGAAGAAGATCATCAACAGCGCCTCCCTCGACCAGCTCGATGAGCTGTTCCACGAGGAGGCGTCGCGCGGCACCAAGGCTCGCAAGGGGGTGGTGTCGGCCATCGACCAGCGCCGGGCGGCGCTGCAGGCCGAGGCCGGGCTGCCTGTGACGGAGTCCCCCGTGCTCGAAGCCCCGAAGCCGGTGAAGGAGCCGAAGCGGGCGGCGCCGCCGAAGCCGGTGTTCACCGAGCAGCAGCAGAACTTCCTCGACAAGGTGCGGCAGGGTCGGGCCACGTCGCGGGCGATGGAGGAAGAAAGACTCAAGGCGAAGAACGCGGGCGACGTCGCGTACCTCAAGGCAATGATCGAGGCGGAGGCCAACGTGCCGGGGAGGGCCTCGGTCAAGCGGAAGCTCGACAACGACCTCGACGTGGTGCAGACCCGCAAGGCGCTGAAGTTCGACGCTGCGCTGCTCTCCGAGGCGCCGGACGCCGTGAGCCCCCGCCGGGCCCAGGCCTCGGCGGCGCGGGAGCTCGACGACCTGCTCGACCAGGCGAGCGACGCCGCGGCCCAGGTGCTGACCCCTGAGGCCAACCGCGGGCGGACCGGCAACGTGATGCGGAGCGCGCTGGAGTCCACGCTGGCCACCCGCGGCACGGGCGGGGTCGACGCGGTCGAGCTGGCCAGCCGGGTCGCGCCCGAGGTCCAGGCGGTGGCGACGGCAGAGGAGGAGGCCATCCGCGCCCGGCGGCTGCGCTTCGACGCGTCCGCCATGCGGGGGCGGCTGGTCCCCGGCTCGAAGAAGCGGGTGGTCGCGGCCCAGCGGGCGCTCGAGGATGCCGAGGCTGCGCTGCGCCAGGCCCACGCGCGGCTGGAGGTCGCGCTCGCCACGGGAGTGCGGGAGCAGCTCGGCGCCGAGTGGCGGGCGCTGCCGATCCGGCCGGAGGCGACGACCCGGGGCCTGGAGGCGCTGGCTCGGCGGATCCTGATGGCGGAGGGCGAGGGTGAGGGTGCCTTCCCCCTGCTCCACCTGGTGACCCAGCTCGCGATGGACGCGGGCCAGGGGGGCGACATCGACTTCCTCCGGCTGCGCATGGGCGGGACCGCTGATGCAGCTGCGGGCGACTACAAGCCGATCCGCAAGGTCATCGCCATCGGGGACGAGGCGATTGCCCGCCTGCGGGCAGGTGACAGCATGGGCCTGCGCGTGGCGGCGCATGAGATCGGCCACGCTGTGGCGGCGCTGCTCGACGAGGAGCAGGTGGGCAAGCTCGCGGAGCAGTACGCCCGGGACGTGCGGCGGGCCGCCCAGGGGGGAGGCGGCCGCACCGGCCGCGCCATGGCCATGGACCTGATGGCTGGCGGGGACAAGGCGCCGCTGGCGCGGTACCGCTACCTCTCCTTCGACGAGTGGGTGGCAGAGAAGTACGCCGACTACGCCATGCGGCAGGTGAGCTTCAACCGCCTGTCCCCGTTCTGGCGGGGCATGGTGATGAGCGTCGATCGGATCACCACCCGGATCGGCCACACCCTGGGCTGGGACTCGGTCGAGATCTTCATCCAGCAGGCCCTGCGTGATCCACTCCGCACTGCGACATCGGCCACGCTCGAAGAGCGGATGCAGGCGAAGGCGGTCATCGAGGGTGGGCGGAACATCGCCAGCGAAGCCCGGCTGCAGGTGCTCTCGGAGTACGGCGCGATGGCGGAGGAGGAGGCGACGGCGTCCGCGCGCCTCGATGCGGCCGCGCGCCTGGTGGACGAAGCCGCCAGCGAAGCTGAGCCCTCGCTCAAGATGTTCCTGGGCGAGCGTGGGGCGGAGACGCTGGACGAAGCCGACGCGAGCCGCTGGGGCAGACACGCGGACGACCCGATGATGATCGAGCTGGAGCGCGCGCGGCAGATGCTGGATGACGGTACCAGCGCCGAGGAGGTGTGGAAGAACACCGGCTGGCGGCGGGGCCCCGACAACGCATGGCGCTTCGAGATCGACGATAGCGGCGCCTACCTGAAGCGCGACGCGTTCCAGCGGGCGAAGACGGAGAAGGCGAGCCCGGGGAGCAAGGCCGGGGTCAAGACGCGGCTGGGCGACCTGATACGCCACCCCCGCCTGTTCGAGGCGTACCCCGAGCTCAAGGACGTCGTCGTCGTCATGGGCGAGACCGACAACCCGGCGCTGCTGGGGCAGTTCGTCACCGACGCGTTCGGTGGCGTGGGCGCCATCCACGTCTTCAACCCGAAGCGGCAGACCCACGAGCAGATCCTGAAGACCATCCTGCACGAGGTGCAGCACAACATCCAGGAGATCGAGGGCTTCGCCGAGGGCGGCGGCTGGGAGATCAGCCCGGAGGGTGAGGCGCTGGTCCAGCGGATCTTCGACAAGGCGCAGGCGCTGCGCGACCGCCGCCAGGAGTGGCACATCACGGACGAGCTCCTGATGGCCCAGGCGAAGGACAAGGTGTACCGGCGGACCTACGGAGAGGTCGAGGCCCGCAACGTCGAGTCCCGCATGGGGCTGGATGAGCGCGGTCGCGCGGCGAAGTTCCCGACCAAGACGCAGGACGTGGCCGACAGCAACGCCATCATCGTGTGGAACGGTGAGGTGATGGGGTCGCCGAAGGCGTCGCGGGCGCCGGTGGCGGCGACTGCGGAAGCTGCGGGCGCTCAGGTGCTCAGCAACGCCGGCGCGACTCCGGAGCGCGAGGTCGCGCGCATCGCCGAGGAGCTCCGGCGGGAGCAGCCATCGATCGCTGAGGTGGTCGACCGGGCGGCTGTTCGCGGTGCTTCGACTGACTCCGACACGCGCTACAAGGTCGGTTTGCAGCGTCCCGTCGAGGGTCTTCGCGGGTTCGAAAGCGGTGGCAAGTTCCATCGTTTTGTCGCTGAGCACGGGGAAGAAGGCGCGCTTCAACTGGTGCGCGCCAGCGCGGTGGAGGCAGTGGCTGACGGCGCCGCTCCAGAGCTGGTCGCAGCCCTGGTTGAGCTCCGCACCCGCGCGATCCGCGACCCGAGCTACGTGGAAGTCGTTCCGCCGGGGCGGACCTACCCACGGTGGAACTCTGGCGGATCGGCGCTGCCGACGTGTGAGCACCGCCTGCGCGATCTTGAGCGAGATCTGGCGCAGCTGGCTTCGAGCCTGAACGATGGCGTGTCTCAGTGGGGTACGCTGAACGCCGAGCAGGCGCGCGAAGCACTGGCAGCTATTGCAGGCGCCACGCTGGACGATCTGGTCGCTGGCCGTGTGTCACCGCGGTTCGCGAGTGTGTCTAGTGTGGAGTGGCGCATCGTGGCGATCGAGAGGTCAGCACAGCGTCTCCAGGAGAGCGTGCGCGAAGCATCGGAGCTTCTTGGGTTCGACGTACCGATGCCGCACCCGACGGGGCACGCGTACTTTGGCAAAGAAGCGTTCTACGGGAGGCTGGCGGATGGCGCAAGCCAGGGTAGCTACGAGGCCGCTGCGAACTGGATCAAGCGGAAGACGCCTCCGCCCAAGCAGAGAGCCGGCTTCGACACCTTCGGCACCCACGCCGACGTCGACACATCCAGGGCCGCCGTGGTGCCTGAGAGCCTGGACCCGCAGCGGAAGATCGGGAGCGAGATTCTCGGTGACTTCGAGCGGAAGCCGGAGGCGCCAGAGGGTACGGGCACGCCTCGCGACATCGACACCAAGCGGCTGCCCCCGGAGAAGGAGCGGCAGGCGGCTCGTGGGCGCAGCGACATGCGGCGGCGCATCTACGACGAGCAGGAGAAGCTCTGGAAGGCGTGGACCAAGGACAGCCGTGTCGCGACCATCACCGACGCGGACTACGCCACGGTGAAGGCGTTCCTGGCCATGGTCGGCAGCGAGCGTCTGAAGAGCGTCGGGCTACTCATCGTCCCTGAGATCCCCTCCTGGCGAGGCACCATCCTGGGGCAGTACAACTTCGCGAGTGACGTGGTCACGATCTCGCATGCGGCGACTTCGTCGGGGCGGTTCACGGACACGACCATCCATGAGCTCTGGCATGCGCTGAGCCGCTACATCGGCAACGACCGCGTCGATGGGCTCTACAAGGAGTTCATTCGGGAGCGTGAGGCCTACAAGGCGGCGCACCCGGCGGAGTTCGACCTGCGGGGCAACCTGAAGGAGATCCACCACACGCCGACCCACTCTGGGTACCGCTACTCGTCCATCGACGAGTGGGTCGTCGAGAAGATGAAGGACTTGAGCATCTCGGACGCGACCCGCAAGGCGCAGGCCGATCTGGTGCGGCGTGGCATGCTCCGCACGACTGAGGGCGGGCAGCCCCCTCCGCCGGTGGTCGAGACCCTGCGCGGCCTGCGCGACCTTGTCACGAGCCACGTCGGCCACATGGTCTCCCGCTGGTCGAACGACCAGGTGTTCAAGACCTACGACGAGTTCATGACGGGAACCATCACCGAGATGGCCCGACGGGACACGCTGGGCCACGAGGTGGAGCGTCTCGGCCTCGCCACGCAGGAGGTGCAGCAGACGCTGCGCGACCGTGCTCGTGCCTTCGTCGAGAGCCTCATGGACCGGCTGCGGGGAACGACCAAGCCGGACATGCAGCTCGATCAGGAGGCGGCAAGCTACGTTGGCGACGTCATCAAGACCTCGCCATCGCGGCAGGCGCTTGAAGAGCGCGCCGGGCTGGAGCAGCTGCGGCGGGTGCTGGAGCAGCAGGTAGCAGTCGATGAAGGCGGGAGGGCGACCGAGCAGTCGCTCCGCCTGCCCTCCGCCACCCTCGCCGGCGTGCCCCCGACTTCGGGCGAGCCGGGGGTCACGCGCGTCCCGTACGGCCGCAGCCGGACCCTCGGAACCACGTCGACGTCCGAGCTGCTGGCCACCTCGGACGACGCCGAGTCCGGCATGCTGAGCCACGCGCTCCGGCGCGTCGTGCTCATGCTGGGGGACAACGAGCGCAGGGCCATGCAGCTCTTCCCACCCCACCTGCAGCAGGTGCTGCTGGCGGGCAACCGCAAGGTCAGCGCCGCGGTCAACGACATGCAGGTCATCCTGTCCGAGGCCGACTTCGGCAAGGTGGTCGACTACATCGACGGCAAGCAGGTGGAGCTGCGGGGCGCCGGGGTGGCGCCGTCCAGCGGCAGGCGCGCCGTCCGTGTCGGGCTTCGGCCGGGGGAGGCGGCCAGCTCCTCGCCCATCGAAGACCTGCGCTTCGCCATCAACACCTGGATTGAGACCCAGCCGCCCGCGGTCCAGGCCGGGCTGCGCGCCTTCGCCGAAGGGGAGTCCATCAACAGCCCCCAGGTGGGCAACGCGCTCGTCGACGCCCTGAGCCGCCGGTCGAACCGCGCGCCGGACGTCATCACCGCGTTGGTCTACTCGACGCTGCCCCCCGGGGACAACGTGCCCGCGTTCGAGCGGGCCGCCGCGGGCCACCTGGTCGTGGAGGATCTCCACCGCTACCCATCGGTGTGGGCTCCGATGCGCGCCATCCTGCGCGACTCGCTGACGCCGCCGGCGGACGGATCGTCCCGCCAGCTGCTGCACGACCTCGCGAACCTGGAAGCGAAGGGCAAGCACGCTCGCCCCTCCCGTCGGAGCATCCGCGTCGGTCGCGCGGCCACGGTCATCGCCGGCTACTCCGGCGCGGCCCACGCGTTCGACCTGTGGCGGGACATGGGCATCGGCATCGATCCTGCCCTGGCCCTGGCTGCCACCACCCTCGCTCGGGGGGGCAGCCTCAACACGCTGCCGCCGGATGTGCTGAAGCGCGTCGCCGCGCTGGCTGTGGAGGCAGGAGCTCCAGACGCGCGCGCGCTCGCCGAGCGGGTGCTGCAGCGCACCGGGACGGCCAAGGGTGCGGCTCACTGGAAGTCTCCAGTCGGCGTTGACCCGGCCTCGGTCGAGTACGCCCCCCACGTCAAGAAGGCGCGGGCCGAGGCTGAGGCTGCCGCAGAGGCGCTGACCGGCGTGGCGCGGCGGGAGGCCATCCAGGCCAGCGTGGCGGCGGCGTCTGAGGGGGAGACCTTCTTCCCCGAAGCCGCGGTCCGCATGATCGACGCTGCGCTTGACCGCGCCATCGACGAGGCCGGGATCCTGAAGGAGCACGGCAAGCTCGGGAAGGGCGAGATCGCTGCGGACATGGCTCTTGATGGCCTGCGCGCGCTGAAGGCAGCCGTGACCAAGGGCGTGTTCTTCCCCCGCAACGCCATGATCACCATGGATCAGTTCGACGCGGCGCGACAGACGGCCATCGGGTACGGCTACCGCCAGGCGGCGCGGAACGCGGTGCGGCAGTCGCTGCCCTCGCTGGTGGCGCTGGCGCCGGGCGGCGGCATCGCGCTCCGCACCAGTGCGGGGCAGCGGGTGCTGGCTGCGGCGCAGAACGTGGGCGATGCCTCCGCCAAGGGGATTGGATACCTGCTCGGCATCGACAATGGCGAGGTCGTGGTGCTGCGCGCTCCGACCAAGGAGGGGGCGACGAAGCTGCAGGTGGCGGCGTCCGCTGCGCGCGACTTCCTCGGGGTCGAAGACATCATCAACGGCACCGACGCGGTGTTCGCCATCGGCGACAGCGTGGCCCGAGGCTCGGACCTGCAGCAGATCGCGGTGGAGACCGGTGTCATCCAGAAGTTCGCTTCGATGGGAACCGAGCGGACCTTCTCTGGAGGGCGCCGGCTCAAGGGGCTGGAGCTGTCGCCGAGGGAGGCCCACCTGCTGGGTGACGACGTCGCGCGGCAGTGGGATGACTTCGTGGAGGATCTGCATGCGGTCGTCGAGCAGCCCGCAGGCTGGGCCAGCGACAAGGTCAAGGGCTGGGTGGCGGGCACCCAGGGCATCGTGGAGGACATGAGCGTCCGCAGCCGCGTCGGGCTCTGGCTCGGGCTCATCGAGGAGGGGTACGACCCTCGCATCGCGGGGCAGATCGTCAACAAGATCCTCTTCGACTACGCCACCAGCGTGACCGCGGCTGAGAGGAACAACCTCTTCCTCGGGATCCTGTTCCCCTTCTGGGCCTACCAGAAGAACATGAACCGCTTCGCCCTGGACATGGCGGCGCTGCCCGAGACGGCCTATCGCTGGCACGCGCTGCGCACCCTGGAGCAGGACGGCGGGCAGCTGCTGACCGAGGTCATCTACGACATGACCCACGACGCGTACGGCGTCGATGAGAGCAGGCTCGATGAGCGCGACCGCGCTGCCTACGCCGTGCTCCGCTCCCGCCTCGAGCTCGGCTGGGGTCCGATCGCCGAGCTCGCACCCGACACCCGCCAAGCGTTGGAGACGATACTGGGGGGCCACGGGCCGATCGAGGAGTGGCCCCCCGAGCTGCGCTACGCGATTGAGAACGGGTACGGCTCACCCTCGCGGATGCCCAACGACCTGCGCCAGGCGGTCGGGCTGCTGTTCCGCGGCCCCGATGGGAGGCTCACCTCGCGAGACGGTGATCAGCTGATCCTGTCTGGGATGGCTCAGGTCCATGTGCGGAGGCCGCCCGCGATGACGGGCGAGGCGGTCGACGAGTACCCCGTGCGGGGAGGGAGGAAGAGCTTCTACCGGGACCGCCCCGGCGTCGATGTGCTGTCCGCAGTGAAGGCAGACACCAGGGCGTACCTGAGCCAGATGTCGGCGGCGGACCGCTACCTGTTCATGCTGCCGCCGAACGGGGTCGACGACGCGGTGAAGATGATGGCGCTGGTACCGATGGCCCTCGCGCTCATCCCGCTCACCCTCCAGGAGGCGCTCGTCGACGAGGACGGCAGCTTCTCCGACATGAACGTCGAGACGAAGCGGTCGCTGCTGCTCCGCGCCGTGTCTGAGAGCATCTCCCCCTCCCGCGCGCTGGGATGGAGCGACGTCGGCCACATCATCACGGGCTCGGAGGACATCGGGTCCTGGCGCAGTGTCTCGCCTCTGACGGGCATGGTCATGGAGAAGCTGGGGCTGCCCGTCAGCATCTCGATGGAGGAGCGCGACTCCGAGGGGAACCTGAAGAAGGAGCGGAAGTACTCGCTGCCCCCTGGTGCGATGTCGCTCGTCTACCAGGGGATCGGAGGAACCAGCCTCGTGTCCTCGGCCGACGCGCTCTACGCCGCAACAAAGTGGGCGCTCGACGAGCCGAGCGGAACGGCGATGGAGCAGGCCGAAGGCGCAGACGTGGCGTTCTTCATCGCCATCGCGAAGATGCTCGGCGTGTCCGTCGACGAGTACTCCCCGGAGCAGACCGCGGGAAGACTGGCGCGAGACACCAAGCCACCTCCGGCGGGGCGGTAGCTCGCGGCGCACGACGTGCTACGCTGAGCCGTAGCACCTACTTGGAGCCGATCCCATGTTCATCCATGCCACCCAGGGAGTCGTCACGGTGGTCCCCGACGGAGGCCTGGCGTGCACGGGGGGGACCTCCGCCTACCAGGAGTTGGGGAGCACCACCGAGTCCGACACCGCGCCGCTGCACAGCCACAAGCTGCGGGAGATCGAAGTCGTCTTCTCGACGGTGGTCAGCGGCGCCCCCGGCACGGTGCGAGTCGGGCTGTGGCGTGACGCTGCCAAGGACTACTGCTTCCTCGAGCTGCGGCCCGCTGTGAACATCGTGCCCGGCACCACGGACGACACGGTGGGGGTTGCGCGCTTCCGTAGCCTGGACACCTACCACTACTTCGACGCCGACCACAGCGTGAAGGCCAGTGGCTACGCCAACGACCCTGGCCCGAGCAAGTACGCGAAGTCCGGGGGAGACGCGAACCGGACGGCGCTGGTGGTGGAGCTGCTGACCAGCGCGAACGTGACCGTCGAGAAGATCCGCTACATCTACGAAGCGTAGCCCCGCAGCTGCCCGCAGCTACTCACGGTTGCAGCGACGCTCGACGGATGGTAGCTTCGTCGCAGACTGCTCTCCTACCTGGAGCCCCCCATGGGAACCCCCGCTGGCCAGATCGACCCCGCTCGCGCCTCCACCGCCGAGTCCGGGGACACCGCCAACCGCGCTGCCTCGCTCCGCTTCCTCGCCGGCACCGCGCTGGTCAAGAACCGGATCGTGTGCGTCACCGGGCGGGGGGGCGGGGGCAACTACCTCGCCGTCGTGGGCTACGCCGGCAGCGCCGACGTGCTGCAGCCGAACGGCGACCTCTGGATCGTCGACCACGCCGCCGCCGCGGCCAACGACGAGGTCCGCTGCGTTCGGGAGAAGGTCTACGACGACGCCACCCTGACGGCGTCGAGCTACCCCGCGCTGCTCTACCTCACCACCAGCGGGCAGGTCAGCACCACGCCCGGCACCCAGCTCCGCCCCGTCGGGGCGCTGACCGCCGAGGGGAAGGTGTGGCTCGCGCCGAGCCAGTTCCGCGCCCACACGGTCTCCTCCTTCTCCCGCCAGGGAGCGCCGTCGGCCAAGACGACCGCCGCGGTCCTCACCGCTGCGGAGATCCTGACCCGCATCATCACCGTGACCCACGCGGCGGGTGCCGACCAGGCGTACCAGCTCCCGACGGGAACGCTCATGAGCGCCATGGCCTCGTTGGTCGACGGCGACGCCATCGAGTGGTCCCTCATCAACCTGAGCGCCGCCGCCGCCGACACCGCCACGATCACGGCGAACACCGACCACACCATCGTGGGGGTCCCCACGGTGCAGTCGGCCCACGCGTCGACGGGCACGCTCTACGGCAACGCGGTGCGATTCCTCTCCCGCAAGAGCTCCGGGAACACCTGGATCACCTACCGGATCGGGGGCTGACCCCTATGCCGGGCAAGACCAAGGCTGCATCCGCTGCCCCCGCCACGCCGGTGGCGCCTGTCGCGCTGGCCCGCCCCATGCTCGACCCCGAGCGCGACTTCACCTACCACCCCCCCACCTCCGAGACTGGGCCGAAGTTCACCGCGCTCCGTGAGGCGGAGGTACAGGCATCGGACCGGGTGCACAACGGGACCACCAGCGGGGACTTCGAAGCCATCTCCCTCGCGACCATGGCGTTCGCCAAGGTGATCCTGGAGGTCGCCCCCGCCGGCCCGCGCCAGACCCTGGCCTACCGCAAGGTGGAGGCGGCCCGCATGCTGGCCAACGAGGCTGTGGTGCTCTACCTCGAGCGCCGCATCGCGCCCGGGGCCAAGCTCCTCGACAAGGCGCTCACGGCATTGGTCGAGGCTCGCCACTGCGCGTCCGCCGCCGTCGCGCTGGCCTGAGCCACACATGGCCATCGACCTCTCCAGCGTGGCCCGCCCCTCCAGCACGGGGGGCTACGCCACCAAGCGCGGGGCGCTGCACGCCGACGCCAACAAGGTGGTCAAGCTGACCACGCCAGGTTGGGCCAGCTACGCCCTCGTCTACGCGACGCAGAGCGACGACCTCACGCTGGACAGCTGGTCGGTCGACACGTCCACCCTGAGCGAGGGTGACGCGAAGACGACGAACGCCTTCACGTGGCCCTCCACGTCTCCGGCGGGGCTGCCCTTCCAGCTGGGTGGCGCGGTCCTCAACATCGCTGGCACCTCTGGGGGCGGCTATCTCCACGTGATGCTCTTCGAGGAGAAGCCGTAGTGATCGCGCTGTGGCGAGGTCCGGGGCTGGTCTTCGCTGGGGAAGCATCCGGCTCCTCCCCCTCCGTGGCGGTCGCCCCGACCGTGGCCATCGACGCCGTCACGAACAAGAACGGTCTCGACCCGATCGCGCTCTCGGCCGATGTGACCGGCGGAGTTGCCCCCTACTCCTATGCGTGGACCGCCACCGGCCCGGACAGCGCCACCGGTAGCTTCGACGATGCCACCTCCGCCACGCCCACTTTCACGCCCGACGTCAACGGGTACTGGGTGATCGAGCTGACCGTGACGGATGCGAACCTCCTGACGGGCTCCGACACTGAGGACTACCGAGCCGGCTACCCGCCCCCGCCTGTGGAGTTGGTGCCGGCGCCGGTCGTATCCGACCCAGATGCGGCCTACAAGGTGCGGCTCTTTGAGGTCGGCACGAACATGGACAACACCCTCATCGTGGAGTCGTGGTCATGAGCCTCACAACCCAAGAGTGGCGCTATGTCGGCTCTGCGACCGTCGGCGCCGCCACCGTCCACGCCTGCCTGGAGGCGCTCTACAGCCTCGGGACCTCGGCCACCTACTACGACGCGACCTCCCGCACCGAGGGGGCTGGGTCCGCCTGGACATGGACCGGGCGCCGCTTCCAGGACGGCGGAGCCACGGAGTGCCTCTACCCGATCCCACCCACCGATCCGACCGGGCAGTGTGTCCTCTTCGCGGGCTCCGCTACCTCCAAGACGCCGACGATGG